TTGCGTCTTACTGAGTATTTTGGTTTGCAGAATGGTATCTACAAGTTAGCTAACGGTGTGAACACTGCAACTAACTTCCAAGTATCTTCTGCTGATGCGTGGCTCCCTAAAGATGCCCCCGACTTGATGTCTTACAGCTTGCCTGATCGACATCTCGCTGATGCAACGAATAACATTTTGTTCGTTACACCTATTCAGTTTGCTAAATACAAGCAATTATGCTTAAGCACTGTTGCTTCTGATTATGCGTTTAAATATACGCCTAAAACTGCGACTGAAAATGAGTATGTGACTACCCCTACAGGCTTTAAAGTTATGCCTGAACACGCTCTTACTTATGCTCACGCATATACAGAGACAGGACAGTCTGCTGTGACATTCACGCAACGTACGAAAGGTCTCTTCTTGAACCCTGAATATGTTGCTGTTGGTATGTTCATGGGTGGAATGGAAATGACAAACCACTACGACTTCGATAACTGGCAGATGATCATTAACTTCCAAACATACGTTGGCGTTAATCATCACTACACAGATAACGTCGTTATTGGTACTGGCTTGAAATACACCCCCTAGTGTATCTTCTAGCTAAAGCTTAACTGCCCCAAAACACTCCCCTGAAATTGCTAAAATCTCAGGGGTTTTTCTTATATAAAAATCTCAAAACAAAAAAATAACCTATAATTAAGATATAAATATAAACAAAAAGGTTTACGTTATCTATGAGTGATAAATTATCAGCATCTATGCGATTAGAGCTTATTGATCTGATCTCTGCTAAACTTTTGACGATACAAAAGAATACGGCGACATTTAAACGGATTATTGGGAAAGCGTTTAAAGACACAGGTAAAGCTATTTCAAGCAACACTGACCCAAGCGAAAAGAAGGTTACTAAACTGGGTAGAGTCGTCAAGAATACGGGTAGATCGTTTACTGATTATGCACGACAAGCTAGTGAGGGGCTTACTAAAGCTTACAACTCTACACGAGATTATGTAGATAGATCTAAAGCTAAGTTTAATGAAGTCGTTGCTTCTGCAAAGAGAGCTAGAACTGCTGTAAACAATATGGGGGGCGTAAATGAGGCTGTCGCTACTGCTATGGGAGGAGCCTCTCCTGTAATATATGGTTCAGGGTTGACGGGTAGGCAGATAGCAGAAAATAGAAGATTGCAAAGACAAGGCAGACCCGCTAGATACTCACCCCTTACTGTTGATGAATTAGGGAACATAGTCCCTTCTACAAGTCGTGGGGGTGGAGGTAGACATAGAGGCGATAATTGGACTGGGCATAAATCCAAGAACAATACTGCATTTACGCCTTCGTGGACTGGTGCTTTATTAGGCGGATTTATGCTGACTTCTGCTGTAAAAGGATACTCTGAGAGACAACAACTCGCTCTAAAAGTGAGAAAAGCTTTACAAATAAACGCTAAAGATACTGAATACTTAGTTAAATCAGTACAGCAAACGTCTTATGATATTGGCGTAAGTGTAGAAGACGTGTATGGAATGTATATTGACTTAGCTAAAGGGGGCGTTACGGGGGACTTAAAAGATGGTAAAGCTATGGCAAACCGAATCCAAAAAACTGCGAAAGAAGCTGTGTTAGGGGCTAAAGCGTTAGGCTTAGAGTCGGGTCAAGTTTCTGGGTACTTAACTTCTATGGGTAAAGTATATGCAGGGGAAAAAGACAAGAATGGAAAAGTTGTAGGTATAGATGCGGGTCTAAGAAAAGCTCTCGAAGATCTAAAAATCTTGAGTATGTATGATGATATGGCGGGGGGTACTGTTAATACGCAACAAATACTGTCAGGCATGAGACGAGGAGCAGGAACGGGTAGAACTTTAGGTATGAGTTCGTCTGATTATATTGGTATGCAGTCTTATGTTCAACAATTTTCGCCTCAAGCAATGACAGGAACATTAGGCTTGCTTAAACTCGTAGAGACTGCTGCTTCAGGGGGTAAAACAAAGACGCAAATAGGTGCGTTAGCTTCTTTAGGGTATAGTCAAAAGTCTTTAAAACAAGACATGAAAGACGATGCGAGTAGAACAATTATGACGCTTATGTATAGAATTAAAGCGTTGTCTAAAGAAGGAAAAGACGCTGAGCCTATCATCTCTACACTTGCTGATTTAGCAGGGGTACGAGCAAAAGACCTAGTAACAGTCGTAGATAACATTGAAGGTATGGCTGAGTATTTGAAAATAGGTAAAGAAGGGGCGACTAAAAAAGACGGCAAGGGTAAAACTCAGGCACAGCTAAAGTACGAGGCTTCAGTAGCAAACTACCTACAAACTCTTGAACCTGCAATGCAACGAGTAGCTGAAAGTTATAAGATCTTCTCTGACTCGTTCATTAAAGCTGTAGAGCCTGCACTTGTAGTAATCTTAAATGGCTTGTCTTGGTTGATGAAGCACTTAGGGGACTTCTTCCGTAGGTATCCTAAAGTCACTGCAACACTTGCAGGATTGTTTACATTAGCGATAACGCCTATTTTGTGGAGTGTTGCTGAATTATTCTTAGGAAGACTTACTGGGGTGGGGTTTGCTAAAACTGTATTCGGAGAGACTGCGGGAGCAGGAGTTCTGAAGGGCGTGGGGAATAGCATAAAGGGGGCTGTTACGTTCCAATGGGTTCAGCCCGTCCTTACATTCTTCTCAGTAACTTTACCCGCCCTGCTAAAAAGCACTTGGACGTGGATAGTTGGGGCTGTACCCGTCGTATTCAATTCTATAGTTGCTTTCTTAGGCACTACTGCGGGGATAGCTTTAGCTTGGGTTGTTGGAATACTCGTTGTATTGGGGACATTATGGTGGCTATTCTTCACTAAGAGCGGGTCACAAGTTAGGGCGAGTGTTTGGAACGGAGTATCAGGCTTCTTTAAATACTTGGGCGATCAGTGGAATGCTTTTTGGGCGTGGGCAGGTAACACTATGGCTAGTGTAATGGATGGTAGTTTCGTATTTGGCGGAAATAAAGCTGAGCAAGGCTCTAAATCAGAAGTCAAAATTACTGTAGTCGATGAGAACGGAAAAGCTAGGGTGGGTACTCAGACAGTGATTACAAAAGGAACAGGTCACACAGTACTCCCCCAAAAAACAACGACATCGGGTAAACCGAGTAAGTTAATTCCTGCTAATACTCCAAGCTATATGAGAAAATAAGGATAAATATAATGCCTAATCAAAAAGGACACTGCGAAAAATGCTGTATACACTGGACTGCGGGTGGACTCACAGCTAATGATACAGACAAAGAACACTACCACTACATAGCTGAGTGGGATGGTAAAATAGTGACTGGTAAACATCATCCCCAAGACAACGCTAGAACGCTTATCCCTGCAAGCAAAAACTATGCAAGGCATTGCGGAGGTGGGAACAGTTGGGTATTGGGTGTAGCAGTTTGTGGCGGAAATACGGGATATAAAATAGGCGGTAAGCTTTCTGAGTTTACAGAAATATCTTTAGAAGCGATCTGTAAGAAAGTCGCTGAATACTTTAAGTTCAGGAAGTTTAAAAAAGAAGATATGCTTAACCCTATGATTATTTATACTCATGCAGAGTTCGGTCTAAGAAACCCTAAGTCTTCGTCTGCGGGTAAAATAGACATTACAGATCTCCCATACGAAAAAGGTAAATCTAAAACAAAGCCTAATCAAGTAGGGGATAAGATTCGTAAGCTTGTTTATGATTCTTGGGATAAAATACCCTTAACGCCAAAAAGAACGCCGACTTTGCTAGGATAAAAGTTAGGATAAACCCCCCAAAAAACTGACCAAAACAGGAGAGTATCTATCATGGTTACTGAGCAGAGCTACAACACTAAAATCATCTTAGTTCATGGAATATCTGACCAACAAGATGACTGGTATGTTGAACCTTCTAAACTACTCTCAAAATATGGAGAAGTTATCCCGTTTCGTTGGGACTATATACTCAATAAATCTATCGCAAACAGAGTGATGAAAGGGCTAAACACCCTCTCTAAAATAATCATTGCTACTAAAATAGGATTCTTAGCTTCTTTAGTCAATCCTATGTTAGACGCTACGCTTGATAGGGCGGGGGATGTTTTAGGGTATAGCTCAGTATTTAATGAAGCTTACACATTATTCTCTGCTAAATTAGAACAAGTAGCTGTGAGGGACGAAGACGGAAACTTTCCAAAAATAATAGTAGTAGGGCATTCTATGGGGAGCGTTCTCGCTTTTCAAACATTGAAGAAACTCTCTCACGAATTATACGACGATATAAAAAAAGACTCTTCTGATCTGAGAATTACGCTCATCTCTTTAGGGTCTCCCTTGGATAGAGAGCCTGTAAAATCTAAAGTGATTAAGAGATTAGAACAAGACGCTCCAACTACGCTAGATAAGGTACTTTGGGTCAATGTGTGGGGGACTAAAGATCCTGTCGTGAGTTGGACTCCTAGCAAAGGGGATATGAAGACGTTTAAACCCGACCATCAAATAAAAGTAATTGGCATAGGGCATGATTTAGTAAAATACTTGCAAGCCCTTATAGTTCTTGGGGAAGAGTGGCTTAAATAACTCTATTAACTAAGCCTATTAAATGCTATACTGATATTAGATTATATAATCTTTATCAGGAGCTATTAGATCATGGGTTATCTTTCAGAAATAGCAGAATATGGTTATGCTAGAGAGCTTACGGGCATACATAGTGTGTATACAGCAGTAGCAAAAAAGCCTGATAGCTACGATTACCCTTACTTACTCCCTATACAAGACTTAAGAGATCATCTAGGAATAATCCCATTTGAAGAATCAGAGGATGATGTTCTTAATAATCAAGAAACATCACAGCTTACAGCGTATTTACGCTCAGCAAACTCTCACTTATCTACGTTGCTTTGTAGACCTATACTTCCACAAACGTACGAAGTAGAAATCATTACAGCGAGTAGCTCTAAGATACCGTTCATATTATTGCCTTTTCCTAATGTTTTAGCAGTACACTCAGTAAAGACTTCTGATAGAGTAATACAAACATCTGACTATATCCCATTAAGGGAGCTTACAACTGCTACCCCAACTGCGATAATTAGAAATAATGATGTATCTATTTCAGGCACAAAGATAAATTGCCTAGATTCAGACAGAATGACTGTACAGCTATCTGCAGGCTTTACGGAAGACACATTACCTGACGAGCTAAAACAAGCTCTCTTAATGTCTGTAGCGTATTTGTACAGGAATGCAGGGGATGATGATCAGGGCTTAGCACTGAATGCCGTCATTGCTCCGTACCTGAACGACCACTACAGATACCCCGAGTTCTATAACAATTCTTGCTTAGCTTTAGGTAAAGTATACACTTTTCCTGAATTAGACTATATGTATTAAGAGAGAGAGAGATTTATATCATGCCAAGACAATTACCTATAAAAAAATTAAGAATGCTACCCGCAATAGGGGAACGTAGAGATAAACTCTACTTCGTAAGACTCTTATCGAGTAGATTAAATGAAGATCATATATCTGTAGCCCCTACAGAAGAGAAAAAATACCCTGCATTTGGTCTCCTCAATCAAGTGACACGCTCTTATAATTTAGATAAGTATGGCAAGCAAACAATAGATATACAAGTGACCCATGTTGTATATGTAGATAGAATCCCCTCAGACTTAAATTCTACCTGGCAAATAGAAGCATACGGACAAAGATACAAAGTCGTATCTGTCCCTCGTTACTCAGAACGTAGACGGGGTGGGGGGAGAATATATTTAACGCTTCTAGGAGAAGCGGGATTGCCTAGTAGTTCTAATTTCTAAAAGAGACTAATAATTATACGGTCATATAAAACACTCAGGAAATACTATAATGTCATACGTTGTAACGCTAGGAAAATTGTATATAGAGATCGACGCAGAGATACCTACTTCGTATGATACTTCAGGGGACGTGTTTCACACACCTATAGCAAACAGTAAAAGATACTATGAGCCAATAATGCTAGGTCTAAGAGATTTTAATATAACGATCTACGTTAAGGGGGAGAATCTCATACAATATCAAGAAAATCTTAGGGATATACTAGAAGTTCTACAGTCGGGCGTACCTCAATCATTTGTACACCCTTTTCAAGGTCAAACAGTTGTAGCGGTAGATAGAAAAAGCATTAAAGTATCTGAAAGTTTTGAGAATTATTTACTCTCTACTATAGAAGTAACTCTACTTGAGATCACTCCCCCTAAGTCTTACAAAGCCCCAAAAATAAAGATACGCTTAGACAGAATACACGATCAACTTCAAGAAGAGTTCTCAGAACGATTGCAAGTAGAATTATTGCCTATGGTCAAGACAAAGCTCTTGTCTTTGCAAGCTAAATTAAAGCTACTGATTGCCCCTTTACTCGCTAACTTAGCTAAAGTTACTGCGGTTATGCAGACTCAATCTAAGATTTTAGGCATAGTTTCTTCTGCTACGTCAGCAGTATCGGGAGCGGTATTTGGAGTTATTGCTACATTTGGAGGGTTAGTTGGAGGGGTCAGCATACTCAAATACCCGAATAGCGTCATAAGCCAAATACGGGGGCAAGTCTCTTCTACGTTAGGCAAAGTATTTTCTAGTTCCCCTAAGTCTCCCTTCTTGAATGAGAATACTCCCGCATTGATATTAGGCATAGTCACGTCTTCTGCCGATATTTCCCAAAAATCGGAACAAGTATCTGTATTAGGGTTCCCTAATGTAGGGGAAGTAGATGAAGATAACACGGCAGTAGAAAGTCTAGCGGAGCTTGTAGCTAGTATGACTTCAAGACTAGCACAAGACGCATTACTCGTTGAAAATAATGCGTCCCAGTTTCAAGATCTCGCAACTGTAGAAGCGATGGATAGAATGCAGTACTTGACAGAGTATACGTTCGCTTTATCGTTATTGTCTTATTCAGACTATCTGAAAAACTACACCCCAAAATCATTCGACACATTCACAGAGTCTATAAAAGTGTGCAAGAGAGGCTTATTAAGTCTAAGACGGTTTTCGAGAATATCCGATAACACTATAGCGACAGTATCAGAGTTCGTAGATATATCCGTTGCTACTTATTTAGAAGACTTCAAGCAAGCTGACTTATCCTTCTCAGAGCTTAAAGTATCGACGTACAATAAGCCTCTCAGATCAGTAGTTTATCAGAATACTGGGGATTTAGACTCTATTCTATCTATTTATGAGTGGAATGTACGAAACTCAAACAGTAAAGCCTTAAACAAGTGGTTAGACATAGGGGAAACTCCCGACTCACTAACGATCATATAAGAAACTTACAATACTTTAAGAGACCCCATACTATGCCTGTACGAAACAAAAGAACAGATACAAACATCTTTCCTGAGATCAAGCTTACGTCTCAAGGGAATGATATTACTAGGTTTGTAGATAATTTATCTGTTTCTTGGGCAATGGATTCTACGGCTAGGAAGTTTACGGCTAGCTTAACAATAAACGAAGGGGGAGATGCTACAAATCTACCAAGCAATGCAAGAATATCACTGTATTTAACGGGTAAGACTTACTTTAAAGGGTATTTAAGCAAGCTCTCATCTAAGCAAACAGGCAACTCAATTTCTATCACGATAGAAGCTTTATCTGATACTACATTAGCTTTGAACAGTACGATAGGGGAGAATATCGTCATAGCAGGTAAGATGAGCTTGCTACAGGTCTGTAAAAAAGTATTAAAAAAGCTAGAAGTATTCAATGTAGATATTATAGATGTGAGCGATGTTGGGGCTGAGCTTTTAGAAAAAGATCAATTCAACTCTACGCCAGATACGACAGTTTTTGAATATCTCGATAGAATCTGTAGAAGATATGGCGTGTCTATGTATGCTGACGCAGAGAATAATATCTATTTGATACGCGGTAACAAAGCGAATCAATCCCGTATGTACATTGACTTAACAGAAGATGGAAACACGGCTACTGACGTTGATGTATCTATCAATAATGAAGAGAGATTTTATCAGTATACAGTTCACGGGAAGAGGGGAAGTGCTAAGTCTAAGACCCCAGTAACAACCCAATCCGTCTATGCTAAAGCTGTCGCTTATGATGAGGGTATGCCTAAGTACTTGAAGTGCGATATTTGCATAGAAAAAGATAGCGTAAAATACTCTGAATTACTTGAGCGGGCAAAGTGGGAAGCGAGCGTAAGACGTGCTAGATCTATAACCCACTCAGTGTCTTTGTTTGGCTACAGAGATCCAAGAACATTAGACTTCTACGACGTGCATAAGCAAGTCAAGTTTTCGGACAAAGTTGGCTATGTAGATGGGGAGCTTATCATAAAAGATCTATCTCTTAATTATGATGCAGAGGCGGGTACTACAGTGGATCTTACGTTGACGGGGCTAGAAGCGTTCTTACCTGAGCCTTTACCTACAAAGAATAAAAAGGCTAAAAAAGGCAGAAAACGAGGTAAAGGCGGTAAGAGGGGTAGAAAAGTAGACGTAAGAACTGCCCCCTTCTTAGGGGAGAGTCAGTTCTTAGACGAATTAAACTAAGCTTTACTTACTCTGTATTTAGGAAGAGTGTAGTCTTTCATTTCTGCTAAGTTCTTTCCTACTTGCACGTCTACTGGTAGCTCTACGGGCATATCTACGTTAAAGAGTTTTTTAACTGGGGGATTCTCTAGGAGGTTTACGATTATTGGGATGTGATTATCGAGTTCCGTATCTTTAATGATCAGTACCAAACTATCGTGAATCATCCCACATAAATAGATCGAGCATATCATTTCTGCTAGACTATCTATCCAATCCCCAACTGCAATAAGACCGAGCGTTGCTAAGATTGCTCCTACGCCTTGATCAGTCGCATTTACGCCTTGTCTCACAGCTTCAGCTACTTTATAATTCGTAGCAGAGAATGCGTCAGGTAGATTACGCTTTAGACCTAAGACATTTCTTATGTACCCATGCTTTAAGATAAATCTACGGCAGTAATCAAAGTAAGTGAGTAGTTCGGGATATTGTTTATAGTAGGCTTCTTGCTCTGTTTCAGCATCATCTAACGTCATGTCTACACGACCGTAAGTCGTCTTACAAAACTCAAGCAACCCTCTAGGTTGAACTAAGTAAATGTTACCAAAGTTCAAGCCCTTAGCATCCTGTCGTTTCTTATTGTAGAATGCTTTGTAGGGGTCTCCATCGTCTAATTTCTTAAGTTCGTGGAACCAGTCTACTACTCCATCTATGCCTTGCTCTCTAAAGATCTTTTTAGCTATAGGGTCAGTGTTGATTATGTTACCACACGCAGTAACTTCATGTAAGTCTTGCCCTTCAGAATATGCTTTTAACATACCCTTCACATTAGCAATCCATGCCATGATCCGTAACTCCATCTGTGAGAAGTCGCAGTTATGAACGATAATGCTGTTTGCATGAAAGCTTTTGTCGTCTTCGACTGTGATGTCTAAGTACTCTTGCTCTTCTTTCATTAGCGTTATGCTTTTGATCTGTATGTGTCTGTAGTTGAGTAACTGCTTTAAAGCGTATAGTTGGGGGACTGCGTGTATAGCTTCTTTAAGCCTAGTTCTAGTTACTAGAGGCTTATAGCTAGGAATAGGACTCCAAATCTTCGCTACAGGATCACAATAATGGGACGCTAACTGCTTTTTACACATTGATATTTCTTCAGACGGTATGAGGGCAGTAATGCACTCTCTCTCAGCAGTGTCCCATAAAGCTTTATAGGGATTGTTTTTATTGTACTGAGAGGGAATGGGTAGACACTTTAAAATGTCTTGATCACATATCACATAACTAAATTGATCATGTACAGAGGCTTCAGGGGAAACGCCGAAGTATCCTAAATGCCTACACATAGTAGCTACGATGTCTCTATCTTCTCTACTATTGGAGACGTAACAGAATGACGAAGCATGATAAGACCCACACACGTTAAAGAGCTTAGCAACTACGCCACACATCGCTTCTTCGCTAAGTGTGAGAGCATTCTCGGGGATCTCTACGCTATTATACCCACCATCTTTGACAGAATGATACCCAAACCAAAACTCATCACTAGACATCGTTGAAGCATAAGGATCTCTATGCGTGTAGAGTAAATGATCGGTCTTTGACAAGTGCTTTGCTTCTACCCAACATAGTTTTCCTTTTCTTATAGTCAAGAAAGGGTGATTAGTAGAGCATTCTATCGTGTTCCCATCGTCTAACTCTATTGTATATCCTATCTTATTCGACGACATACGCTTCGTCACAGGCTTAAACCTGTTCAAGTGCGTTAATACGTTGTCCCCAACTTCTAGCGTCTCCACACGACGCAGACCTCTGTCTGTCGTAACTAATGTTCCCTTCTTAACACACTCGACGTAAGAATAGCCTTCAGGAGCTACAAAAGCCCGCCTTAATGTCTTTGCTTGCTTACCTCGCTTAGGAAGATTCTGACCATTAGGATTACTAGAAGATAATCTCCCCGTAACAGTCGTATGTAAGTGATAAGAAGGGTTAATACGCCCTTTTACAATATGCTGAAACAGACCCTTTGCAGGCTTCAGATTAGTCTTAGGACTACCTACATAAGTCGTAGATAGCTTATTCAAAACAGAGTATTCGAGTAGCTTATCTATGATCGGGTGCTGATCTTTGATCTTATTTAAGTGCTTAGAGTTTGTAGAGGGTACAGGTTTTTTGCTGTTTTTAGTAGCGTCTGTAAACTCTAAAGGGGACAAGTTAAACCCTTCTTTAGAGAAGAGCATAGCGGTCTTAAACGGTATGCTCGCTAAGTTTGGGGCTTTCCCCCCTGACGTAGTAATGTAGTGAGAGATAAAATACTCACTACACATCCCTAAAATCTCATTACTAAGATCTTTTACTTCTTTAGATAAGATAATGCTTACCCGTCTAAGCTCTTCTTCATCTATAGTTAGTCCGTTCGTCTCTAAGTGATTGCTGATTACAGACATTGCAGGGATAGCTACTTTTTTGTACCACCCATATTGCCCCGAGTCCTGTTTAACTCTCTCATGTACGACATTAAACAGTTTAAACGTAGCGTTCGTATCGTTCCCTGCATAAACTCTTAGAGTCTCTAAGTCGCATTCGATCATCTTAGACTTGTCTAGGGTTTTTTCGATTTCATCATTGAACCCTGCAAACTTAGGGACAAAAGTAGCGACGCAAGTATTTAAAGACTTGTCTAGCATATTCTCATCTAAAGCTCTACATAAGAGCATCGTATCGTGTAGCACCCCTTTCACGGGAAAGTCTACTTTTTGGAGCATACGAGTATCAAACTTCAAGTTATGCCCTATTTTAGAAACTTTAGGATTAGAAAGTAATTCTCTAAGATGCCTAGATAATTTGTCTTGATCTCTAGGCAGTTCTTTCATCCTCCATCCGTCTTGAATAGGGACTAATAGAGAGTGATCTTCTTTGTAGGTAATTTGGCATAAGAAGGGGAAAACGTCAGGGAGTCTTACGTCTAACCCAGTAGTCTCAGTATCTATCACAATGCGTTTAGGGGACAAGTCGAGTAGCTCTGATAAGTCTGTACAATAAGAGTAATCTACTACTCCATCGAGCTTGTCCGATTCTGAAAATCCGTTGTTTATGTATTTAGAGATTCTATCTATATCTGCATTAAATACGCCAACATTCGATAATGAGTGAAATATCATGCTTGGGGAGTAAGTAGGGAACATCACGAAGTGCTTACCCATAACGCTGATCTCTCTAAACTTGCCCCGCGTCTTTGTAATCTTATCATTACTCATTGCGGTAAGTTTTAATGCTAGAGACCCCATAGTGATGATTAGTTTAGGGTTAAGGCGTTTAATAATAGAGTGTAATTCTTCCTGCTGAGTCTTACCATAATTTAATTTTTGAGTCTCAGACCCTTGCTGATCTTTAGGGATTAAGCCACAGCAATTAACCATCACAATATCTGAAAAACTATTACCCGACGCTTTAAATGATTGGGCGAGTAGGTTTATAGACTCGGGGTGTAGGGGCATTTTAAGTCTGTTTACTTCTTCGTTAAGGGGATCTAAAACGATCAAGACTATATTAGACTTGTCTAATGGCTCTCCTTCTTTGACAGACTGTAAATAAAAATTACCCGACTTTCTTATATTGTTTGACATAATTCTACCTTCCTATTTATGCTTCTGCTATCCACTGTGTTTGTGTTAATCTTTGAGCCATAGACGCTCTTGTTACTCGACTATTAACGCCCCGCTCTTGGCTTTCGCTATGCTCTTCAACTTCAGGGGTATACTCTTCTATGATACTTAAGTTTGCTGTAGCTTCAGGAAGATAGTGAGCTAAGAACGACGCTGTTCTACACGTTCTACTTGTCATAATTGTGATGATCCGTTTAGTATCGTCTGAAGGCGTAACTATACCAAACACAACAGACGCACTTTTCGCCCATTCATCTGTACCTGCAATAGTCGATAAGTCAGGAAGAATAGAAGCCCTAGATGCTTTCCTCGTAAACTCAGCACTTCTGTTTAAGTGAGTCGTTACAATGATAGGGATACCCCACTTAGCAGTCATGTCTTTTAATTTGTAAACAGTGTCTACGAGTTGATCCATAGGCTTATAGAATCTGCTTGTGTTCTCTTTTGCGGGGATTAAGTGTGCTGAGTCGATGTATACTGCATCAGGAGCATATTCTTCTATAATAGATTCTATTGTCTCTAATGTTACACCTCGTGTCACAGGCTTAATCCAAAACTCAGCAGGCATAGAGCCATCTGTTGATTCTAAGATGCCCGCTCTCCGCATTTCGTCGTATCCAACAGACGTAACTTCCCCCCTAAGTAAAGATCTTGAAGAGATTGGAGTTGCGTAACTCAATACTTTAGAGCCTAGCTCTTCTACTGACATCTCACCCGACAAGGCTAATACACGCTTTCCTGAACGCCATGCGTGCCACGCCATATTAAGTAAATAAGTAGTTTTACCTATCTTCTGTCTACCCGCAATCACATATAAGTTTTGAGGTCTATATCCCCCTATAAGTAGATCGTCTAGTTCTGCATACCCAGTAGTAATAATATGACTGCCACACGATAGCCCAACATTCGCAGAAGAAATAATAACTTGATCAATAACTTCACCTAGAGTTCTTAGACTCAAATGCTCAGGCTCGCTACCGCATTGTAAAATATCTCGTATTTCTGATATTTTACTACCTAGAGGAGAAAACTCTTCTTTAATTAAATGATCTTGCATCTCTGAGAAGATTTTAGATAAATTATTAAGCCTATAGATTTCGATCGTCTTTTCTAAGTAATGCTCTATAGATCCAGTCAATGTATCTTTAGTGAAGCCGATACTATGATCTCTAAGCTCTTCTAAGTTAGGTAAACGTCTCTCACGCTCTGCGAATAAGTTTACGACATTGTAGAATGCTGTAGAGCTTTGTGTGAGCGTCAAGAGACGCTTATCAATACGTCTATATGCGGGATAGTCGTTTTCTATACAGAGCTTTGCTAATAATTTTATAGGGAAAAGCTCTCTAAATACTTCATTAGATAAAGACGTATCTTCTGCAAATGCTTCTAAAGGATCGTCTATATCTTCATCTCCATCTAATTCTATCGTCGTAGAATCGTGAAAGTCTTGGGGGTCGTCGAGTGCTTCTGACAACATATCATCTAGGATAGAGGGGGACGAGCCTTCTGAATTATCTTGAATCATATTTAACTCCTAAACTGTGTGTAATGTAGATATTGAAATTGGTTAGGCAATAACTCTATTCTGCTACAGTGCTTGATAAAAAATGAACGTTGGGTAAGCTGTGTGTACGTTTTAAGCTAGTTATAGCGTCAGGCGTACACCCTAAGACTAAATAAAGTGGGTGTAAGTGATCAGAAGAAGCTAGCCGAGTTATTAGCTTTTTTAAAGGATCTGAGTTTGCACTCTCTAAGTCATAAAGGGTTGGGAAGAAAAAACAAACACTGCTAGAATCCCTAAGCTTTGTTGTTGCTAACATATCAGCAACGTCTAAAACTCTGTACCCACAATCAAGAATATCTCGATGTATACCCATAAGCGTTATGCACCCCAATTTTCCAGTACATACAGACCTAAGTAAAGAGATTACATTAGAGTATGAGCTTGACTCAGGAAGTTCTAGTACATATATTTGGCAATAAATGGGCTGAGAGGTATCAGTCTCGCTACGCTGTAAGCTCTCTATTGCATCAGTTATGATGTCTTTAGCAAGCTTCTTTTCTTCTATCGTCGTAGAATCTGAGATCCAATCTTCCGTAGCGACATAAGAATATGGGGAAAATAAGAGCATATTTGAAGTCAGAGTAGGCAAATTAGGCAAAGACATTAGATACTTTAGCTCCTACTAATGAACCGCTCAATAGTTTTAAGTTTACGTTATGTATAGATAGAGCATCGCTAATATCAAATCTTTGGGGATTCTTTGCTTCTTTATTCTTAGGCAAGTTGTGAGGGGAGTTAAGTAACTCTTTTAGAGATATAACTGTATCTGTCTTGATGAACCCTTTAGACTTAGAATACTTTACATGACTAAAAAGAACATTAGTACGATCCTCTATGTAGGTAAGTACAGCATCAAATACTTGTAGTTTTGTAGAATTACCTGCACCTGCTGACAATTGCTTAGCTAGGAATACAGGAGATTCAATGATAGAGATTTTATCCCCATACGCAGATTTTAAAACTTGTTTCAAAGAGTACAATAAAGACCCTCTCCCTTGAAGCAAGTGCTTATTGTTTCCACCTTTTAACGCCGTGTGTACTAATCCTTCTACAAGAATATGTAAAGAGGCTTCTCCATCGTAGTGCTTCCCAATACACGCATTCACGATATGTTCTAATAGAGCCGTAGTCTTGTCCTCCCATGTAGCACAATCAGCTAATTCAGCTAATCCTACAATACCCGAAACACCCTCAGCGTCCAATACTGGGATACCATTTATACATCTTTGAACTATAAATGCAGATCTATTCAGTGCTAAGTCTACGGAGACTACAATAGCGTCTTCTCTTTTGGGAAGTTGTGAGTCACCCATGATTTTGCTCCTTTTATTATATTTCCCATGATTAGGGAGTTTTCTTTTTCTCGGGCATTGTTAAAGCATTCACTATCTTCTAAATGTTCAATAGCTTTCATTAGAATAGAGAATGCGTACTCGTCTATATCGTCTTGTGTGTGCATTATATAGACATACTCTCTAGCGATACACTCTACAGGTACGCCAAACGTCTTACCATCTAATTTTATATATCCCCAAATACTGCCGTCAGGCTGATCTTCTATTAGATGCTCGGGTATAAGTTTATCTAAAGGGATCTTATTGTTACAAAAATCTACACAAGTGAATGTTAAGAATTGGGGATAGTCAGAGAGCTTCTCTACCCGTTTATTCATCCACATAGAGTTTCTAAATATAGCGGGGGTATCAGGCTTACATCTAAAGACCCTATCTCCGCCTTCGTCTTCATCGTAAGACATCTCAAATAGAGATCTCGATAATGAGCTATACAGATTAGATATAGACACATACCCAACTCTCTCAGCATCAGAAATAGATGAAGCACTCTCTTCTAAAATACTCTTGAACTCTTCCCTATAATTGAAGTATTCAGATTCAAATAATTTGAATCTCGACTCAGACATACAAGCATCCCTCTCAAAATAACTGCTATATATCAAGTATAGACGACTATATTTATTTTGTCAAGCTATTTATAGACAAGCTACATAGCAGACTTGATAGAGCTTTCGATGCTTTTACTCTCTTCTACTCGCATCTCCATAATACTAAAACAGTATTTTATCGCTTTGTATATCGGGCATTTAAGTAGGAACTCAAAAGTCACTGCCCCTTTACTCATATAGGCAGACTTTAAATACAGAATCTCTAGGGAGACTAATTTAGAGGGGGTCTTAGAGTTGCTTTCTGAATTATCAGAACTCAAGGGAACCCCCTCAAAGGCTAGCTTCCCTACCTCGTAAAAAAATGTAAGTAGTAAGCACAAATCCCGATAAGGTCTTGAAGGGAAATTAAATTGCCTAAGACTTCAGGCGTAGGTGTCTTGAGATCGCTATCTGAGAAAAATACTTTAGCAGTCGAGTTTTTAGTGAGTAGAGTTTTAAAGTATGCGATCAAGTCATGTAAAGCTTTTTCATCAGTATGAGGAACGATTAGACTATAAAATCCGTCTAAAATCTCTTCGTGAGAGGCTTCTTCTTTTTTCTTATCTTCTTCTGCATCAATAGGCTCTAAAGAAATAAGATCAGTTTGCTTCGCTTTCGCTCTCTCAAGCCCTTTGTTTATCTCCTCTTGAGAGATTCCGCCAATAGCTCTAAGCTCTTCTATTATCTTATCCATACCCTTCATGTTTTCTACAGTCTCAGCATTCATCGTTTTGAGCATATCCATCTGATTAACTCTCTGAGCTTTACTGACAGCATCAGACATAATCTTTTGGCATTTCATAAACGTGCCGACTTGGTTATATTCGGGAGACTTAAAATAGATGACGTGGAGTTCTGTTTCCGTCTCATTTTCGACATTGACTCGTACAGGTTTAGTAAGTGCGTATGAGAAGTTAGACATAATAATAGTAGCAACCTTTCAGTATTTAGTAGATGAGTAATTCGAGCTTAAATATATTATACTATAAGATAGAGATGTATTCACCCCCATCAAAGGATTTAAAATATGAAAATAGTACCCGAAAAATCAGATGTATCCACTGACCCCAATATCCGATTCTTATACGACAATGAGTATAATACTGTCTACAATGAGCTAAAGAACTTAATACTTGCAAGCAATACGGGTATTGTGGCTATTGACGACGTAATGAATGGTACGCAAGTCAGGGACGCTATTTTAGCGTTGATTGCTTATAGTATTTCAAACTTTTCTACGCTTTACGGGGTCGGGTCTTCTAATATGACAGCATACGGAGACTTAAATGCTATTAAGCCTACAGGTATATACTCTGTTGCGTCGTCTACTTCCAATGCCCCTGTAGCTACTGCGGGGAACGTCATCAATGCTCGATTATCTTCTACGACAGGGGTTCAAGTTTATACGACATACTCTACGAGTTCTAGTACTCAAGGGGAGACGTATTTTAGATCCGTGACAGGGAACTCTTCAGGAATAATAACGAGTTCGGGATCTTGGCGTAAAATACAATTCTCAGAAGACGTATTAGCTACATTAAGGACTTTTGGATTAGGAGCAACTACGCTCTCGTCGTCTATAGCTGATTGCGATACGATTACAAGCTCAAGACTTTTTAAAGCAAACAACAGCACTACAAACACACCAGTTTCAGGAAACTTCTATGCAGGGGTTCAATTTAATGGGACTTCTTCTGACGAATGGACTCAACTAGCGATAGATCTAGTTAACCAAGAAGAAATCTACGTCCGTAGAAAAAGTGCGGGGACTATAGGTGCTTGGGTAAAAATGGCAACTCAGAATTGGGTCAATGCAAACTCTCGCTACCCTAGAGGATATTTAGATTGCCCTGTGCCTTCTTTTAGTCCCTCAACCCCTAAAATAGTTACGTTTAGTGGGGCTATTACGGGTAGAAGTAGAGACAATACGACTAACATAGAGTTGAGTAACGCTACTAGACTATTAGATCTATCTACTAGCGGAGCTAATGGATTAGCAGACGGACTGACTGTAGCTCCTAATTCTTGGTATTATCTTTACGCATACTCGGGCGGTTTAATAGCGTCAACAGGAACAAATCAAAATACTATCACTATAGGCGGAATATCTCAGAAGGTCGTTCAATTACCTTTAGCTCTGAGAACAAATGCGTCGTCTGATATTATCAACTTCACAGTGAGCGAGTGGAATAGTCGATCTGCTAAGATTAAATACCATAAAGCTTGGAAACGTGCTTTTCAAGGTGGGTTTGAGCCTTCATGGAACCAAACTATACAAACAGGTCAGACAGATAATAGAGTAGGGACTAACGTCAACGTATTCGATTCAGTAATAACGAACTTTACGACGTTTGATTTGTCTAGCCTTGTCCCCGTAGGGGCTACAGAAGCAGACATCTATGTGTATAGACGTTCAGGATCTACCGCAGGTGATTTTTGGCTCGCATTCAGAGGGGTAACGTCCCAAACAGGTATAGACTTTCAAAAATACACTAGAGCAGATATAGGGGTAGCTGTAGAGGATATAATGACTCTCCCTATCGACTCTAATAGGGAGTTTCAGATGTCTACAACTTCAAGTAACTTATTCGTAGATGTCTCAGTAACAGGGTATCAGATTCAAGTCTAATGTATAGGAGAAATTATTATGACGAGTATTTCAGCACAATGTGCAGTAGATTACAAAGTAACTCAGCAGATCACGCTAACTAACGAAGCAGGGTTTTTAGCTATCCCCGTACCTACAGATAGAAATAAAGACAAATACGTTCAAGTTATCGGGTTCTCCTTAGTGCCTAGTGCTTCAGGGACTCTTTCGTTTATATCGGGTAATTCAGGAAATACAGATAACGACATAGTACTTTGGGCTACATCTGTTACTTCAGGAGTTAGACTTGATTTTATCGGAGATTTTGTTTTCTGTGAAAGAAATAGAGGATTAAAGATCTCAGCTAACGGATCTTTAGGGAACTTAACCCTAATCACCAAATACGTTTAATTACCCGTACATATCTTCTAAGTCTTCGAGGTCAATATCGGCTAAGTTTAAAGGCTTTGTGATATTGAGTCGAGTTTTACCGCTCGCCACTCCCCCCATATTCTTCTATATGTAGAGTTTGTAGGAGGTTTTGGCACTTTCCCATCTTTGAAAATAGACGCTACTTTACTCTTTTTTTTCCATACCCACCATCGTACACTCCAAGTATATTGACGTAAGGGATATGTACGGATGTCCCTGAAAAGTCTTCAAGAACGCATATAGTAGGGTTGAGCTGTTTAATTACCCCTTTATACTCTTGAGTAGTTGGATTTAGTTGGGTGTATAGTGGAGTAGTAGTTCTATTTCTATGCCCAGTCGCATGAATAATTGTGCAAGACTTAGCTCTATATAAAGACTCTAACTGAGATCTATAGAAGTTAGGAGAGTCTTCATGTTCTGATCTAATCGCATTTGTTCTGAGTGAATGCTCTATGATGCTATGGACTTCGACAGGGTAAGTAGAAGTATACGTTGTATATCTCTTTTGCTTATAGGGAGGTATTCTAAGGAAATCTTCCCAAGCACAGAATCCTGACATAGAGTAGGGGAGAGTAATTCTGTAGATTCCTTTTCTCACTAAGTGAGGTATAGTCTCTTCCAAGAACCAGTCACAGCTCCCTACTGCTAATCCCCAATGATCAGAAGTTCGGATAACTCCCCCCTCGACATGGTAGTATTCAGAACCACAAGAGCTTAAATGATCGGGTATTGATAGAGGAGTCTCGACTTCTCTAAACATTGCAAAAGTATTAGAATAAAAATTGTACTCATTTACGACATTGCTGTCTTTTTTCTTCATCTATAAAGTCCCTTAGTTTTCTCATCATCTACTAAACAATCATACTACGATATGTCGAATAAGTCAAGTATACGACGATATAAAGAAATAAATAGTTGACAAGCGTATACGATTCTGTTAGTATGAATGCATAGTGATGGGTTCGGGTTTACTTAGGTAAATTGTCTGACCCATTTTTTAATACTACTTCAGCTACATAGTCAGCTTTACAATCAGCCTATCGTGGTATAATCAAGCTTACGGAGGTCTGATTATGTATGATGCCATACTTCAAGCAATGAATTATATAGGGTACACATTCCCTATCGCTTCTGCATATTGTAATGGGGCGATACTAGACGTTACCCAAGTTCAAAACTACGGATTCTACTCTAATCCCCCTAAAGGTTGCCACGCATTTGTAATAACAGGGAGCGGAGAAGAAGGGTCAGATAACCCTTTAGCTTTCATAGATGACGTAAACAATCGCCCTAAATGGCTCCCTTCAGGCGATGTAGCAGTATACAACCCCGTATCTAAGTCTTATGTATGGATAAAGTCAACAGGGGAGATAGTCATAGATTCTAAAGGTCTACTTAAAGTAGATGTGTTAGGTACAGCTAGTGTTACTTGTAGCGGAGCGGTTACACTGACTGCCCCTAGTGTTTCAATAAATAGCGGTGCAGTCACTATAGGAGGAAGTGCAGGGGCAGGGTCTCCTATAGCTCGTGTAGGTGATACTGTAGTCGTAGGGGGAGTCTCAGGGACAATAACTAGCGGGGGTGTGAGTAAAGCCGTATGATTTATAGATATGTTGGCGTAAAACACAATACTAATTTAGAAGTCCTTGATGTTGATTTAGGTCTATTTGTTGGATCTAAGCAAAGTGAAAAAGTGCAAAATAGAGCTTTCCACAACTTCATAAATGCCTTATACATCGAAGGCGAATTGGGGGATACTTCAAACAATCAGTATTCAGGATACTTTGGTAACGCAATACCGACTTATGTATTCCCATCCCCAAGCATAGGGAGTAAGTTCCCCGCCCTCACTAGGGGCAGAATACGATCTAATGATCAAATTGAGAGAGCTAAATTAGAGATATACGCTAAAGCTCAAGAATACTCAGAGTACTTTTCTGTTATAAGTATTTCAGTAGATGTAGATAAGAGTTCAGGAGTTGCTTCGTATGCAGTGGCAGTACGCACAGTAAGCGGAGTAGACGTTACACTAAGAGTATAGAGAAACTACGCAATAAGAATACAGGTGGAAATATGGTAAGTACAACCCAAAAAATGAATGTCGCTTTAGATAGTATCTTCCCTAGCAGTGAAGCTTCTATTGCTGAGAAAATGATCTCTGATTTTAGAGCATCTTTCATTGACGTAAATAAAGAAGAATACTCGTTTATATCCCCTAGTGATATTACTTATATAGAAATACTTGCATTCTCAAGCCGTCTGTATGACTGGTACTTTGCAATGAGATTCTTGATTGTAAACTTACTACTCCCTACAGTAAGCTCTTCATATATAGAGCCGTGGGCAGTTATAAAGGGAGTGACTAGAAAAGAAAACACCCCCGCTATTGGGTGGATTTCCCTACTTGCAGAGTCGGGGGGTTTAGTTATTCCTTCGGGGTCTGAGTTTACATCTTTAGATAATGCAGTCTATACGTCTTTAGACATAGCTACAAGCTCGTCAGTATCATACTCAGCATCTACTATAAGTATTATCGGGAACTCTGTAATTCTAGGGCTTACGCTTACAGGGGGGGCTACAGATCATGGATTCTATTCAGGGCTAGCAGTCACTATAGCAGGTAGTGTAAACCCTTCATATAACGGCGTAAAGACTATTACTGTAATAGATGCTCAAACGATCAAGTTTGATGTACCTATTGCGGGACTCACTGAGCCTGTACCTTCTGCAATTTCTGTATCTACAATCTTAGCTAAAGTAAAAGTACAATCAGAGGAGTATACAGAAGATAGGAATAAATCTTCAGGGGCAGTATTGATCCTCTCAAACAATATAACAGGCATAGAAGAGAGTGGTAGAGTTTGGTACTCGGGCATCATTGGGGGAGGATCTACAGAGACAGATGCAGAGTTTAGGGATAAAGTAGTCTCTAAGTTTAGCTCTGTGTATACTAGATTTAATAAAAATGATGTCAAAGACTTGATCTTAGATGAGTATTCTTCTTTGTATCCAGTAATCACAGTTAGACAAGGATACCCTGACCCCGCATTCGCTACTATCTATGTCTCTAAAAACGGGAACACATCAGCTCAGCGTACTGTCGCAGGGGGTGATCTATCTACGATAGAAACATTTATAAATGCTTTAGCCCCTATAGGTACAGCCCCTAACGGAATAGAGGTTATAAATCATACATACACAACTATAAACGTATCGGTTACTGGGTTTTTACCAAACAATGCAAGCTTGATAAGTGCTGTAGCGTCTAACATACAGTCTTATTTTTCGTCGTTATCTGTAGGAGAAAGTGTAGATACAGACACGCTAAGAGGAGTCATAACGACATCTACTAATTTAGAAGGGTTGTCTCCTACAGCTTACACACTGTCTACCCCCTCAAGCCTTACGTCAATCTCTACTTATGCGATTGGATGTTTGGGTACATTGTCTGTTACAGCATAATGAATTACTATAGGTTATACAATGGGAATCACAAATAAAACGCCTGAGCAAAAACTACACGCCTACTTCCCTGAAGGGGGTATTTATGATTCTCTATACTCAGGAGAGGGCGTTCGTTCTGACTACGCAACATACTTAAAAACGTATGTTGAACAATTTTCTACAATAGAAGATATTTTTGAAGATTTACTCAAGAACTTACTCCCATTTAGAACAGCTAACCAAAACTATGTTGGAGTTTGGGAGAGTATAATCGGACTAGATACACGCTCAAGGAAGTTTCCAAAACACCTATCACTAACTCCTAACAGTGTTGTCACTCGATGGAATTGGGTTAGATATGCAGTATTCGAGTTTAACAACATACGCACGATTGCAGACATAAATACCGCCCTTACAGCTCTAGCCCTTCCCGTCACCGCCTATATGTACAATGACGCATCATCAGGGCTTAAATCAGCTTTTGATACCCTACACCCTGACGTTTCAGACAATTATGAAGCTTGTGTTATTTTCGATATTGGGTACTATACGAGCGGTACAGTTATAGATTTTCCTTACGACTTCCCCGCAGATCTGAGAAAAAATATAGAGTACTTAGACGTAGTAGACTTCCTAGAACACTTAGTCCCAGTAACTTGTAGAGTCGGGTGTGTTTATGTTTAAGAGTATTTACTAAAAATCCCTAAACGTATTTTTGAGAGCGTCTTGTATAGACTTCCTAGCTTGTTTAGCTTCTTTAGAGTTATCTATAGGAGGCTCATAGTCTCGGCTATACTCAGTAGAAGCCCCTTTTATGTTTGTGATATGTATAGGAATATCAGATTCTTCAGGCATAGATCGCTTGTTAAATCTCTCTACAGGATCTAAAGTTTCTAAATCAAGCTCTTCAAACTCAATCTCTGTTAAGTCGGGGAGTGCGTGATCGACTAACAGTATCTTATACACATCTAAAAGAAAAGATGGGAGCGTGTACAACGTTAAGATAAGAAACTCACGGAAGAGTATACGATGTTTAACCCAATCTATATTCATTATTGTTTATTCCCTATCTCTATAGAGCATCTAAATAGTAGTAGATTCAGACGGGGCGTTTACAGAAGGGGATTTAAGTTCTTCTCTAGTCGTCAAAGACTTACAAACAGTCTCTAATAGCTCAATCTGTGCGGGATTATCTAAAACGTCTGATACAGAGTCTAGTATTGTATTCACGAATAGATCAAAATCTGTAGCGTTTTTAGCTTCGTGGGCTAGGTTAGAAAATCTAATGAATTGGTGTTTTAAAGTGTCGATGTACACGTCTGATTCTTCCGTTTCTCTTACTCTGTTCTCAATAGATGTCATAGGGGATCTCTCCGTAAAATACTACTAATATGGGGATACCCCCTAATGACTATCTTACCATTTTATTGACTATCTATACTGCTTAAGCTTTGTTTGGTGCGTTTGTGTACAGAGTAGAAACCTCAGATACATCCGCATTCGCTACATCTGCCCCAACAGTACGATAGACTCTCGTCAAAGAAGCGACTTGCTCAGGCTCTACTACATGACAGCTTCGAGTACGAGCATCTAATTTTCCCCAACGATCAATAGATATAATGACATAGACTTTTGTAGGGTCTGACTCCCAAGCTAATTGAGCATCCTCGATATGGTTTTCTAAAGCCGTACGCTCTAAACTACCTTGCTCACCGAATAAGTTATTCCACACACGAGAATACCACGGCGGGGACTTGGGGAACTCCGAGCGGGTATTAGCTTGAGATTCGATACTGTTATTGCTTACCATTTACTCTACTCCTTATTTTCGTCGAATACTAAATCATCAGCACATAACGCCTCGACGGTAGCGTCAAATGTGAGTTTATACACACCAAAGTTTTCAGGGTAGTAAATTATTTTTACCCGAACTAATCGTCTATCTGTATGCTCTATAGCGTCTAATATCGTACTTAAAGACTCTTTGCTAGTCCCGAATTGTTGAACAGGGGTAGACGTAGTAGTTTTTATATCGTCGTATAAAACTAGCCAATTAACGATAGACTCCATATCTTTCATCATTTTTTTGATATAAGCATTGAGCCTACGAGATATTAGTAATCGTCTATGATTATCTATAACTTCAGGATCAACTTTATCTTTACTGAATAAAGACATTAAGACCACTCCCCTTTCCCGTTTGTTAAAGCTAAGTAGCCGTAGTTCTTCTGAGTCCAAACATGATCAGCATATTTAGCCCCTGTCTTATGATACCCGTTGTAGAGCATTGTAGATAGTTTCTGAGTGTTCTTTATACCGTAAGTGTACTTGTTATTCTTCAATAGCCACTTAGCAGTCTCATATTTTTCACCGAGTAATATAATAGCTACATCTAAGTTATGCTCTACATCCCAAACAAGCCTATACGCTTCTGCTCTGCTTTTTCCGTGATGATTGATTTGACAAAGACCTAGATCACCACTGAACCCTACGATGTTAGGTTGCCAAGTAGCATTCTCTTGTACAGTGATCATAGAAGCGAGCTGAGCTAAGCTAATCTTACGCCCTAAGTCTTGTTGTATCTTCATTTTTTTATAAGCAAAAACAGATAAGTCGTAAGCTCGTTTTTTCCCTTTTACTTCTCCGTGTATAGGTGTCAAGCTTTTAGTAAGTCTATACTCAAACTCTCTGAACCCTACACTTTTTCTATAAAATGATGCTGTAGAGTTAGAAGAAGCGACTGTCACACTGCTTTTAGATTTCTTAAGGGCTGTGACAGACTTAGCTACAGGCTTAGAAGAGACTAATTGTTTAGGGATAGGGGCTAGTTTAGTCGTTACTCGTGAGGGAGCGGGTCTACTACTTGCCCCGTTACTGACTCTGACGACTTTTGTAGGTTGTTTGGGGGTTGGGGGAGTGATACCCCCGACAACTCGTCCTTCGCTACTTCGCCACTCGACTTTCCCACGCTTTTACTGTCGCCCCCTGATCTAGTCACTGTGAAAATATCAGAACAAGAAGATACCCCTGCATTTACAGCAACATTATCGCCTGACTTAATATCTTCGTAGTTTTTTTGATAAAATGCAAAGCAATCATTAGCGTGTTCTTCATGCTTGATGTACTCTTCAGATTTTGGGACAGGTGCAGGCTTGGGATTTAGTGGATTTAGTTGTGGGTAAGTAGTCAGAGCATAAGTAAGTCCGCCTCCCCCAATAATTACTACAGTGAGTAAAAACGTCTTAAGGATTACAGGAAACGTGTGGGCTTTAAAGCTTACTCTGTTTACGGTTGTTTGAGTATTTTGATTCGGATGATCATAGTATTCATTAGCGGGATACTGTTGATCACCCCGATGTCTTTGAGGGATTTGTGTTGGGTGTGGTTGTCTATTAGGTTCTTCAAAAAATCCCATACTGTTTCTTGCTTGCATACTTGCATTCTCCTTGTTTTAGTGATTTACAAATAATTTAAAAAGGATTAAAGTGCGTAGCACTTCTCTAAGAACGTGATTCGCTCTGTCAATGAGTTTCTAGCACTTAAAAAGTCTTCGTAAGCTTTACGCTCTACGCTAGTCTCAGGGGGATACTCAGAATCGTCTAGCCACGTCTCTTGTAGCTCTTGTAGCGTTTTATTCATTGCATCCAAGCTAATGAACGTGTTAGATAATTTATCTATCAAGTTTATGTTTCTAGCTTTAGATCTAATAGACCTCCACATAGAGCATTCATAATACGCTTTTTCTATCGTCGTATAATGTTCTATGTACGACTCTAATAATAGATTAAGTACAGCAACGCCAATATCTTGGGGCATAAGCTTAAACTCCTTTTTTTTCGTATATATCAGATTCTAAATTGTGTAAAAGTTTTGGAACACTCCCTAAAACCTTCTGCGTAGTAGCTTTTAGGTTAGTTTTAGCTACAGAGGGTAAAGTTCTCTTAGATCTGTTTGTAGCTAATGTTGGAGTAAGGGACAAGTAAACACTCTCAAGTACGGCTGAAATAGAGTAACTCATAAAGTCTCGCTTTCTTTTGTTTTGTGTGCTTCTTTGTTATTATAGATTACTATGTTCTAATTGTCAAGCATTTTTAAGTATCTGTATCAAATAGTCTAGTAACTACTCAATATCAATGCCCATCTCAATGTTTCCATACTGCTGTTGCGTATCTTTGCTCAAGAACTCAAACTCTGCACGTCTGAATACTGTAGAGACACCCTCCATAGAGTGCAACGCAACATCATTATCTGCTGTAGCTTCCCCATATATTCTATGAGACATCGAGAACGTATAGACGTGAGCATAAAAAGCCCTGTTTGCCGTCAGGGTACTGTGGGATTCAAGACTACATCCTGCAATAGTTTGTATCCCACTATCCGTAGACTGGTCTAAATAAAACTCTTCTCTATACCCTTGAAGAGTTCTTAAGATTGCTAAAGCTAAAGTACTGTAGCATACTGATAAGCTGAGTTCATTATTGTACTCTGAGGAGCTTGGGAACACCGCTACGAGGTTGAAAGAAGTTTTTAGCTTTGCCTCATTTCTATGTCCCCCAGTCAAGTTTGCGGGTGTATTTATTTGGGGATCAGAGTTTTTACCTAACAAGCTCTTTACACTGTTTGGAACTATAAATAATTTAGGGGGGCTTGCTGCATTTCCTGATTGATCTTTCTCTTCTAGCATTCTCTGCAAGAAATTATCGTCAGGGAGTAATCTAATGGATGATCCTAAAAATACATCTCTAACGTAAGTGTCTGTTAGGGGGTTAGTGAGTTTTGAGTTTGTGATTGTATATTTGTAGGTGTCAGCAGGTAGAGAATTATCTACTACAGGGGATAGCTTCAGTATGCCTGAATCCGTTATCCGTATAGCTTGATTTATTCCATGAGCATGAGAACTAGATAGACCCGTACCGCTCAGTAAGCTACTCGCACTAGACGTAAGTCCTGAGAATGTATTTATGCTTTTTGACGGATTAGGTAAGAGAGTAATGCTGTTTGAAGTTGATTCTACGAGTATGTGCGTATCGTTAAGTATGCCTAATACCGTATTATTATACCCAATAACCCCAGAGAGTTTAACTTTGTGTGACGGGGCGAAGAATGGGCTTAGCTGATGCTTTTGATACGCGGGGAGTGACGGATCGAAGTTAAGCTGTATTGCTGTAGTTGTACTGTAGTATTCCTCTGAGTTTGGGTAAGCAGAGTGATCTAAGTATTGAGAAGTTAAGTATCTGTAGTTTGGGATAACTTGTATAGATAGAGGGGTGTTATCAGTATATACGACAGGTTCTAACATAGAAGTAATTAGAGCATTCTGATCTTTTCGTATTCCTGAAAGTGTGATCGTAGTAACTGAGTTTGCATTGATTAACGACAATAGCTTCGCAGACGATGTAAAGTAGTCTACAAACGCAGGGAGCGTTCTTTTTATGTGCGTGAGTAGTTTAGTGTAATTAAGCATTTTGAAGTCTCTCTATGTTGCTGTATGTTCTTATTTTAGTGTATGTTAAATCTAGCCCTTAACATATAGATATGCTGAGGAATTAAGGGAGCTACGTCTTGACCGATATAATAGATGTTTGGTCTAAAGTCCATGAACTCAGTCCCATATTCTAAAAACTTACCGTAAGGAGTCTCTGCACCATAGCCTACGTCTACAGAGTAGCCTTCAGTCCCTAAGTCATACTGAGTATTTTTATACAACTCCCCCGATTTTACTGAGGGAGCTTCCCCAATAGCTGACGCTGTATGATCTCCGCCTAAGTAAGGGGTAGTCTCCCCTGTTTTAGGTTGAAGCATACGCTCACGCATACGCAAGACCGCAAGTGTCCCCATCTCCTCTAACAACGTATGCCTCAACATAACAGATGCTACAGAATACTCTTCTAGCACCGTCATCATATTGTTACACGTTTCTGATACGTCTGTATTAGGGGACAGTTTCATTTGTAGATCCTTTAAGAGTCTCTACAATTATACCACCATATCCCCTAGAAGGTTTGACTCTATAATGCTTGTAATTGCGGAGCAAGTATCTATATGTAAACATCCTAAGCAAGCAGGGTGATCGGGACTATACGTCACGTCCCCACTAGAGTTATCTACTTTATGGGCAACGCCTAGCTTACTGTCATAATCTAATATAGAATCCATAGAGCTTAATTTGATGATCACTTCTGCTGTATTTAGTCTAGTGTGATCTGTCAAGTCTTTGTCTGAAACTTGAGTAGATCTCAAAGTTTCTGTAGACTTAAACCTATACCCCTTACTAATCTGTAGAACGATAGCAGTATCTAAGTTGAACTCAGAGAATGGGATACCGTAAAAGTCTTCGTCTTTCTTTAGATCTCTTAAATATCTTAATAAATACAAGTACGTCATTACTTGTAATTTATTGTCTAAGGTTGGGGGAGTGTTTGCATCAAAATCTTTAGCGTTTTGACTTTTAATTTCTACGACCGTATACTTCCACTCTACAGAGTTACCCGAATCAGAATAAGTAGGGAGACGCATTATAATGTCAGGACTCCCCGATATTGCCCCAACTTCTATAGGTAGCTCTAAGTATTTATCGACTTTAGTATTACATAACAAGCAAGAATCGTGAGATCTATCATAGTCCCCAACATAGCTAGAAGCTCCGCATCTGCACGAGTATTTACCTAAAACATGACTACCTTTGTCTGATGTTAATATAGAAGATCTAATAGAGTCTTCACATAGTCTTCCCATACTCCAAACTAAGTGTGTGCTAAACTCTACTGATTTTCTGAACTTAGAAAGTAGATCTTCCTTACTAGCGTTAATCCCTAACTCTACATTCTTTCGATGCTTTAAAAAGCAATACTCACTTTTTATAGCAGAAGAGACGTGGACTTTAGGGCTTACAGCTCTGTCGTCTACATCTACTGTTCTTCCACCTGAGCATATAGCATTGATAAGGGTATTCTCAGCGGAAGTGTTTATAGAGCTTGAAAAGTCATTTGACTTGAGATCTTTTTGAACTGTTGCATACTGAGATCTACTAATAGCCCCAGTGACCATACCTTTTTTCAATAGTCTGTTTAAAATATCGCTCATTATTTACGTCTCTCGACTTTCTTGGTTTACTAATTCTATCAATCGTATAAATGATGGGTAATCAATCAAGACTACCCTATCATCATAACCTGTACCCGTGTCAGACATAAAATCTACGACCATAGAAGGAATCTTACTGTGGGCTATAGCTTGTCTCTGAACTTTAGACCACTCGCTTAGTTTTAAAGCGTATGAATCATGCTTAGTCGCTTTAGCTTCTATGTGCCATTTCTCAGCAATGACATCTCCCTTCTCGAATATCCCTGCACCGCTACGTCTCGTAGTTTTGCCGAGAGTCTCTTTAGCGATAGATTTCTCTTGCTCTTTAGAGTATCTTTTTGTAGGGTCTAAGTTTTTGTACTTTTTCCCGTTCTTGAACTCCATCTTAGTACCCTAACTCTTTTCTAAGTCCGTTGTCTCTACGCTTGATTGCGTTACTACTTGCTCGCATAACGCCAAGCCTATTAACAGTCTCTTTTACGAACTCAGGGGCTGTTCCCGAAGTAACGCATCTTAAGTATCCATCAGGGGGGATAGGTGTTTTACCTGCTCGCATTCTGTCTACCATGATGATCAGACTACTGCAATAATCTACTAAGTCTTCATCACTCTTTAAGTTTTCGATAAACGTATCCCAACTACCGAAGTTCACATCCCACCCCGATATTTTTACTGTCCCATCAGACGTAACAGACAAAAAAGAGTATTCTTTCATAACTTTGCATAATTGAACTAGGGCGTGTATGTTAGATTTAAGGGGATGTGCTTCGTCAGGATCTACTAAAGATTTAATGATGAAAGGAACCTCTTGAGGGTATCCACCCTCCCTATTCTTGTTAAACTTAATGACGTGTTCAGAGTATTCTACAATCTCCATCCCTGTATGGGGGTCTGTAATGAGTTTTTTGTTCGTAGATTTTGGGCTGAACATGAGAATATCAGAAGCAATAAACGCCTGTTGCTTACCATTAGGGAGAACTTTTACAGGCAAGTGAGAGCCTATCTGATCTCTCACTTGATTGATAAACAGCATAGTGCATTTATTATGTTTATCGACACGAACCCGCTTACCATTCTGAGTAACCCAAAATGAAATAAGCCTATGTATTGCTTTAGAAGCCCCCGCATAAGTTGCTTGGCTAGCAGACTCTTCTAACGATACAGTAGAAGAAAGAGTAGCAATACTATCAATGACGACTAGACCAACTGTAAGGTCTTGACATACTGCATCTACTGCGTCCGCTACTGCTTCCGCATTGTTTGCCCCATCTAAGATAATAAGACGCTCTAAATCAATGCCTAGATGCTCTGCCCACGATTTCTTATCTCCTTCTTTCTGAGGAAAAGCACTCTCAGAGTCTATCAAGACAGCTAACTTTTCGGGGTACTTTTTGTGAAACTCCCCAACAAGAGACATCATAGTAGTAGACTTTCCGCCGTGCTGATTTCCTGCGAAGATGTGCAGTTTACCCTCAGATATTCCACCATGCAATGCACGATCTATAGGGAGTATTCCTGTCGGTATTCTTCCCGTCATCGTATTATCGCTTGCGGATAACGCTGATATATTAGACATATTTTCACGGATCTTATCTACTATAGCTTTTGCGTGTTCCTTTGTAGATAGAACTTCTTTCTTTGCCATTGTGTTTAACCTTCTAGTTAGTGCTGTATGTATTGATAGATCTTAGCTCTTAGACTCTAAGCGTTTAAGTTTAGGGACTTGAATAGTCTTAGAAGCATTTACGATGTCTGCTAAATTATCGGGGACAGGGGATTCTTTCTTGACTGTTCCTAAAACTTCTGTAATAACATCATGCAAGTAAGGGTCTTCTTTCTGTATCGTCGTAAAAGCCTTCCCTGTATAATACTTTAATAAGTTTCTAGCTTCATCTTTAGACTTCTCTAAATCAGCCTTATACGCTAAAGTATCTTTAAGGATCTTATTAGTCGCTTTAGAGAACTTGTAAGGGCTTCCTTCTTCTGAGTATAATTTATCAGAGCGTACTCGTAATAGATACGCTTCAGAAGTCATCTCTACGCCTTGATCATTATATGTTTTATGCCTTACTTTCATCGCTTCCCCGACATATTCTGACTTAGCCGAGCCTACAGCAGGAACACGAAGAGGGGTGGAGAATAAGGCTCTCCCTACTTCTCGTTCTGAATGACTACCAGTTAAGATAACTCCGATAGCGTCAACCATGATCGGGCTATCAGGGTTGAAGTACTTTTTTGCATCCCAATCGCATAATGTATTTACTACATCTTTAGATATACTCGTAAGTAGTTTATCTCTAAACACTGCTAGATCTTTATCAATAACACTCTCTAAGAACATAAACTTTAAAACTTTGTAAGCTTGTTCGGCATTTAATTTACTCATCATAATACTTAGACCCCTCTTCTGCTAGATACGACCTGATTAACTGTCGCCGTTAATTGCTCAGCTACAGAATCGTGTAGCGTCCCAATAAGAGCTACTGCCCTTTCGTGAGCTTCTTTTACTTGCTCTTCTGAAATCTCCCCATTCTCCATTCTTACTGGAATAGGTAAGCAAACATAAGACTCTGCTTTAGCGGATTCGTAGTTTTGCAAGTTCAACGTCATACCCGATGTTGTACCTACATACCCGATATGCCAAGTAACTTTATTACTCGCTTCTTTCTTAACCATCTCCTCGATCTCCTTTTCTTCCATAAACGCTTTGAACTCAACCATGTACTCTAAGTGTTCTAAATTAGACTCTTCTTGTGCTAGGACATACTCACGCTTTATACGCTCATTATTAACCCAAGCATTCGACGTTCTTGTGCATTTGTAAGTATGACCTACAAATCTACGACCTATAGGAACTTCTATTATGTGCAACTGACTCATACACTTTACTTAACCTCTTCGCTATTACTGACAGATAAATATCCTCCGACGTTTTAGTTCTCTTCATTACAGTCAAAACAGATGTAAGCTCTATAATCGAAATGATAGGAATAAGCTGATATTTATCTAAACAAGCTAATTCCGACTTACTTAACGATTTAGGCACTTCGTACCAAGAAGCATTAGTGAGAGGGTAAATCTCTCCGTCTAATGTTATACTGCGATAGAAAATCGGTTTAGGTATTGTGCCTTCATCGTAAGCTTTAGAAATGAGCTTACGAAGGTGTGGAGGGATAGCGGATAAGTAAGCTATCATATCTACGCCTATAATTTCTAAAGATATAATACGCAATTTCTGACTAGGCTTAGAATAGTCTTGAAGATCTGCTATTGCTTGATATGTTCTCAACTCAACTACCATAATCTTTATTTCTCTACAACAATTATATTAGAATCAGTCCTACACTTCTCTATAATCTTACCTATCCTAGACGTACTATGTTTTATATTAGTGTGCCTGAATATATACCAAATAGCTAAAGGCTTAATTTTACCTACAGGTGGTGGTCTTCGTACTCTACCAAAGGGTTGAGTCATATCCGAAACTTCTGTTAAACTTATACCCGCATCTAAGTGTTCGATACTTACACCCCTACTCATCATGCCATAAGTAGCAAGGATTATCCTAGCGTGTTTCTCTACAGCTTTAAAATACTCTGTAGGCTTTTTTTCTACGGCGATAGAAAGTAGATGTGGGGGTATTCCGTCTGATAGGGCAGGCTCTCCAAAGTAATCGCCAATATCACGAATAGGAACGCCTAAGTCTATAAGTCTCTGCTTGTACTCTAAAAGCGTCCGTTTTTGCTTAGCAAAGACAACAGTATATCTTCCCTTGTCATAGAGCATCTTTCCTAATTTACCTGCATGATCTAAGAACGTCTTATTTCTTACGATTGCTTTATCAAAGAGTAGGGGGCTTAGTAGTTGGGGGTGTAGTTGTGTTATAACATCTGAAACAACGAGCTTCATAGGAAGAGCGTCTGAGCTAGCTTCTACGATATTCTTCTTTCCGAAGTAGCTTAAGAACACGCCCTCAAGACCGTCCCCCCTACTTACTGTAGCTGTCATCCCTAGAACTTTACCCGCATTGATCATAGACATGACTCTTGAAAACTCTTTAGCTCCTAGCGTATCGCACTCGTCAAAAATAATAAACCCAAACATATCGTGCAAGTAGTTTACAGGCTTATTCTTCATAAGAGATAAAATGCTTTGTATTGTAGAGATGACAATCGGGGCTTCTAAGTTTTCTTCCCCTTGATAAATATACCCTAAGTCTTTAGGTAATACGCCTAACCCGTTTTTAGGGTCTATACAAGTATCTTTAAAGATGTTTAAAAGTTTTTGTCTGTGAGTGACTACTAAAGTCCTTGTTTTGAAATGCTTTGCAATATACAGAGACATAGGACTCTTGCCTAATCCCGTACCCGCTTTTAAGAATGCCGTAGACTTCTCTTCGAGCATTTTAATTACCGCAGGGACTAAGACTTTTTGGCACGGATGAGCTTTTGGATGACTTAAGTTTATCTGTTTAGGAACAAGTTTGTCGAATTCGGGATGAACTTTATTATATCGCTTATCTGATACTGTTACAGGGATGCTCAGCTTGCTTGCTTTAAGCTTTTCAATAAACTCTAAACCATAAGCAACAGGAATCTTTACGAAATAAACAGGGTTAGAGGTATCTTTATTCGCTCTATGTACAGAGTAGCATTGTACGTTCTCTGCCTGTTCCATGTTTCCGAAAGTTTGGGAGTATTTAGGGGCAAACTCTAAATCGTGCTTGAAGCAATTATTTACAAAAGAATCTACAATGCCCTTAGACGCTATAATATAAACAGAATCAGAGATGACGCAATGTATAGAGTTTATTTGCTCAGTCGACATAAGTGTGCCTTTCTAGGGGATAATCGGGCAGAGTAGTTCCCTGCCCGAGCTTATTGTTTTTTATAATTTACTCGTCGTCTTCATCTACATAGGGAGTAGAGAATGGATCATCGGGATTAGACAAGACTACAGTAGGAGTATCTTCTGTGACTTCACCGAGTAAGGCGAGAGCTTCTGCGGGATCTTCTGAGAAGTCAGTGCTTGGAGACTCGTCGATCTCGCTTAGCAAGAAATCTAAAGCTTCATCACTAGAAAGATCAGCAGTAGTCTGATTACCGCCCTTATCGCCACTGAAATTAAGAGGGAACATTTCTTTAAGATCAGCTACAGTTACGGGCTTGAGGACTTTCTTATAGTCGAAAGGCTCAAGGTTCTCTCCTGCTTTACGGTACACTGTCCCATCTTTTTTAGCTAGCTCAGTACACGCATACTTCGCTAGTTGAGATTCAGGAACTTTAGCGTGTTGTTCTGTAGTCTTTACTACAGTCTTCTTAGACGGATTTTTGGGGTCGGGAATAGTTACAGGCTTATGGTCAGAATAGGCACAGGAAGGAATCATCTCGAACGTGCCAATTTTGGGGCTTGTGTTTTCAGAACTCCGAGAAAGTCTAAACTTGACCCCACGAAGAGTACCATACTTCTCAATAGCGGACTGTAACGCAAGAAACCATTTACCATCTGTAGCATTCTTAGATGAGATGGGGAGCAACATACGTCTATGTGCAGTCTTAGGCTCACCCTCTTTCTTGGCAAACGTTGGGTAGTTCAACGCAAGAATAGATAAGTAATACGTTCCTCTTAGTTGTGGTAGACGCTCTACGTTACCTAACAACTGCTTAATAGCTCTATTGTATTCTAAGATTTTAGGATCGTTCCCATCAACGACATCAGTAGTGAATGTGTACGCTCTTGTCTTAGTATTTATGTTTTGAAGTTTATCAAATAGATCAGCTTCAAAGAACATAGGCATATTAGATACAGTCTTGGCATCAAAATGATCTAAAATGATAATGTCGTAAACACTACCCAAATCGCCTTTTTTACCTTGAACCGCTAAACCAAAACGCATTTGGCTGTTTCTAATGAGTTCACTTCCATACCCGCCCGAGTTTTGTTGGGCTTGCTCGTTAAAAGCTTCCGCTTGTTTCATAGCTGTATCAAAGAAGTTCATAATTATCTTGTCTCCTATCGTGAGATGTTACGCATACTACTTGTATGCAATTAAAATAATACTCTTGCGTGTATGTTACTAGACGCTTCTCTCTTTAACACTCCCCCCCTCTCTAAGTCATCTATTGATACATAATCTACATCAGCAGTCGTAGCTCTATTCCAATCAAACACTCTAGGATATATGCCTATCTCGTTAATGAATAGCTTAGTCGCTTTCTCTGTACCTAACAATCCCGCAGAATCGGGGTCAAACATGAGGCAGACTTGTGAGCTTTTAGAAGATATAAGTTTTGCTTGATCTACAGAAACACTACTACCTAACGTAGCGACAGGGCTTATAGCTAAGTTGTGTTTTAGCTTTAGAGCCTGCAACGAAGCATACCCAAATAATCCCTCAACTACAACAATTTTAGAATTAGGCTCAACGTGTTCTATCCCTAAAACACATACTTCTTTAGATAGACCCTTAGTGTTTACGATCTTCTTTAAGAAAGACATCTCACTTAGCGTATGTGCAAGAACTTGTCCTTGCTCTGTAGATATACATAAACGAGAAGTGAATCCCTTAATAGTACCTTCCGAGTTTTTAATCGGAAAAACTATCCTAAGTTCTTTGTGGGAATATCCTAAATCTAAATAATCGCTAACATTTTTAGTTATGTTTCTGCTGAGTAGGTAATTAGATGCAAGCTTAGACTTGAAAGGATCGGGAAACGGGTTCTTACTGATAGTAAACTCAGAATCAAATACTTCATCATTTGTAGGTAAGACATCTTTACACGTTATGATTAAAGAACTAGCGTTATGCCCTTCTAAGTCTCTAATCATCTTAGAAAGCTTAGCAGACTCTATAAGATCATCAGTTACTTTAGAGCTGTAAAGATCAGAAGGGAGCCTACTTAGTGTTCCCTTCTGATGGCATGAGAAGCAATTATACCCACTGACTTTGTTATCATAAAAAGATATGCCGAAGCTAGGCTTACTATCGTACCCTTTAGAATGAGTTACGCTAGCGAAAGGGCAAATCGTACTAGCCCAATTACCATTAAAAGCATGAACTTTCATACCTAAGATATTCATAACGTGCAGTAGTGATTCTTTGTTCATTTTGTGCTATTATTCGCATTCTATCGTCGTAGAAATATCTTGACTAACAGTGTATAGACCTAAAGCAAACTGCTCCGCATCTGACATATAGCTAGAGATTTTAGTAACACCAACAGATACAGAATTGAAGAACTTAGTCGTATCTCCGTCAGCTCCAACTAATGCTGTATAAACTCGGGCTACATCGTAGGTCTTTGATTTACGCCCCGCTTTACGTTTGAATACTACATTGCCAAAACGTTCAGTAGCTTTATGGGACGTTACGGGTAAAGACTTATAAAGACCTAAAGCAATAGTCTTTAGACTTTCCATGTGGTCTTTAATAGGCTTAAATTGAGCTTCTGCATCTGCAATAGCTTTCTCATAACTATCGAGAGCTGTCAAGTAGTCGGATCTAATACTTTCAATAGCTTGTATTTGAAGCTCTAAGTTTTTACGAGTCAAATCTTCCTCAGACTCTTTAACCTCTACAACTTCTTGCACTGCACCCTGAGTACTCGTAAGAGTCTCTAATTCCGCTTCTAATCGTTGTGAGTTGATCTCACTTACTATATTGTTTATTGTCACTTTGTGACTCCTTATCGTTTTGTTAATCGTTTCTCGATTACTCTTACTGTAACATACTAAAATAATCTTGTCAAGCAAATAATTCTCTAATATAAACTGCTAGTAAGCATAAGACTGATCGCCAATAACTACAACATTTCCTTTTTGAATATACTGAATCTCATAGTCAATCGCATCAGATCTTTTTAAGAATGTTTGAGCTGTTTCTAATTTACCTAACCCTGAAAAGTCTTTCTGCATATACAGATCGCCTACACGACATACCCAAACTTTTCTACTCTCGTTAGGGTCGGGAGAGTCTACTAAGTCTATGTTAGTGACTCGGCGTAAGTTTACGTCAGGGAGAGCGGGATTATTCATCATCTCAAAAAGATTATCAGAGCCTGTAATATGCTCTAAGTCTCTTGTAGGCATAAGACTTGTAACCCCCATAAACGATGCAAAGATTTTCTGTTTAATTTTGTTTACAGGGGGGCGTTCGTTTGTATTGCTCATTTAGCTCACAATCTCCCCTAAGACTTCTTTATCGTCTGCCTCGTAGTACTCTTGAGTATGCTCTACGTTATTTGTACGAGACATCTCAGCTAAAGCCTTATCTAAAACTGCTGTAACCGCAGTACAAGAACTCCCCGATACTCCTTCAACATTCGTAATCGTACCTAACCCTAAAGGTAGAATCGACAACTTAATTTTTGCCATTAGTATGACCTCCAGTCTTTATTTTTAATAATTTAATTTAATAATATATTCGTGTGCTAATTAAACTAAGCACACGTCAACTTCAAACTCTACTACACCATCTTGAAACGAGATATTATCGTCCGTAATTGTGTACCCTTGCTCCGTTAGACCGTTCAGAGTTACTCCTGCTTGATATGCTGTGAGCAATTTAGATAAGTCTACTTGCTGAGCAGTAGCTTCATCAACGGCTGTGAGACCATTAGCTTCACAAGCTTGTTTTAGCTTATTCATAAAGCCCGCCATTTCTTCAGAGCTGTACCCAAGAACTCTACGAACATGACCCCCAAACGAATCATAATATACATTTAGTTCTGTTTTAGTATCGTCCCAAGCAAACGCTACATCGTACTTTGATTTAGGCATTCTTAGAACATAATCATAAGGTTTGCCGTTATGCAAAGCTTGTTCAGCGTAATACATTTTAGCGTTTTCATTCACTAATAATTCACAGTTGATGTTAAATAAGTTCCTCAACAAAGCTACAGCATTTTGAAGGGCTATTACATTAGTGATTTTAAGGTCACTAAAAGTAGTTGTATGACTCATAGTTAATACACTCCATTATCCGACATTAACATAGGGAAGAAGCTGTCGGTATCTTCTTCTTTAGGTTTTTTCTTGCGAGACTTAGTAGGGCTATCGCTAAACAGTAAAGGATTGATAATTGCTTCATCAACAGTAGATTTAGCTTTAGCACTGCTAACTGACTCATTAAACATATCGGGGGTGACTTCGAGCTTCTCTCTATTGTCTATGATATGTGCGTGTAAGAACGGAATCTCTGAGGGGTCTGTAATGTATTGTCCCCCATTAGGTAGAATTAGTCTCTCTTTGCGGGCTGTATCGTAAGAAACAAATCGTCCCTGAATGCCCCCAAACTTAGTAACAAGAGTATCCTCTGACTTCCTAACATTAGCAGTAAGGTCTCTCATAAGCCCTACTTTATACCCTGCAAGTATCTTAAAGTCATCAGAGTTACTACACCGCGTGACGATCGTATACTGAGATCCTTCTGTCATGCTAGAAAAAGGGGTACGACTTTTGAGAACGCTTATAGCAGATAGATTCTTGTTTTTTCTTACAATGCTGATTCTATGAATAATGTACACAGGGGACTTGATAGATAGCGTCATAGAGTGCATGGGGATTGAAATATCTCCAAGAATATCATAAACAGCCCCACGCTCTCTCATTCTATGCCGTACAGTATGCTCTTCATTCTTCCAAGCATCGCAGAATAACGACACTGTATGAGAAGATAACACAGGCGTAATCTTTGCTTTAAGCTCTTGTGTAAGGAACTTATTTGGGGGCGTGTAGTAGCCTTTGTTTCCATCGGGTTTAATATAGACAATCGTAGGCTTTATTTGAATGAGTACAGGCTCCCCTTGCCTAGCTGTAGTCTTGTCTAGCAAGACTCCTATAGTATTTCCTACTAAGAATGATACACTTTTTAGAGTATCGAATGTGCTATATGGAATCACAGTTAATTACCTTTACTGCATAGTTGCTTATTCTTAAGCTGTATTCTTCTATTATAAAGTATAATGTTTAAATTGTCAAGCAATTTTAAATAGCACCTTGTGGGAACATATCAGTATCTTCATCTTCAACGATAAGATCGGTGAGTGGGATAAGATTAGAGCTGATTACACCTACTTCCTTACTTGCAGGTCGAGCGTGAGTCGTAATCCATCTAATGATCTCTTCACACTTTTCTTTGCTTGTAACAGAGATAGGCTTAGTGCTTAAGATAGCGTCTCTAAAGTCTTCAAGCTGTAATTCGCTACGATTGTCAATAAAGCTAGTCAGCATCGCTTCCTCTACGATATGCTCAATCTCAGCAGGTACAAACTTATTAGGGACTGTCAATAATTCTACAATAGCGTTAAGCATATTTGAAGAAAGCTTTTCAGGGTCATACTTACGCTTGCGTAAGTGGATTTTAAGCACTTCTAAAACTTCTGATCGAGTAGGGAACCCTACACCGAAGACTTCATCAATACGCCCTTTACGAGTCAACTCTGTAGGGAGTCCTGAGATGTCGTTAGCAGAGAATACCCAAAATATACCTAAGTCGTTATTCTCTTGCATAGCAGTCAAGAAGCTACCGAAGACTTTAGTCCCAACACCACTATCCCCACTAGACCCAATACCCGCAAACGCTTTTTCTACTTCATCTACGAATACGACGATAGGGGCAAGTTCTTTAATCATCTCTAAAGCTTTGCCTGTATTGCTTTCACTAGATCCAACGTGCTTATCAAAGAGCTTACTCACATCTAATCGAACAGCAGGGATACCTAATTCTTTAGATAATACAGTAGCGATCAAACTCTTACCCGTACCTGAGATACCCGCAACAGTGATACCTTTGGGTCGAGACAATCCAAACTTACCTGCTTCAGGACTGTAGCAATGTTTTTTACGTTCGATAAACTTCTTAATCTCTCCTAGACCCCCAACATCTGACGAGTCTTGACTCTTCATAAACATTAAAGCACTACACTTGTTTACGATCGAGATTTTTTCTTTTTGTACAAAATCTACGATGTCTTGGGCTGAAGTAATAGACATGGGGGTATTATTGGGGTGAATCTGAGAAGTAATAATCCACCTCAAAGTACTTATAGTGATTTTGAGTTCTTTAGTCGTCATGCCTCGTGTAGCTCTGACAACTTTATCTAATAACATATCCCCCTTAAGACCCGCCTTCATATCTAGCAAAGCTAATTTTACAGCTTTTAGAGTAGCCTCTCTAGCTTTAGGAGTCTCTTTATCCTTTAAACCCATATCTACTTTTTTAAGCGTATTATCTACGAGAGCTTTGTTAAATAATAAGCTCTCAGCTAACGCTTTACGCTCTTCATCACTGCATAAATCTGTAGTAATTATAGAGAAACGCTCACCGATCTTTGCGGGCAATGTTTCATCTTCCGCCATTAAAAATACGAACAAGTGCTTGCACGGTACTTTTTTACCTCCATACACACGACTAGACCCCGAAATAATACTATGAAGGTTAGCAAGAGATCTCTCTATTACTGCATTATCAATGTCTTTGCTAGCCCAAGGGATTAGATAGATAGTATCTACAGACAAGTCAATGGGTCTTTTAACCCCCGAAGACGCATTTGATCCTGTAGGCTGTACGCCTGCGAGCAATGCAGATGCACCATCATTGGCAGTGCCTTGAGGGTGAGACATTAAATAATCAGCTTCATCTTTTAAATCTTGGCTTATGTTTTTAGTTGGGTATATGTCTGAGGTTTGACGTAGGCTTAAGGCTTCAATGTAAGTATCTTTTTTAAAATGGTTCTCGGTCATTCTAAACCAACCATTAGCATAAACAACAAAATCTACTTTAGATCCACTTGTTTTAAATACGACATCGTTTATACTCTTCACCCGCTCAAACAATTGCTCTTCAATAGATTGATGCTCTCTTGTCTTGATTGCTACGAAAATATCATTGTCAAAAAAATGCTTGTTAATCGAATGTAAGCTCATCACCTGCTCCTAAACATTAAATAAAATAACGAGATTGTAATACTTAAAAAGTCAAGTAAACAATCTATGTACTCATTATAGAGTATTGAAATAATTTTGTCAAGCTAATAGATATTATGAAACATCTAAGAAAATCATATTGTGCAAAGGCTTTTCAGCACTGTTTGCTTTTTCTATCGCCGTAGAAAGTCTTTCTTTTAAATGGTCTAGTTCTATAGATCTAGTTTCATCTAAGTATTGTTCATCGACGTAAGGAATAATACACTCAGAGACGAAAGAATCTCTTATCGTTCTATGAAACGGTACTTGAGGCTTTGCATAGTGTTCTATGTTTGTATTCTCTATGATGAATGCTTTTAAATCATTACCTTTAAGTGACGTTGTTTGATAGATAGACAATGTTTTTGGGTTAAGTTTATTGAAGTACGGTAGATTTGCTGTAAGTCGTCTTACATACTCAGGGTCAAAAAGTAGGTCTAACTGTATTTCTGTCGTATCAAAGATATGTAAGTGTGGGTTAAGACTACAGAACTTAGGTCGAGGTTCAAAGTCAGGCATAGTGTCTGTAAGCTGTAAGCGTAAGTATTCTCTCATCAAAGTTATATAGCCTTTATTGAGTGGATAAAAACTACGTCCATGAAACTGAATGCTATACAAGTAATGGGAAAATTGATACCCACAAACGAAGTCAAATAAAGACCAAAACGTATATCCCGCTTTTTTATAGATAGACAAGCATTCTGAGAAGTTAGCTCTATATTTTCCTGCTAATCGTTTAATCTCTGTATTTGTATAGAAGTACTTGCCTGTCCGTCTATTACTACGCTTTGAATGAGTCATAATGACTCCTATGCTTGCAATAAAAGACTCAATAGGGACAGCTTTAGGGTCTGAGTAATCTACTCTATCAAGTAAGAGGGGGAGAAATGAGTTTACAAATTGCTCACCTAAATACTCAGGTAGATCACCGTAGCCCATAAGTCTTAGCTTAGTTTTTACTTCTTCTAAATCTATGTGATCAACTAAAGAATGCTTCTCAACATCCTGCTGAGGCAAGTCCAGTCCCCTCATAGTATGCCAAGTTTTCTCGTGCGTATGCGAGGGCTTCTCGGATAGAACGACCTTCGAGAAAGGTTCGGCTTTCACACTCTTCGATTCTCTTCTGTAACCCTTCTGAGTCCCGTTCTTCTTGGCTTTGAACTCCATCTAGTAATCTCCTTAAGATACTTATATTGTTTAACTGTGTGAGCTTCTCGGTTGCTGAGATTGTAGTGACTAGACCTTGCAATAACTGTGGAAGATTGTGTAAATTGTTCAAAAGCTTTGAAGTATTAGAGAGCATATATCTAGTAAAATGCTCAACAGATCGGGCAAGTAACGCCCAAACCTCCCTACGCTTAGCGACTATTGGGGAAGTACCTAATAACATAGGCACTTTAGAGGCATTAAAGAAGTTGCAGTAGCGAGAGTATATAGGCTCTGCTAAGCTTTCAGAAAAATAATCTTCGTCTTCGTAAGCTACATTAAGCTCAGAGTAATATGCTTGTGACTGTAGAAGCTCATCGTGTTTGATATTAAAGACTTCTCTGTCCCGCTTCCCTAGCGTCTCACGTCTATAAAATAAGTCTAACCATGGCTTATTAGCAGATAAGAAATCAATGGCAGATGCTAAAATCTCGTCTTCATGCCACGGGCAAGGCATTACAAATCCCCCAACGCTTTCTACAGCCGTATAAATCTTATCTACTGTTTTATGGTCTACGCCTTTGAGCGTATCTTTCCATTTAGAGGGGCGTATAAGCTCGTTATGCCCGTATTCAGGGCGTTTGAAGAGTTGCTTACCTAGATTAAAATACAAGTGGCTGTAGTCAAACAGTACATGAGTCTCAGGGGCATGACTGTCTGTTTTGTAGAAGCTAATCATATTATCTGTTAAATCTACGATAGAATGTCTAAGTCTTTGAACTGATCTGTATTCATCTAAGCATGAAGGAATATACTGGCAGTAGTTATTCTTTCTATTTGGAGAGATCCCCTCAAACCAAGCGGATTCCCAACCCTTCTCTTTCAACGCTTGCGATTCAACAGTACTCACTCTTCTTAGTATTCTTGGAGTGTGCTTCTCTGCATTATCTAGTAATGACTCAATCTTAGTACGATAGACTGGGTAGTTCGGGTTCGTATTCCCCATAGTTAGCGGTTTCCACGCCATCTCCATAATAGATGCTTTGTCGATAGAATACCCTAATAACTTTCCAGTCCCTATTGTAGACCAATAAGCAGATCTCAATACGTGACGCTCTCTAAGATTGAAGAGGTGGTGGATGCTCAAATGCCGAGGTCTTCCCGCATAAGGAATACCCATTTTACGCCCTGCACGGCTCAGTACTCTAGGGTTAGAGTCTGAAATACTCAATTCAGTATCTTCAAACAGGGTAGCCCATCTCTGCCCCCACAAATTGAATCTAAAGTAGAAAGCATCAGCACCTAAACCCAATAACGCAGTGTAGAAGTCATACATCGTTAGGTATCCTTCTCTCTGATTTCTGACATTAGCTATTAACTCTCTAAACTGGTCAGGCTTAACAGCAAGGACGTAGAGCATCATAAGCTTAAACTCTTCTACAAACGCAGAAGTCATTTCTCCGCCTACCCCATCTACGACAGTCTTAGTAATAGATTTACCGAAAACCCCTGAACGAAAAGCGACATACTCTTTAGACATAGATTTATCGAAGTTGTAAACAGCCCCATTATCTGCCTTAATTTTAATCTCCCTAACCCCTACTTTATAGTGAGCGGGGCGTTTACCTAATCCTTCAATCTGTTTAAACATCGTAGTAGTTCCTTCTTTAAGCTCGTTAGCGACACAAGACATAAAAAAAGGAGTCTTGTAGCACATTGCTCAGTTACCGTTCAAAGAAACTAAGACAAGATACTACAAGACAAAATCTTAAAATAATATAGTATTTCTTGTCTTAGTTTCCTTGAACGTATAGTCATAATACAACACAAGAAACAAAAAAGCAAGTACTTATTTAAAACGTCTGTATATGATTCATAATAACATATTAAATACATAAAGTCAAGCCCGCCGAGCGAAACTCTAACCCTTTGAGAGTTGCTTCAACTCTTTTTCTTATTCTCTGTTTAATTTACTCGTTTTAATCTTTTCAATGTATTTCCCGTTGGATTTTTTTGAAAAAGCGGAGCGTCGGTAATCTAAAAGTTATAATACAAAGAAGTCATGCTCAATATCTTTATATAGACGAGACATAGATAAACTGAAGATACATGGGGAAGAGTCTCAGATATAATTGCTAGTTCTAGTCTATGACATTATAGTTGCGGTTTTCGCTAAAACCCAGACTTGACAACGCTTTACAGTCTGCTATACTTAACTCAAGCTCATCTTAAACTACAAAGGCAGATAAAAAAATGACAAAAAAAAGTACAGCGGTTGACTTTTTAAAGCGTGTTGGGGGAATATCCCCCCTCTCAGATCACTCTTTTATGTACGCAACTAAAACAGTAGATACTTGGAGGGCGTGTAAGCTCTCTACATTTTGTAGATCATTATTAGAGAGATACATAAAAACTAATAGAGGGAAGATTGTAAGTTTTAGAGAGTACATCAATTTAGCAATGCACATATTAAGTTGTGACAAGTTCATTGCTTATAGAAATGAGTCTTTTATATTTAACGAAAAGGGCTTATCTGATTCTCTATACAATTCTGTAATGAGTTCAATAGAGAGAGGGCAATTAGTTTCTTTATCCTCTTACAAGGGTAGTAGTAGAACTCTTGAATCAGGCATAGAAGATATTGATAGTTTGTACGATAAGTTCCAACTATATTTAAAATCTGTTAAGTTTCCTAAAAATGGCTTGTACTGTTACATCCCCACAAACGCAGAACTACAAAAGACACTAAGATCAAAAGCTTGAATCCTTACTATATAGATTTAGTATATCGTCATAGAAAACATCTAATTTCATTAAGCTTTTTAAAATGGGATTAAAAACTATTGACTTTATAAGTTTAATATATTAGAATACGAACAGAGAACGACTTAAAAAAGTCAAGGCTCTTTACCTTAATCAATAACGTATACAGGAGACATACAATGTCTAAGAAGAAAAAAAGTACTAAAATTGAAAATAGTACGGAGGTCACTATCGACCTGACACATGCAACTTTAATTACTGGAACTGTTGAAGCTAATGTAGATGAATCGTCTTTAGAGGGTGCAGTAGCAGATTTAGCTCAAGGTACAACTAAACAAGCTATCGAAATTGGTAAATGCTACACGTTTGTGGGCTACGGCGAAAACACTGTTTTGAATAAAAAACAAAAATTAGTGACTGGTTGTGGAGTATATGCAGTAGAGACAATCAATGAAGATTCTATCATTGTTGGATTTCAAAAATCAACGTCTAGTGAAGTTACGTTTGAAGCTGTGTCTCCTGAGTCGTTAGGCAACCCTAAGAAAGTAAAAGACTTAGAATCTAAGTTTTCAACTATTGAAGGCTTGTGGAGTTTAGCTAAACATACGTTCTTCTCTACTCCTGAAAATGATGCTCAAAGTGATGTAGAACACGCCGTATCCGATCTCTATTCTCGTAAGATTAAAGGGACAGATAGAGTAGAAGCTTTGCATCGTGTAGAAGAGCAATACATGACAGACTTGCGTAAAGAAAAAGGGTCATGGTTAGCTGTCGGTAAAGCAATGCTTGAACAGAAAAACCAATCTGCTTTCGCTTTCGGAGGAGCCTTAGTAGGGGCTTTAGAGAATGGCGAACATATCGAGTGGGCGAAAGAGAAGGGCTACACAAAGTTTGGGACTCCTACATTCTTAGACTGGCTCACAAATGAAGAAACAGGCATTACAGAATATAAAAAAGTAAAATTGTATCGAGATATGCAAGTTTATGTAGCGTTCTCTTCTGCGGGCGTTACAGTAGAGCAAGCAGGTAATTTAGGTATTACTCGTTTATATGCTATGGTGAATCACATCTCTAATGAGAATGCTGATGTCTTGTTAGAGAGAGCTAGAGCGATTTCGAGTGTTGAAGATTTAGAGAAGTTCAAAGAATCTCTTAAAGAAGACTTTGACCAAGACTCTTCGTTTACTGATGAGAAAATCAAGCCTGTGAATGAAGTACAAGCTATCAATATGACGGCTGTTAAGATTAAGCTCTTCCCTGAAGAAGTGCAAGTATTTGAGCAAGCTAAACAGTTGATTGCCGATGCGTCTCCTATGAACATCTCTACCGACAACCGTCTTGATTCTATGGTGCTTGTACAGCTCTGTGAGAACTACATTAACGGCTCGGATGCTGAGAGTGTATTTACAACAGGATCGCTTACAGAAATCCTAGAAGCGGTAGAGCGTCGTTTCAATGTCGACATCCACTACGAAGAAAGACTTACTGTAGAAGATCGTGCTGATATTGCATCTCAACCTCTTGTAGTATAATAAAGCTACAATACACAAAAAACAAACTTGGGTGGGCTACGTTGATAGCCTGCCCAACCCTTTTGAGAGGCTACAATGTTCCACTTCAATAACAAACCTAAAAAACCTTCAAAATTAACACCCACAAACAGAACCTATAGATACCCTAGAATCACTCAAATATCGAGTGCTTTAGTTGATAGTATCTATGGAGATAGACAATCCCCCGAGACTGCTGAGATCTGTACAAAACTGTGTGAAGATTTTATAGATGCTGAAAAGTTAGCTACTGATGATGCACTCTCTAAGCAACAGCAAGGGGTCAGACAAGCAACGCTTAAGCTGAGAGATGAGCATGGCGACATTGTGTGCTTGCATAACTTGTTAGATAAAGTAGCTGATCAAAGATTGAAAGGTCTTAAGCCTTTATTAGTATCGAAGGGTTTAGGGTTAGATTACGATTTTACGCAATTACTTTTTGAAATTATCGAACACAAAATAAAAAATGAAGCTAAGACATACGATGTATGTGGAGCGTTACAGCGTTCTCAATCCTATTTAGACCATGTAGCAGTAAATCTATTTTCTAATATAGCTACTGATATGAAAGAATCTAAGAAGAGTGGGGGGCTTTCTAAGTCCCAAAAAGATGCTATACTCACCATGAACGAAGTAGTAAAGACAGGTCAAAGAAACTTAGAGTTGATCTCTAAGCACAAGCCTGTTGGAGATACGGGATTGACTCAAGGGCAGATAGAAGCTTCTCGTGTATTTGATATACTTAAAGCGGTAGTCAAAGAAGGGATAGGGGAAAAACAAAACAGTGAGGAAAAACAATAGATTCTCAAAAGACTTAGATCTTTTGTTAAGCACTGTGCGTAACTCTACAGAAGCTAATAGAATAAAGATGCTAAATGAATTAGAGCGTCAAATAAACTTTAATGAAGCTTACGGAAACATACAGACTGCTAGATATTGTGAATATGCGTTTAAGCAACTACTCGATCACGATAATGCCGACTACTTTAAGATGCTAATGCTAGCAAATAGAATACCTCCCACAATAGACGAGTTTATAGACAACGACGAGTATTTAGGGGGAAGACTTAACTTTTGGGAAGAAGTTAGAAAAGATATTGCCATCTCTTGCCCGCATATTATGTCAGGCGTTCCTATGCCCGCTATCGACATCAATAACAGTACATTAGGTACGGGTAAGTCTTACTGTGTCGTAACTAAAGCCTTATTCATCTTAACTACATTATGTTGTTTTAATACGCCTCACTTTATCTATAAAGGGTTAGACTCTAACTTTCCCATGCTCATTTATTTGATCAGTGCTAAACCTTCCATTACTGAGACCCAAATCTATAAACCCATTTACCAACTATTTAAAGAGATCCCCTTCTTCAAAGAGACAGTGACATATAAAAAAGAAAAGACAACGAGTATTCAGCTTTCTAACAATATCGAGCTAATGATGGCACACTCACTAGAACCGAGTGCTTTATTGTCTTTAGCTATCGTTTACGGCGTTATAGATGAGGCGAACTTCTTTGATGTTGTAGAAGAATCAAGACGGGCGGATCATGGAGAAAGACGATTTAACCACGCGGATAAATTATTCGACACTATGAGAAAACGATATGAGTCTCGATTTATTACAGACTCCTTATCTTTTGGGGGAATAGATTTATGCTCTTCACCCAACTATGAAGAGGACTTTATTGAGGGGGTACACAATTCTTTAAAGGCTACAAAGTCGAACTTAGTTTGGCGATATAGACGAAAAACAAAATGGGAAGTCGCCCCTAAAAATCTATTTACGACAGGTACATTTAGATTTCAATGCGGTAGCAAAACAGTAGAACCCAAGATACTAGAAGATGATGAAGACGGGGTTAAAGATTCTATCGTCGTAGATATTCCTAACGAATACAGACTTTCATTTGAAACAAATCCCCTTACAGCACAACGAGATCACGCGGGGATAACGACAGCGGGAAGTTCGTCTTACCTAACTCTTCCTAGTCGTCTATACGAGTGCATAGACTACACGCTCCCTAAACTTTCAGAAGTAGATAACTATGTCGTTCAAGTCTACACAGAAGGGGGGCATCACTACCCTGTCATCTGCGGTGAAATCCCTAACAAACAATTACCTAGATACTTTCATACTGACTTATCCCATACAGGGGATAGAACAGCTCAAGCAATGGCACACGTTTCGGGGGTTAAGGGTGTAGGCGGAGAGATGAAGCCGATAATAACGGTCGATTATGTGTACAGCATAGAGCCTTCACAAGTATACCCTGTAGATATTTCTAAGCCTAGAAAACTAATCACGAAACTAAAACGAGATCAAGGCTTAACGATAGGAAAAGTAACTTATGATAGTTATCAAAGTCTTGAATCGTTGACTATCTTAAGAGGCGAAGGGATTATAGCAGAGACTTTATCTGTAGACAGAGACCCAGTACACTATCAAAACTTGAGAACTGCTATATATGAAGGGCGTGTACGTCTACCCTACAATGAGATACTTCTAAAAGAGCTTACACAGCTTGTAGAGCTTACAGCGGGATCTAAAGTAAAGATAGACCACTTACCTAGCGGATCAAAGGATTTAGCCGACGCAGTGTGTGGAGCAGTCTCAAACGCATTACAGAGTAGGGAGGCTATGATGATATTAGCTAACCCGTTCGCTAAAGCTAGAATGGAAGAAAATGCGGACTATGAAGATTATGAAGATGACGATTTTGAGGAAGACGGAGAGTTTGTTTAGTTGTTCAAATCATTGTAAAAACTATTTACTTTTTATACACAATGTGCTAAACTTAAGTATATAAACTCATTCATATAACTTTGAAAGATTCGTTGATGCTACAAACAACTAAGACAGAAAAAATAAGAGAAGCGATGCTAGTGGGCGACTATACAAAAGCTATAGCTATGGCTAGCAAGTTTAAACGACTCCCTCCTGAACTATCAATAAAAATAAACCAAGCAAACGCATCCCGACTATCCCCTAAACTATATGAACAGATGGGTAAAGACCCCGCAGACTTGCACTCAATAGCTGTTTTTGGGATGTTAGAGTATTTTACGCCTTTAGTTGCGAAGGAACCTCAGAATGCCAAATAAATCAAATGAGCATCTACGAGTGCTAAAACAGAGCGAAACAGGGTATAAGCTAAGAGAGCTTGAATCAGCGTTTCAGAGAGTGCTGGACGTGCTAGAAATAGACACAGCACAAGATCATAACACTAATGAAACAGCTAAGCGTATGTCTAAAATGTACTTACATGAAGTGTGTGCAGGAAGATTTACAGACCCCCCTAAAATAACTGTGTTCCCAAACGTAGGGAAAGCAGATCAGTTAGTCGTTGTAAAGAACATAGAACTTAAATCTATGTGTAGCCATCACTTCGCCCCTATTTTAGGTAAGTGTCATATCGGGTACATCCCAAAAGAAAATACATTAGGGCTATCTAAGTTTGCTCGTATAGTCGATTACTATGCTCGTAGACCTCAAATACAGGAAGAGCTTACTTCTCAGATCTTTGAGTACCTTATCCAAATACTGAATCCTTCCGCCTTGATCGTACATATCGAAGCTATACATACTTGCATGAGTTGGAGGGGCGTAAACAATACGAGTAGCACTACAGTCACAAGTAAAGTATCAGACGAAGTAAAAGAAAATCAAGGGCTTAAAGACGAGTTCTTAACAAGTATACGGTCGTAGAAAATATAAACATAGTGGGGAGCTATATAATGACAGCATCATTACCTATTGGGTGGGCAGATATTAACCCAGAGAAATTAGTATCAGCTGAATGGAACTACAAAAAACAGGATGCACAGCTTATGAAAAAGCTTGTATCTAATATCAAAAACAATGGTCAAGTTGAGTCGATCATTATTCGAGAGCTTGATGATGGCTTATACGAAGTCGTAAACGGTAATCATAGGCTAGAAGCATTCACTACTTTAGGGTATAACAAAGTACACTGTTATAACTTAGGCAAAATCTCTCTCGAAAAAGCAAAACAAATAGCCATCTCAACTAATGAGACTAGGTTTGCTACTGATAGATCTAAGCTCGACAGCTTACTTATGGATATTTTAAGCAGTGAAGAGGGTACAGCGGACACGTTGTCTTTCTTGCCATTTAAACAGCAAGAACTCGATTCTGTTATGGAAATGCTATCAGACGTTTCTTTAGATATATCTGTAGACGATGCGTATTTATTCGACGAGTCCCAAGACGTAGACAAGACTTACGAAACTGAAAACTATACCCCTTCCGTTTCTCAATATAACCTATCTCTATACACAGAAGAGTCATTTACTTTAGAAGAGATAAGAGTCGTATTTCACGCATTAGGCATACAGAAAAACGTCGGAAAAATTACTTTCAGTATGGATGACTTGCTACGAGTTTTAAAAGCTCACCAAGACTACAATCCCGAACAATCGGTATCTACAGAGAGTGTAGAAAACTCAGAAAAGTTAGATGAGACTATCAATGTTTAAATACTATTCAAGCAGTTGGGATCCAAATGTAATAACTCACTGCTTAGAAGCAGGAATAAGCAACCTGCTTTCGTACTGGAACAGAAAAGATGCCGTATCGGGGGTAGACCCCTACATTTTAAAAATACTTGAAAGCTCTAATATACCTGAAGGGTTTGACTTTAGATTTATGCTAGACTCGGGGGTATTCACAGCTAGAAAGCATGGGAAGATGGTAGAGGTTGACGACTTGTGCGACTACTACCATAGAAACAAAGACTACTACAACGTCGTAATGACTGTAGATCAAGGCAGATATTCTCAGTGGTTAGAAAATACAGCCCGAATGAAAGCAAACGGTGTACCCGTTGCGGGAATAATTAGACCTGATATGTCTGCAAGCTTAATCCAAGAAATTACAGAAGCTTCAGACAATTACATCTCTATATCGTCTTTAGGCTTACCTATGCTAACGAAAGAAGGCAGAGAAGACTTTATTAAGATCTACAAAACAATTAGAAATCTCATACCTGAAGAGACTAAGATACACATTCTAGGATGTTCTAGGCACGACTTGATTATAAGATGCTTCCCCGATAGCGTAGACGCTTCTAGCTTAGCTCAGTACACGGCTTTTGGGAACAAGTTAAGGATAGATCCAGTAAGGGGTATACAGTGTCAACCCACAGAGCGTAGGGAGTCAGGCGTAGACAGATGCCCTCTCGGATTTACGACTAGGATCAAGTACAATACACGGGTTATAAAAGCTTACGAAAACTATGTTAATGCAGTACACGCACGGAGGGTAGAGAGAATGGGCGGAGGAGGACGATAAGATGATAAATCAATTTAAAAGTGATGTCGAGTCTGAAACTATTTGGGTTACATTCAGCCTAGAGGGATTTCATAGATGGGAGAATGCTCCCCACGAAGTAGCGTACTTAGATCAGTACCACAGACACTTATTTAAGTTTAAGGTTTGGGCTAGAGTATCTCACTCTAATAGGCAAGTAGAGTTTCATACATTACTAAAAGATTGCAAACTGGCTATGAACGGATACTTTGATGAGCCAAGAGAAGAGTCTTGTGAGTCTATCGCTAGATTCTTGAAGAACTCTCTGAGTGATGTAGGTTATTCTATATTTAAGATCGAAGTATCAGAAGATGGAGAATGTGGTTCAGAGACAACATTCACGAGAGATTACACATAGTATACTAAAAGCATAAAAAGGACTAAACTTATGGTAAATTACATCATACCGATTTTACCTGTAGATTCTAGGTACACTTCTGACTGGTTCTCTTATGTTCATGGATCAGAAACAATAAAAGAAAACTTCACTCCTTTAGGGGCAAAAGCGGAGTACCATAAACCCTTAATTGCGGGGGATGCTTTTTTGCCTATAGAAGAATACATAAACCATAAGTTAGAGTGCTTACATGAGCTACTAGACGTAAAACAAGGTACGGGTTCAGCATACACAAGCACAGATAATTTCATACACTTAGATGGGCTATATTCGCTTATAGGATCAATAGATGATCTTTACTTACGGCGGGCAGTGGGGATGCCCAATAACTTACCTACTCATTATGTGCTATATCATTCAGGATTATGGGATGAAAACGATGCTTTGACAAAGAGCGAAGAGGCTAGATCGTTAGCTTTAGGTCAAGTCTATGACATCATTAGAGAAAATGTAATACCCATATTCGCTACTTTAGAGCATAGAGATATGTGTTACAGGTACTTAGAGAAGGCTATAGGCTTATCGTCAGCAAGTGCTATGATTGAGAAAGCTAAAGTGATTCCGTTTCCCGTAGATGTTATAGATAATTATTGTGGAACAGGAAAGTCCCCCGATTTAGTCGTTGGGTATGTATCTCGACAGTGTGATGAGAAAGGCTCTACAGTAATACATGAGCTTAAAGACAGCTACAATTTAGAGATAAAACTCCCTAGAAGCGGGGAAGATAATATGCACATGATGAATAGACCTGAATACTTTGCATGGCTTAGATCTATAGACATCGTAGTTCTTCCTAGCGTACAAGAGACTTACGGCATGGTGTGCTTAGAAGCATTAGCTTTATGTAAAACTGTAGTCATCTGTAAAGAAGATAAAGGCTATAAAGTCTTGAAGAAGCATAGAGGTAAGGGGTTAGGGTCTTTGATAGAGCTAGATAACTGGGGACAGTTGCCTGATCTACTGAAACAAAATAGTAAAATAAGTGGGTGGGGTCAATTTACGAATGACCTACTTCTCGCAATAAGCAATACTCAAAAAAAATAGGAACAAGCATAATATGTCTTACGCAGTTGTTAAAACATACGGAAACGATCTCGGCTTTTCTTGTTGCTTCAGACAAGAAAAAGCATCCCCCGATCACTGTAGCTTATTACACGGATACGCTTTAGGATTTAAGATTACATTCACGTCCGATACGCTGGATCATAGAAATTGGGTAATTTCTTTTGGGGAGTTAAAGGACGTTAAAGCATTCTTAAAAGAGACTTTCGATCACACATTAGCAGTCTCTAAGTCTGATACTAAGCTAGGGAAGATATTAGAGTTAGAAAACTTAGGTTTAGCTAAAGTAGTAATTTTCCCTAAAGTAGGGTGTGAAGCTTTTGCAGAATATGCCTACGACCATATAAACACAGTAATTTTACCCAAATACAATGATAAATATAAAACAAACGTCCGCTTAGATTCAGTAGAAGTATTTGAGCATGGCTCTAATTCAGCGATATTTCTAGGGAGAAAATAATAATGTACTTAACAGAGATATTTGAAACGATACAAGGCGAAGCTACATTTACGGGAACCCCTGCGATATTCATTAGAACTCAAGGGTGTGGGGTAGGATGTAGTTTTTGTGACACTAAGTTTAGTTGGGATGTTTGGGATAGCAATACCCAGCCTCAAAATATCATCTCAGTGAATACCTATGAAGATCTACTAAGCGTACTGAATAGAGAGAAGTTAGCTATACAAGTAGAGTGGCAGTATGAGAATAAGTTTGGGAAAGACTTAGCAGGTAGAGTAGCAAACTCAGATACATCTAAAATATCGCACTTTGTAATAACAGGCGGTGAGCCTCTACAAGAAGATCCTCAGCATCAAGACTCTTTAATCAGCATTATAGAGGGAATAAAGAGCTGTAGATCTGCTACTTATAGACCTAGAATACAAATAGAGACAAGCGGAACGTCTAAGCTGTTAGATAAAACGTATGCGTATCTAAGACAAAACTGCTTTATAACCCTCTCTCCGAAAATAGGAATGGCGGGCGGAAAGTCCTTTAATCCTTCTATGTGTAATTTAATAGATGAGATTAAAATGCCTGTAGGGTCTCTTAGGGATTTAGAGAACTTAGAAGAGTTTTTAGCTACACATAGATTTAGACACGAAACTCCAATATGGCTACAACCCATCTCACAATCAGAGAAGGCTACAAATCTGTGCATAGACTATGCTAAGAAAAAAGGGTATAAAGTATCTATACAAACTCACAAATATATAAATATATATTAACTTGACCCCTTGACTTTTTATATGGGCGTTGGTATAATTATTGGGTATAGAAAAGATGCAAACATTTGACTCCGAAGAAGAGGTGTACAACTCACTCACTCCAAGTTCTTATGCAGTAGCGAAACTAAGACGAGTCCCTCACTACTACATACAATGCAGAGTGATTAAGAAGTTGAGAGAATCATCTAAAGTAACAATCACAGGGATTGGAATATCGGTCTCCAGAATAGTCTCTAACTTATACGACGATAGAAAAAAGCTAAAAGAGTACAAAGAGAGCTTAACAAAGCTAGCAAAGATCAGAGTCCTCAAACAGCTATATCATCAAGCAGATAAGCTAGTCGATAGTCAGTTATCTAGGGCTTATAAAAGCTCACTATACGGAGAGATATGCGAAGTAAGAGGGTCAATGGAAAAATAATGTCGGAAAGGGCAGTGCAGATGAGCTTAACAGAGGGTAGAGTAGCTAACGGATACGCTTATGTACCTTTAGATCAGTTAATTAAGGCTGAATGGAACTACAAAGAAGACAATGAAAAATATATGACTCAGCTTAAAAAGAGCATAGAAGAAAATGGGTGTGTTCAGAACTTAATCGTTCGTGAAGTAAAAGATTCTAAGGGTAAATTAAAACTTGAAGTAGTTAATGGTAATCATAGATTAGTAGCTTTGCAAGAATTAGGGCATACAGAAGCTCCCGTATGTAATTTAGGGGAAGTTGATCTAGCTACAGCTAAAAAAGTAGCATTACAGACAAACGAAATACGCTTTAATAACGACAGCTCTAAGCTAGACTCTTTGCTAACTGAGCTACTACAGACTAATTCGTCTGAATACTTATCAGATATACTACCCTATGATATGTTAGATTTAGATATGCTTGAGGGTTCAGATTTATCTTATGATTCATCTGATTTAGAGGATTCTTTAATTTCTGAAAATCATACAGATTTAAGCGACTTCACTACAGCAAACTCCGAAACACAAACAGCCTCTAAAAAATACACACTGACACTATATACTTTTGATGAAGGCTTGTATAACGATACTGTAGCGTCGCTAGATCGGGAAACTGCAAGAACAAGGAAGTTCAAACTAGAAGATTTCATAGCCAAGATAAACGCAACTTATGCACATTACCAATCAGCAAACGAAGATCTAGGAGATTCAAATCTCGATGTACTTAACTAACGTAAAAAGAGACTTCACCTCAGTACCGACATTTATAGGGACACCCTGCTTACAGCTTTCCTTCTCAGAGTTAGCGGATAAAATAATAGATTACTCCGTGATCAACAAAGAGGACTATGGGGGAGGGTTCTTCAACTCGTTAATAGATAGACAGCTCAATAACTCTCTACTTATACCCGAGACATCAATCGAATACTTAATCGAAGACATAAAAGAGTGGTGCGGTCGATACGGTAGAGGGTTAGCACATATAGATATTGTTTGGGACGTACCCCCAACTAATTTAGATTATGTCTACAAACTATTATTTACATTCACAGAAAGATCTAAGTTTCTGATAAACATCTCATTCTCGGGGAAAGAAACGCTCACAGAGTCGCTATTTAGATTATTAGAAACAAACACGACTAGATTATCTATATGTACATATCCGAGCATCTTAGAAGATCCTATAGACAAGGCAAACCTAGAAAATACTCTAAAAGCGTACAATGTGAGAATCTTAAAACGGGCAGACTCGTTTATATTTCACCCAAATAATGCAGAAGACATACGAACGATTACTATGTTTTTAGGATCCATAAAGAAAAAGAGTGTCTCTCATGTTTACTTAGGGATGTCTAAATTAACGGAGCTGGGGGACAGGTACGCACTCTTGAACGAGTGCTTTGGGACTGGATATAAAATAATGCAGGGTTAGTGTATATATGTCAAAGTCGAATAATAAATATGCTCACTATTTTAGGGGACAACTTATATATCAAATGCTTGGAAGAGATACTTACTTTGCGTGTGCTGTAGAGTCTTTGCTAGTAGCTAGACAACTACACACTCAGAGGCGAGGTCAGAAGAATGTAACGGCATTAGATAAAACTTTCGACACGGCAACTAATCACTTTTGTAAGATTATGAAGAACTCTACACTCATGTCGGGGGTGTCAAGAGAAGAAATATACTGGTGCTTATATTATCTTCACTTGCTCACCCAGTTAAAACTAAACAGACAAGAGCGGGCAACCCTTATACGATTTCTTGATGGAATACACCCACTAACAAGGCAAAGCATATTACATTCCTTTCCCGAGAAGTGGGAAAAGTTTTACCAATTATATGAGATACCCTACTCTATAATACCCCTATGCGATAGAGAGTCTAAGCAAGCAAAGAGACCTAAACAAGTAGAGCTAGAATGCAGTATGCTATTCAATGCAGTCTATGACAATATAAGATCACATATAAACCCCTCTATGCTTACAAATAAATCTTGCTATAATCCCTCTGAATCGGGTGTGTATATGTGTTCTATGCCTAGATCTCACTATATGCCAAAATACGAAGTCGCTCTAAGCTATTGCTCCTCTAAAGAGCTTGCAATCTCCCACTTTACTGCGTTAGCTGTTTGGAGGGCAGTACATTATCTAGCTATAGGGACAAGCAATACTTATGATTCTTCTATCCTAATTTCTGAAATAAGCGATAATCCCGAAGACTATTCAGACGTTGATTTAGATATACTACTAGAAGAAGCTGTAGAGGCACACAAAGAGATAAAAGCTTTACGAATCTCAGATAAAGAATTATATCGTGATAGAATAAAGAAAATGCAATCAGATAATGAATCGGAACATACTGAAAATGAAAATAAACCGCAAGAAGAATAAGCCTAACTCTTCACAAACCGTAGAAATCAACACTACTACTCAAGCCCATATAGAAGAGCTACAAGACATAGTAGCCGAGCAAGAGCGGGTAATAGGTAATTATAGAGCTTTGACTGAGGAAGAATACTTAGACGACAGTCAATCTATTGAAGGGGACAATACTCCCCTACTAGACAGGGGTAGGGTTCATAGATCAGAGATCTTATACACAGATCCAATCTTAGATGAAAATAGTAACGAAATTGAGCCTAGCGTAGAAGTTCAAGTCACCGTGAGTAGATTACTTCCTGCTGAGACTATCGCACAGTGGCGAAAAGACGAATTATCTAAAGCTGTCAAAGAGGTTCTACAGTCTAGTAAGGTTGACGACACTACTCCAAAATCAGAGTCGATCAAGCAATTAGCTATTCCTAGATTACTGAATAAGATCGACGATGAGTATTCAAAAATCTTAAATAGAATAAATATAAAGCAAAAAGTAGAGACCCCTGACACTAAATTAAAATCTGATATATCTAAATACTACGACTTAGATAGCGAGAAGTGGACTGACTTAGACTATGACGGAGTACTGACAGCAACGCATGGCTTAAGAAAAAGAACTTACGACCCCAAGAAACTGCAGACCCTTATAAAGTCTAGCCCCTCCCTTAGACCCTGTATCGACGCTATGGTATCTAACATTGTAGGGGGAGGTGTATCTATACAGAAACGAGACGTAGACCCTACTGTAGACTTACCCCCTAATGTAAAAAAAGAAGTAGACATACTCGAAGAATACTTAGCAAACATAAGCTACAACGTATCGTTTTCTGAGTTCTTAGAAGAGCTTGTATGTGATTATCAGAGCTTTAACGAGTTCTTTGTCGGGTTTAGATACTTTACAGATTCATCAAAGAATAAGATATTACTCGAAGCGTATAGAGTTCCTTGTACCCAAGTTAGAGTACTCAAAGAAGAATCTATCATGCGTGTAGAGGATGAGATAATCAGGGGCGGGTCTGTAAGAAAGATTAAAAGAGAAAAATCTTACAAACGGTACTTATGGGAGAAGCCTGAGTATTATAAAATGGGCGGTAAGAATCAGCAAGCGACTAGCTCTGATAGTGTCTATAGACATAAACAGTTCTTCGTAGAATGGGGAAGTCCTGAGATTATAGACAAGTACTCTGGACTACCGACAACAAACAAAAAAGACATTGCAGAAGAATTGTATCACTACAGAGACATCGACGATTCTACGAGCTATGGGGAGCCTATATGGGCAAACCAAATGGCTAGTATTATAGGTCAGATTGAAGCTGAGTCTATAAACTTAGAGACATTTAAAGAAAACTTAATCCCCAGTTTAGCAATCTTAATGTCTGACATGAAATATAGCAGAGGGGACATTGAGCAATTAAGACGGCAAATGTCTAATAGAGGCGGAAATCATGCTAAGCCAAGTAAGATACTCATGCTAAGAGCTGTAACCCGCTCACAGATGGGGATCACAACTAAAGAGCTTGAAGGCAATGCCCCTGCAAGAAATGGTAAAGTAGAGTTCGTAAAGCTTAATGATGTTGAGCGTAAAGAGTTGTTATTTGGGGATTACGTTAAAAAATGTGAGACTCAAATTAGACAAGCTTTCAGACTTCCCCCTATCTTGTTAGGTCAGTCAGCAGATTATAACCGTGCTACTAGCCACTCAGCTATTCAGATGGCAGAAGATCAAATCTTTAAACCCTACAGAAGATCTTTAGAAGACTTTATAAACAACGTACTTCTCAAGCATATAGGGCTGAAAGATAGAACTTGTAAGATCGTGTTTAATGCGTTTAATCACTTTGACAAGATTGAGCTTATGTCTATTTTTGAGACAGCATATAGAATGGGGGGCGTAAGCCCTAATATGGCAGTAAAAGCTTTGAACACGGCTATAGATATGGACTTCCAAGCCTTCCCCGAGCCTTACGGTACTACACCAATAAATAAACCAGTAGAACGTAATACTCCTACAGAAGCTACAGATCCAAACATGAACCCCGCAAACACTCCCGCTAAAGATGCTGTTACTCCATTACCTAAACAAGCTCCAAAGCAACCCCATATATAAAAGAATTATTTATATTCTTTACTTTTTATCTATTTTATAGTACAATATCTATGAACTAGATAAAACTGGCAAAAATAAACTAATAACAGGACAATAATAGGATATTAACAGATGGTGAAGACTAGATATACAGACAAATATAGTGGCATAGAATCTAAAGACGTAGAAGACCTAACTCCAAACGAAATAGCTCATCTCCTCGTACTCGGATTAAAGCTTAAGTATCAAGAACTCGAAGAGCTTACGGGCTATTCTTGTGGGTACTTAAGAGTCCAAAGCAGAGAGAATCACCCACGAGACTACTGTACAGTACATGACGATCTGCTAGAATTAGCGTATGCTTACTTACAAGCGGTCAACACAAATACATATAGCTCAGATACTCCCGATATTATAAATAAATCCGCTAGACGCACACGATACTTTTACCACGTCGCTTCTCAGTTCCCCAAAGTAGATGTTCCTAGATCTCTTCTAGCTGAGCTATTCACTAAAGAGATGAACTTGAACAGCGAGACGCTCACAGGCGTAACGGGAAAGTCAAAACAAAATAATCACGTTGCTTTATTAGGACATGATACTAGATCTGAGATTTCTAAAACAGGGGAAAGTAAAAAAGAATATAACTATACAGACGGACACAAAAAGCTCTATCAACAAGGCTGTATCTATGTTTTAGCTGTCTTAAAAGGTAGAGAGCCTCAAGGGGCTGTTCCTATAGTTCGTGAAAAATTAGCTACTTTCTTAAAGTTTAAAGAAGTTGTAGCTTACTTGAAAGATCAAAAATTAGCTAGACAAGGATTCTACGCTAAGCCCCTCCCTGATAGTAGAGCATCTAAAAAGAAGCAAGACACTTTAAGTATTGCCAGTTAATCAAATCAAGCTTGTATAGTAGAATAAGACTATATAACGTCGACGAGATAAAGTCTTAGGAGTCTAGTATGCCCCCCTCAACAAAATTAACGATAGAACAGGCACACTATGATGAAGCTAAGCAAATCATATACGGTGCGGTAGCTTATGCAAACATACTAAGCTCTGCGGGTCAATACTTTACTCCCGAAGTATTGAAAAAAATGGCAATCGAGTTCTTGCCTGCTTTTATGCAAGGGGAAGCGTGGATAGATTTAGATCACGATAATAACTCAACTACCGCCTTCCCTACAGAGTCCTTTTATGTAGACTATGATCACCCAATCTACCCTAAAGATTCTTGGATATTAGGACTACACATAGAATCTAAGAGTGCGTGGCAATCAATTATTTCAGGTAAAAGAACTGCGTACTCAGCTCAGTTCATGTGCTTATCAGAAGAAAAGCAAGTAGCTGTAGAATGCCCTGCTGTAATTTGTGGCATAACGGAAGAAGTTAGCGGTCATACGCATTCATTCATAATACAAATAGACCCTGAAACGGGTCAAACATATACAGGAAGAACAAGTGTAGATGAGGGGCATTATCACGATCTTAAATACACAGCAATAACGGATAATGCTATAGGGGTAAACTCAGACGTTAAAGGTCATGCACACCCCATATTTACAATCTATTAAAATATGTTAGAGAAAATGTTACAGACACAAATACTTATTAAGAAGAGGAGATAAAGAAAATGGTAGTAAAAGTAACAAAAAACGCTACAGCTAAAGCAGAGGTAGACGTTAAGTCAGATGAGATCGCTTCTCAGATCTTAAACGTAGAAGCAGAGACTTCTACAGTAGAAACTCCCGAAGAAACACTTAAAGAAACTCCTGAAGTAGCTAAAGTAACAGCCTCTACAGTATTATCTTCTGAAGTAGGTAAAGCCGTAGTTACCCAAGAAGAAACACTAGACAAAGAAGCTCAAAGATTATCAGCAGTCAGCTCCTTAGTAAAAGCTACATATATCGGTGATCTAAGACCCGCAGTGTCTTTCGCACACTACAGCTTAACGTTTGAGCATAACAAACCCCTAGTGTTAGACGCTGATTCTGAGCATAGACGCTTCTTAGAAGACTACAAAGATTCAGAAGACTTTATCTTAGAAAAGATCTAAATATATCTAAACTCTATAAAACAAAAGAAGCACCGTAAACAGTGCTTCTTTTTTATATGGCGATATAAAAATTAAAATAAAAACCTTATAAAAAATGCTTGACTTAGCATTTATATTAGTGTATTATGTAATAAGTGAGAGCAAGTCTCACACAGTACAGATTAAGGAGCAGAAAGTATGCAGTATGGAGCTTATGTAGGTTTAAAATATCTACAGTTCTTCGCTTCTCACTTTTGGGCGTTGATATTATTAGCGTTAATTATCGCTATATACTTAATTAACAAGAATAAGAAAAAAGGAAAGTAATTTATGAAGAATTATTGGGCATTATTATGCTTAATCGCATTGACCCCTTTTATGACAACAGGGTGCTTTGGGACGATTGAAGTGGGCGAGCGTGGCGTGAAAGTCGCACAAGGCGTAGTTTCACCTAATTTGTTGAAAGAGGGATTTTACACTTATAACCCATTTTTAGAACGTGTAGAAGATTTTGTCATACGTCAAACGACTGTCGCATTAGAAACTCAAGTACAGACAAGAGATATGCAAACGGTCTCTATGGACTTAAGCGTTACTTACAAGATTCCCGATGTTTCTGTAATCCCTATTTTTAAAGATTATCAAGGGGATGCGTTTCAAACACTACTTCAACCCAAACTGTTAGACGCTTTAAAATCGTCTGCTAGCAAGTTTACAGCTTACGAGCTTGTATCTAAAAGAGATATTGTTCGTGAGAATACTTTAGTAGGTCTTCGTAGTAAACTAAACGGCTTAATCTTAGTTGAGTCTTTAATGTTCACAGGAACTAAGTTCTCAGACAAGCTTCAAGAAGCTATTGAAGAGAAACAAAAAGCTGAGATTGAAGAGGCTACAGCCCGTAACCGAGTCAACGTAGAACGTGCTAATGCTCAAGCTTTGACGCTTCGTGCTAAAGCCCTACTCAAAAATCCTGCTCTAATTCAAGAGAAGTTTCTTGATAAGTGGGACGGGAAAATGCCTCAAGTTATGGGTAATGGATCAACACTTACGCAGATCATGCCTAAGTAAGCATACAATAAGTAAGTGCTTCGTTAGCTCAGTTGGTTAGAGCATCTTCCTCATAAGGAGCGGGTCACAAGTTCGAGTCTTGTACGAAGCATACTTACTTAATTATTCGTTCTTTGAAAATAAAAATAGTTCTACTTATCGGGGTACTGAGAGAAAAACCGCGAGGAGGGGGTCAGTGTCGCTACTGAAGGAGTCTGAGCAATGTGTTCTTGTTGTATTTATTTAATCTGTGGCTCGGAAAGGATAAAAACTGAAAGTACCCCGATAAGTAGAACGTTTAATAAGTTTGCTTTGATGGGTAGTTGGTCGAGTTCGGTTTATGGCTCTAGTCTTGAAAACTAGCGAGGTGTAAAAACCTCCGTAGGTTCAAATCCTACACTACCCGATTTTTTTAAAATATGCGTAGGTGGTCGAGTGGTTAAAGACATCAGACTGTAAATCTGACTCCTAGTGATACGTTAGTTCAAATCTAACCCTACGCATTTTTTATACTGCACTATAGCTAAGAGGTAAAGCAGGTGGCTCATATTCACCCATGCCCTAGTTCGATTCTAGGTAGTGCAATACTTAGGGCATATTGTTGTTGGCGATCCCGATTTCAATTACGCTCAGCTACTCACTTATTGTAACTTGTAAGTGAGTCAAACAAAATCTCAGATAACATTCGACTTAGGGTGCTGAGTGTCTTAGAGCGGACATAGGCTCTCGTCTTCATAGATGTAAAACCTGACGTGTTTGCTAGTGGCTGAGTCAACTGAAACTAGCACCTTTTATGCCTTTGTCGTCTAGTGGTCTAGGACGCTACCTTGTCACGGTAGTAACCCGAGTTCAAATCTCGGTGAAGGCGTTTTTGCCCAAGTAGCCAAGCGGTAAGGCACTTGCCTTGTAAGCAAGAAATGCACAGGTTCAAATCCTGTCTTGGGCATTTTTTATTTTTACGCCTCGTTAATTCAGATGGATAGAATATCCGCCTTCTAAGCGGAACGTCACAAGTTCGAGTCTTGTACGGGGCATTTTAATTCAGGAATTAAACATGAAACCAAAATATGATAGTTATGAAGAATATGTTATAAACCATTTAGGATTCGGAGACGGAGATTCTATAATAAGCGTAGAGCTTATAAATAGATCTGTCAATAAATATCAAAACTTATACTATTCAGCCAATAAAACAGAAGAAGAATTATCTAAATCTATCGCTATATGTGAAGCGATTATAGATAGCGGAAGAGTCTCAGGAGACTTGCGTATTTATGTAGATTACAATTACTCGTTACTCACTAGGGGCGTTATTTCTGAAATAACTAAATCTTATGTAACTCTTCTAACTAATACAACTACAGACATTTCCCCTAGAAGCTTACTTTCTATACCAAAATCTGAATTATTGAAGTTTAGACAGCGTAACGCTTTCTTGCTTGACGTAGATTCTCAAAGTATTATTGTTGTAAACAAGCTAGAAGCTATATTAGAGCGTTTAAACGTAGAAGTCTTACTTGTGACCACTACTAAAAAAGGCTTTCATTATGTAGTAGCTAAGTGCGACTCTGACAAATTAAATAACCAATTAACGGGTGCTGATCTACGCTATCTAGTAACACTAATGAAAACAGACGGATATTTAATGTACGAGAGAGACAATATCAAATCATCATTGACAGAATCAGACGAACATAGAGAATCAGGAATCTAAAAGTTTATACGACCGTATAATTCTTTAATACCCTATTTTAAAATCTAATTGCAAAAAACAGACAAATACTCTGTATAATGCAAATAGGATTAAACATCTAACTCAGAGATGCTTAGATGGTAAAATAGAGAATAAGAGGATATACGAGATGAGTTCAACACGACCCAAGTTTACGCAAACTATTATCGGAGAGACTCCTGTAACTGTAAACAGCCCTCAGAATATCTTACTTATTGGCTCTTTCCTATCTTCAGGGACAGCTACAGCGAATACTTTGTACCCTAACTTAACTGATGTGAACGTAGTAAACGCTTTATTTGGTAGAAAATCTATGATTGCTACGATGTATAAGCGTATTAGAGCAATCAACACTAAGAGTAGAATTGATATCATACCCGTAACAGAGCCTACGTCGGGGGCTTCTGCATCTACTGGGACTATTGAGTTCTCAGGTACGTCTACAGAAGAAGGTACTTTGAAAGTAGTAGTTGGAAGTGCTTTCAATGGTACAAGAGATGTATTCGTACCTAAAGGAACTACAGCTACGGCTTTAGCTACTTTAGTAGAATCTGCTTACGCAGGAGCATTCATAGATTTACCTTTCTCATTATCTAAGTCATCTGCAACATTAACCCTCACTTCTACCCAATTAGGAACAGAGCTTAACTCTACGTTCTTAGGGGTATTCGGAAGCGTAGCGGGAATAGGTGCAACGATAACAGAAGTAACAGGCGGAGCGGGTAATGCTACAGTAAACTCTACTACTGTCTCTGCTATCCCCGATAACGTTCAGTATAAATATACGTTACTCCATCAAGGATTAGATGCTTCTTTAGTTAGATCTCTGTTAGAGTCAAGATTTAATGCTGAGAATATCATCTTAGACGGATACGTTATTCAGCCTTTAGTAGATACTTACGCTAACCAAATAACCGCATTATCTGCCCTAAACAGCCGTGTATTAGTACACCCTTGTTTTGGCAAAGTATCTAATACTTCAGGGAAAGGCGTAGCGATTCGTGAACTCCCCTCGTTAGCTACTGCTGATTTTGTAGCTATTAACACTCTAAAGTTGATACAAGACGCACCTATTGCTGACTACGTTCCTGTATCTACGATTAACATTAACGACGCTTATGGCGGAGTAGCATTAGCGTCTCTTCCCTTTTTCAATCAACAATATCCTTCCTTAGTAGCTTTCCCTGCGGGCTACGAGTATACTAAGCTTCAAATAGACGCTTTAGAGACTGCGGGCGGTATTGTATTTCAAAACACTCGTGATGCTTCGAGAGTGACTATTACACGAGGCGTAACGACGTACAAGACTAACGCTTTAGGTATCCCTGATGATTCTTTCAGAAGCATGAACAAAATAGACCAAGCAACAGAGTTTAGAAAACTGTGTAATAACAGATTTTATGAACGCTTCGGTGCGGCTCGTTTAGGGGGAAGTACAATACGCCCTTCTCGTGCAATGGTTAATGTTCAGTCTATGAGAGCTTTTTGGTTAGACGTATACATTGAAGCTAGTGCAGAGCCATTTATCCTTACGCAAGAAGGCGACGATGAGAGATCATTCTTCTTGAATAACTTGAACGTAACTATTGACATCTCGACAGGGATTGTAAGAACTACGGGTCAAGTACCTTACGTCGGTCAGTTCAATGAGAGCTTATCTACGTTTGCTATGGCGTTTAACATATAATCATACATAAAGCTTCAAAACATCTTAAGCAACTTGAATGGAGACTATCATCATGGGATCAGCAATTAAATCCTACGCCTCAGTAGCGTATGGCGGTAAGGTAATAGAACTTCAAGCAGGTTCAGACGTTACTGTAGATAACGGATACCCCGAACTCAAAGCCCAACCCGCTTATACGTCGGGGACTAGCGTTACAGTCAATAGAGGTATCGACTTATCTACGGCTGTTGCATCTATTAAGATCGAAGCAACGAATACAGAGTCTAACGTCGCTATTCTTAAATCTATCAAGCTTGAAAACCTGAAAAACCAAAGTAAGCCCCTTACTCTCATAGATTCTGACGGTAAGCCTACAGTATTCACAAATGCGTTTATCTCAGATAAATTAGAGTTTGTATATAAAGCTGAAGGTGGAGTGTCCGTTACCTTCATGGCAGACCCACAACCCTTCTAACCATTAAAACAATCTACTATTAAAGGACTAACTACAGTGAGCATAGAAGAATTAAGCATAGGCGGTAAAGCCTTTGAAATAGTTGCTAACAGCTCCGTGTTGTTATTGGGCATTGTAGTTGTAGCTCTTGTATTCAGATACTTAACAGTCCCTAGCTTGCAGTTACTCATAGAGATGATCAAGAAACCCATTGCTGAAGGGTGGGGTAGGTGGACTTCGTATGTAAGTAATGAGTCAGGATTACTGAGGGCGGAGCTTAGGGACTTAGGGAATAAAATACAAGACTTACAGTCGGCAGAGAAAACTAATCAGATAGTCGTGAACGACATAGGCGAATCGGTTATAACACTACATGAAAAAGTAGACGCTCACCACAAAGAACTCTCTAGCAAGATCACCTCTTTAGAGAAAGTCCTTAAAAAGTAATTGCTTGACAAAATAGTTTAAATGATCTATACTAGATATATGCTCGACAGTTAATACGAGTATTTATCTAGGAGGCAGTAATATGCAGAGAAAGTCAGAAGACTGTGCTTACAGGCTTACGATGCTTTTAGGATTTTTCGGAGGTCAGTATTTATACTTAAATAAAACAGGGTCATGGTTAGGTATTCTAGTATTAAGCTACTTACTAACGCTGTCTTTTTTAAGTGCTTGTATAAACCCCTCCCCCCTAAACTTGATACTATTTTTTAGTGTTTATTTACTGTGGCTAGTCCCTCAAGTAGATAGCGTTTTAAACATACCTAAGTGGGTATATGTGTATAATCAAGATTTATATCGTCGTAGAATGAACGCAAGTAAGTAGGAGTATAAAACGTATGTCTATAAATCAATATCTAATTTTTCTTGCAATAGTAAGCTTTATTTTACATAACGGGTGGCTGTTGCTCTGCGTATTTGTTTTTTGGGTATTTGTAGAGCCTAGATTAAAACACTAAAATAAAAAAAGGTAAACTAAACATGACACATAAGTTTCCTATAGTATTAAGAAACACTCTCACTATATTCTCTGTATATTTTTTAGTAAACTGGGGTGAAATATCTCTATGTATTACTGTAGTAATCTTAGGTTTACTGTCGGTAGTTATGCTCAGTAAAGACAAATCTTTAACTTTTCTGCTGTTAGATATTTCTTTAGTACTTTTAGTAATTCAAGTTCTAGGGCTTATATTATTAGCTACGATACAGTATTTAGTGAAAGCAAAGTTGATGTTACACAAGAACTACGAAGATTCTAAATTAAAGAAAGGTGAAGAGTAATGGCATACAAAGACCCTGAAAAGAATAGAGAGTATATGAGAAATTACATGAAGGGGTATTACCAAAAAAACAAAGAGACAATTATTGAACGGCGTAAAGAGAACTACGAAGACTACTTAACATACCAAAGAGAATACCATCGAACAGAAAAGTAGAAAGCTATTCAACGGGCGTATTATCAGAGAAACAGAGAAAAGCTAATTGCTAAAAGTATAGAATATAGAAGACTAAGAAACGAAAAAAAGAGTAGCGATTAGTGGGGTTAAGTTAAGTATTTAGGAACAGTAACATGAAATCTTTTAGCGGTTGGTTTAACAGAGAAGATAAACGTAAGCCTTCAAGTATTGATTATTCAGAAGATAATCTATATTTACTTGAAAGCTTGCAAGAAGACGTAATCCCCCATAAAAAACATGAAGACACTACTTGCTTAGATGTGTTAAGCTTATATCCTAATATGCTCACACAGGAGAGTATTTGGGTAGGGGACAATGCAGAAGTTCAAGCGTATTATGAAACAATAAAATCTAGTATCGAAAACTTAGAAATCCCTGAGTATATCATGTCTTACTCTCCCGAACAGCCGTGCAGTATTCCCGAAACAGTAGAAGAAGCAGTAAGAGACGCAATCGCTAGATTAGAGCTACTAAAAGTAATCAGTGAAGTACCTGAAGAGTCCATTACTGCTGTGTGGAGAGGTACAGATCAGCATTGTAGGGTAATCCTTAAGAGAAATCTAACTAATTGCACAGAAGCCCAAATATCTCTCATAAAGGCTATCATAGAGCCTAATTCAACCCCCAAACTAAACTACCTTGAGTTATTAGATAAACGTCTAAAAGGGCTTGAATTGGGGGGTAAGTATGTTGACGAATCTTCTACGCTACTAACACAAGAAGAAGAGATATATTGGAGAGACATGCAAGAAAGACAACGTACTCCAACGTTTGCACAGAATTGGAATCCGCGTAATATAGAAAATTACGATGAGTTTTTAAAATTAAATCGTAGGAATAATTTTCCCATACATATGTATTCCGACGAAATGTACCTTAGATTACAGAGTAGGGTACGTCAAGCGTTTATGGATAGACCTCATTGTCACACTTTAGCGATGAACGATGGATACGGCGTTGGTGAGCATTTAGATAACTTACACACTTTAAACCCTCGCATATTATGGGCTATTCTTGAGTACTTAGAATCTGTACCTACAGAAGAGGAAAATACGGGCATATCTCAAACAGAACAAGAAGATGAAGTTTGGAGAACTGCACATAATGGAAGAGCTATAGGGACTTCGTGGTGGTCTAGTAGACATACCCTACAGCCACCCCATACACATAGAATCTTTAGCAGAGGCGTTAATCCTAGAACAGGGGAGCCTCTCGTTCTCACTGCTGACATTGATTTAGATGAATGGGTACACATGAGTGATGATCGTAGACAATCTATAGCAGAACATTTAGATACTAGAAGACATAGGGAAGAAGTGAGAATCAGAGAAGAAATAAGAAGAAACGAACAGCATCGACAAGAACAACCCCAAGAAGAAAGATCATCAGACGAAGAAGATAGCAGGTATAGGGAGTGGGCTACTCTGTTAAGAGAGCGGAGAGAACTTAGACTGCCGATACTGAATAAAGTTTTAGAGATAAGTAATCTAACTGTAGGGGATAGACCTATAGTAATACCTGAACATGTTTATGCCCGTCTATTGGAGCGTGATCTTACACAGATCGGGATTGCACATGGAACTCAACGTGAGGTAGAGTCAGTATTGCGGAATTGTTTAGGTCTATTTCTAATTGACTTACATAGGCACACTGCTTTAAGAGTACGCCACTTAAGCCCTAGATTAGGGGAAGAGCATACTGGGGGGTTCTTGGAGTCTTATACACTAGATGAGCTTGTATGTCTGTCTACCCGCTTAATTGGCTTATTTAGAGTTCTTTATAATCTACAAGAAGAAGATAGCGAAACAGACTATCCAATAAGAACGCAAATAGATAGTGACGGACGAACAACTAGAGTTCCAAACCCTTCTCTTGGGGCTTCTTGGGTGTACTGACTGCGTAAGGATTTTCACGACAAGCGGATAGAGTTTAGGGAGTGGCTAGTTGGGGTGATCGGCATTAACGGTTGTTATGACTCTAGGACTATAGAGGCTAGAGTCTTCAGCTCAATAGTCAGGGGGATAGATTGGATACTAGAAAGAATTGAACTGCTTGACTTTTAGAATATATTAAGTTATAATAATTAAGTAAAGTTTTTGAGAAACAATAAAAAGTTAGGGAAGTTATGAAATCTAAGTTTAACTTATTTGAGAAGATAGGCATATTAACGAGCATCTTAATGCACAGTAACACGGCACTCTTACCTAGAGTTATAGGGTACTGTATTAGCGTATTTGAAGTTGTGTTTACAGTACGGTTTGCGTCAAGAAACATACAGCAAGAATGTGAGAAACTACTAACAAAATACGTAATATCAGACATAATCAAAGAACTTAAAGATAGGGGGTTGTGGACTGATATAGTTGATTCTGCACTAAGTGATTCTAAGTCTTTAGGGTATAAAGCTAGTAGAGTTCCTGTAACGATAAAGAAAGTTAAAGATTTACTAGATCTATACGACAAGTATGGAAACGGGTTAATAGTCTTAGAGTCGGGAGAGAACTTTGAAGCTATATGTAGTGTGCAAGAGCAGACTATCATACTCAAACATAGCGATACAGACGACTCAACAACTTCACTAGATGACCTAGTAGAATGTCTACGACCATATAAAAATCTACCTATACAAATACACGACTCAGAAGGAATCATACACAATAAAGACATAAAAGCTATGGTATATATTACTAGGCTGTACGAGATTGAAGTAGGCTCTACAGAAAACGGAGAAAATACTATATGAAACTAATTAAAACAGATAGAGGAAATCTTATCAAAGCTTGGATAGATTATGTTCCTTTAGAAGATCAAGCACTACAACAACTCAAGAACTTAGCAGATATGCCTTTCATACATAAATGGGTCTCTGCGATGCCTGACAGCCACTTGGGCAAAGGGGCGTGTGTTGGGAGTGTTATTGCTACTGACAAGGCTATTATTCCTGCTTCTGTTGGGGTTGACATAGGTTGCCTAGATAAAGACACAGAGTTTCTATCTCCTAACGGGTGGGTTAAAATGTCTGAGTATTCAGGCTCCAAAGTGATGCAGTTTTCTCCTGATACAGGGCTAGCTAGCTACGTTACCCCTACAAGATATATAAAGAAACCTTCTAGCGGATTTTATCATGTACGAACAAAATACGGCGTAGACCAAATGCTAAGTCCTGACCATAAAGTTCTATACTACAAGCACGATAGGTCTTATAAGTTTTCTAAGTATGCGTGTATATCTGCACAAGAGCTATATGAGAAGCATTCAGAGTTAGTTTTAGGGTTTAGGGGGAGATTTCTAACCTGCTTTACGCCTACTATCACTACTAAGATTGAAGAAATGACCGACGCACAGCTTAGAGTAGCGGTTATGGTATCTGCGGACGGGTGTATACGAAATGAAAACACAAAAAGAGCCGTAGTGCGAGTAAAGAAAGACGGAAAGAAAGTCAGAATCAGAGAGCTATTGTGTAATGCAGGGATAACTTACAGCGAGTACAACATATCAACACAAGAAGAGGTGACTGAGTTCTCGTTTGCGTCTCCTACAACTAATAAAGTATTAAATTATTGGGAAGCTTCTATAGACCAGTTAAAAGTAATAGTAGATGAGATTATGTATTGGGATGGAAACATGAAAGACCAAGTATACTTCACTAGAAACAAAGAATCTGCGGATTTTGTTCAGTATGCGATGTCTGCTTTAGGATATAGAAGCTACTTGAAAATAGACCATAGAGATAGTGGAGTAGACTATAGAGTTTTTAAAAATACTGATGTTAAAGTAGGGATATGCGGAACTCCTAAAACTTCTATGACTTTCGTCCCTTCTTCTGATGGCTTAGAGTACTGTTTCACTGTCCCTTCGGGGTTTTTTGTAGCTAGACGTGCAGGGAATGTGTTTATTACAGGTAACTGCGGAATGCAGGCGGTAAAGACGAGTTTAAAGGCTTCTGATCTACCCAATGACTTATCAAAACTACGATTAGACCTAGAATCGGTTATACCTGTAGGGTTCGGTAAGCATGATGAAGTAGAAGATAAAGTGTCTAATCAATTTAACTTATATTTAAAATCAGGGTACGAGTACATAGAAGAAAAATCAGGCATAACGCACAATGCTGTTTATAAGCAATTAGGGACTCTTGGGGGAGGTAATCACTTCATAGAGATCTGTATTGATGAAGAGCAATGTGTTTGGGTTATGTTGCACTCAGGGAGTAGAGGAATAGGAAATCGTGTAGGTACTTACTACATAAGCAAAGCTAAAGAAGATATGGAACAATTGGGAATAACTTTAGTAGATAGAGACTTAGCTTATCTCACAGAAGAAAGTAATTATTTTGATGAATACATAAGATCATTAGATTGGTGTCAGAAGTATGCTCAGATGAATAGAAACATAATGATGCGACGTGTTTTAGTAAAGCTGAGAGATGCTACATTGACGTTTACGAGAGAAGTAGAGCTTGTAGATTGCCACCATAATTATGTCAGTAGAGAACGACACTACGGAAAAGATGTCTATGTGACTCGTAAAGGGGCTGTGAATGCTGAAAAAGATAAGTTGGGCATTATCCCCTCAAATATGGGGAACGCTTCTTACATCGTGCGTGGTCTAGGTAACGAGGAATCTTTTTGTTCATGCTCGCATGGAGCAGGAAGAGTAATGAGTAGAACACAAGCAAAGAAGCTCGTCTCTTTAGAGCAACACGCATTAGATACTCAAGGGGTTGAGTGTAGAAAAGCAGATTTACAGATACTAGACGAGACCCCTTCAGCGTATAAAAACATTGAAGATGTGATGAGATCCCAAGAAGACTTAGTAGAAATCGTCGCAAAGTTAAAACAAGTATTATGTATAAAAGGATAAAGAAGACTAATGGAAATTACTTTAGAGATGTTGTACGGGGATAAGCCTAGAGTACACGAAAACTGGGAAGAAATAAATAGAGTACTGAACAAGTTAGTGTCTTACGACGTTACTTTAAAATGGCATCAAGTTAATGTGTGGGATGCAGGGCGTATTTATAGCTATGATTGCGTATTTGACGCTAGACAGTATCACGATCTAGCTATTGTAAAGCAAGGGACAGGTCAGATTTTGGACGGCTTCAGTGACCTTGAGTTCTACGATAAAGATCATAATGTCATTGCTACCTACTCACTCCCCCCTAGATATATTCCTGCGTCTACTTTAGAAGAGTTAAAAGTTTTAGTACAAAAACAAGTAGATCTAGTTTTAAATGAAGAGTACAGAAAGGGCTTATTTTTAGGCAGAGATGCTGTCTTTTACTTATTAAAAGATTTCACTGATAGAGAATATAATCTGCCTAAGATATTTGAGAAGCATCACACTATCAGCGAACATAGAATAAGTAACTAGGACGCTTGACTTTAAGAATATAATATGCTAAAATAGTTATACGATCATAGAAAACGTGATTAGCGTTTAACTAACAAATAAGGAAGTAGTTTATGCTATTAGCAATTCTAGGACTCATACTAGGGAGCTTACTGATCGGAGTTATTTATGTTGTCTTTGTCGAAAAAGTAGTTAACCACTTAGTAGCGGTCTTTAAGTTTATTTGTTTATTAGGAAAGCCCCTAGTAGACCACAAGAGCAACAAAATTAAGTGGGACAAAGTATTAAATAAAAAAGATTATTTTCTCTTTTCAAGCATTTCACAAGAAGGCATAGAGGCTATAATGATCGAACTGTTTAGTAGGGAAGTACGTCTAAGCAATAAAGAAACAGAAAGCGAGGTAAGTAATGGATAAGATCATAAGCTTTATTGTTTTATTCTTATTTTGTACATTTTTAGCGTGTTGTGGGTATAAACTGGGTATTTGGTCTGCGGATATTATAAATACTAATCCCACCTTATGGTTTTTAGTGCCAGTAGGTATGTACTTACTTTGGGATGACTTTATGAAAGAACAGAAAGAACAGAAAGAAGATTAACTAATGCCTAACTGGATTGATAATATCGCTCATTTTACGTTTAGATCTAATGAAGAAGCGAAAGCGTTTCAATATAAGATTAAACAAGGGAAAAAGTTATTAACACTTATTAGACCTATGCCTGACTGGGTGAGTATGAGTGAGACTCACATATATAAAGAAGACGTATTAGCGAATATGACAGATGAAGAGCGTGAGGAAAACCCTCGAGGATACAGTTGGCTTACTTGGAGATTAGAACACTGGGGTACTAAATGGGATGTTTCTGATTCTGGTATTTCTACAGAATTAAACTCAAATGTTCTTACACTTAGATTCGAGACAGCTTGGAACCCCCCTATGCAAGCATACTCTCACGCTCTAGCGACGAGTCTAGTAGAAGATATTAAAGCTTACTTCTTAGATGAATGCCCTTATCATTATGGCAAGTATTCTAATGGCGTACCTCTTGTAGTAAGGAATGAACTCCCTAAGTATGAGCCTTATTTAACTTTGTTTGCAGATAATCTATCTTACTTAAATGAAGATGAAGAAGATGAAGAGTCAGAAGGGGATAGTTCTAATGACAATTAAAAAAGCAAGACCGTGTATGTTACCTGACCAGTTCTTAAAGAATAAAAGCACTGAGGATTTTCTTAATTATGTAGGGACAGTAGATGCTTCTACAGCGTTAGTCTCTATAACGGGTCGATTACAGAGTGTTAGTGAAGACGAAGACGGGAACGTAGACTATAGCCCTGAACTCTACGGAGTTCAAGTTATGGATCATTACTACGCACAGATAGCAGAAACGTATGAGTTTATGACAGAAGACTACGACGAGTTTATCAGAGTCTATAGAGAGACTACTAAACTATTATATGAAGCGTTATATTCAGAAGTAATCGCTACACAAGAGTTAGTCCGAAGTCTACCTGAAGGGTCTAAGTTTTTATCTAAGTACCTATTTGACTCTTCTACAGAGGTGTGGGAAGAGCTTACAGTCGTCTATCATTACTTAGGGGATAGAATAGTTACGAGCAAAGGGAGACGAGTATCTATTAGCGATATAGTTTTTAAGCCTAATGCTACACAACATAATGTTATCAGATCTAATAATTGCAGTAAGACGCTTGAGCATATTTTAAAGTTTACTACTAAGGGGGTGAGAATTGAAAGGGCTTTAAATGATCCACGATAAATTAAAACATCTTAGAGAGAGCTTAGGTCTAACTCAGTACGAGTTTTCTAAACGAGTAGGTCTATCTCAACCTGCTATACACCAGTTTGAACACGGAAAGAGATACCCTTCAATACACGCTTTAGGGAAAATATCACAAACTTTTAATATACCTATAGATACCCTCATAGAGAATAAAACTAAAGATCCTAATACTCCTGTGCTAGTAACTGATGCAGTTCTTAAGGGGCTAGATGAAAACGCTAAAATATGGGTTTTCAGAGATCTAGGGGATAGAAAGACTTATGATCTAGCTAGATATAAGGGTACAGATTATGACGGATACCCTATTTGGGAGTTTACACCTTACGATTGTGTTGTATGTGAAGACGACGGTTACGAGTACCCTACACGCTTACAAGAAAATTACAGACAGTATATCGTAGCAGACATAGAAGATCATAAAACAATAGAATATCTAAAGAAGTTCACAGATAGGGGGGTTTACGGTGTCCCCTTACACACTCCGAAGAGGTAATCGTAGAAAAAGGAGCTATTATGCCATATAACGAGTTTTCTAAATATACGCCTATATCTGTAAAGACTGCATTGTCAGGAAAAACAGATACAGCATTTAGACTAAATGAAGACGCAGACAGGGAGTATTTAGTAAAACGGGCAGTAAAAAGCAAAGAGCTATATAATAAAGTCCCTGTCTTCTTAGAGTTAGCGTTCAGATTATACAAAGCCTACTCCCCTGAGTTAGACGTTACAGTAAGTTTCTCTAAAAAAAGTGAAGCTAAATATCTGAAACTACACAAAAGCGGGGAAGTAAAAAGAGATAAAATGTTGATTATAAGATTTGCTACTCACAGACCTAAGAATTATAAAAGTTTTGATTATACTTATTCACCTGTTCAGATAAATCTAATGGAGCATAGACAAGTGGATTACAAAAAATGTTTAAATGTTATATGTGAGTTTTTAAAACAAGAAGGTTTTATAAAAGAAGAGAAAGAAGAACACAAAAAAGAAAGGATTGAAGCTAATGCCTAAGATTACTAATAATCTAACGGACAAGGTATTTAACGACTTGTACGAGCTTAAAAAGAGAGTTGCTGAGAATAGTACACAGACATACATAACCACGCACTACAGCTCACACGAGCAGTCAATAATGAAGCTTTTTCTGAAGATCTAAAAAGACTTTTAAAGCAACACGGCGTATATTATACAGACAAAGAAATTGGATTAGGTCAACGTTGTATGTTTCATACAGATACAGCGGAGTTAAAGGTATTAAAAGAGATTTACGGAGAAACTACAGATGGATAAATATCAAAAATTATTTCTTAGAGGGGCAATATGTTTTATCGTCATACTCCCTTTAGAGACTTACGCAGTACGCTTAATCCCTTACAACTTACTAGGGTATACGCCTATATTTTATATGATGTCTTTAGGGGGAATGTTAATGCCTCTATTAGTGTTCATAGCTTGGAATTGGAAAGATGTTTATCCAAAACTTAAAGAGGGGTATATAATGCTTTTTGGCGATGTGAGTTTCAAGCAAGCATTAACAGATATATTCCTAGATTAAAAAGAAAGATCCATTACAATGATCAAGTACTTTTTACCTGTAGTCGTCGAAGATGTAGCGAGAAAAGCATTTTTTAATCCCTACGCTGTAGAAGCCACTTTAAGCAATATCTCTACAATGCTTGAAGGCAATGCCCCTATAGGTGTAGACAATAAAAAAGTAAAGCTACGCCCTTTAACTGATTCAAACACAAGCGGGTTAGCGTTAGTCACAGACACATTCGACAAACAAAACCCTAATAAATTAACGACTACTAACCCTGATGAGAATGCAGAAATAGACGAAAAGCTACAGAGTGACGTTGAAAAAGTGTTTAAAGCTATCGGTAAATTAGTTCAGAAGTCAATATATGTTAAATAGAGGAATCCTTAATAATGACTACTAGCGAATACGACTTACTAATACCTTTTGTAGATAAGTCAGAGACGTTTACGCTTGGGTGGGAGTGTGGTCAGATCTATCAATCCATTGTGGACAAAGACTACTACTCAGGACTAGCCCACGTCAAAAACTTAGAGCAGATTCAGCGGATTGCTAAAGCTTTAAAATGCTCGTTCACCTCTTCCAGTATTCCTGACATGGGGGATGAGTGGATTGAGATTGAAGTAAAGAAGTTAAAAGTTCTTAGAGAGTTTTACAAGGAAGACTAAGAAATGTCCGTAAAGTCAGAAACCTTCTACCCTAACGATAAGCTAAAACAAGCTAGGGTAGCTTTAAATCTTACACAAGAGCAATTAGCATATCAATTAGGGTATTCAAGATCTACTATAGCGTTGATCGAATCAGGGAGAAGAACTTTTACTCCTAACTTATCAAAGAAGTTTTTTGACTTGTTTCAAGTCAGAGTTCCTCCATCTTATACATAAGGTTAAAACAAATGAACACAGTAAAATCAAACGCTCATTATTTTACGTTAGGGATGAAGCAAGGGGGAGGTATGGTCATAATCTATGCAAATACCCCTAAAGAAGCGAGAGATAAAATGTTCGAGCATTATGGTTCTAAGTGGGCGTTTCAATACGATTCACTAGAAAAAATGCACGAATTAGATAAAAGACTTGTAAGGGAGATTTGGTAGATGATAGTAATTGAAACAAGAACAGAGTACTGGGAAGCTATAAAACAAGCTAATGTATGGTCTTATGAGTATTATCACTTAGATAATCCTACAGTAGAAGATAAAGTTTGGGACACTTACTATAACGCTATACAAGAGTATGAAGAAAAGTACCCTCAGCATATCTCCAAGTTTAGCCCTACCCAAAATGTAGGGTGGTCTAAGCTGTTAGAATCTCATAGACTTTCGTTATTGAGGTATAAAGCATAGATGTATCATGTATCTCAACTTATACAGACTTACTATTGCTGTACTTGTGATCACTACGTCGATGAGGCAGAAGAAGGAGAAGAAACTGTATGCAAGGAATGCAGTACTGTAGCGGATTGCGACTTAGAGGAGCTTGAAGAGTTTGACGGTAATTATTAGTAATTATGAAAAGGTATTATTGATGATAGATCTTAGAACAACAATAGGTTGGGGAGTGTTTGTCTTAGGGATGTCTTGCGGGGCTGTTTTTCTAGTATTGCTAGTAATAACTTCTAACAGTGATAAAACTCCTAGCGAACGCTGTGACTCTATAGACGTAGATAATTTTAGAGTAGATAGACTTTCAGGGAATCTATAAAAATGACAGTAGAAGATGCTTCAAAACTAAAAGAGCTTAGATGGCAGTTAGGGCGTATTAGTCAAAGAGAATTAGCTAATGCTTTGGGGTATAGTTTGGGCTATATAGCGTGTATAGAGATAAGTCGAAAGCCACTTACTACCCACATAAAAAATAGAATAGCTGATGTATATAAAATAAAAATATAGAAAACTACGGGCTGGACAGGTATTATGACAACAGAAAATCGTTATCAAGAGCTTAATGCTTATCAATTAAACCAAGTACATATGATAATTAGACACAATCTACAACATTATGGCGTAAGCATCCCCCAAGTCGATAGATTAACGGCAGAAGGGGTAGTTAGGCATACTGAGGGGTTGAGGATTGAGGTAGAAGATCAACGAAGAAAAATAGAAAAATTAGAAAAGAAGGTAAGTGCGTTAGAATGTAAGACTACACAAAAAATTGAACCCGATACGAAAACTAAGTCTAAGAAATATAGAGAAAAACATCCCCCTGACTCTGAGTTATTAGATGTGTTGTGTTTGCTTAACGATTTTGAACTAAATAAACAAGAGTTTGTCGCTTATGAAGAGCAGGAAGAGATCAAAGATAGGTGGAAGCAAATATCTGAAAACATAAGAAAAGTTAGAGACAATATACGAGCATTAAGAAGAAGACCTCCAATGACTCCTGTAGAGTTCGAGCGTTTGTTGCAAGAGGCATTAAATGCACACACTAGATAAAAGCCGTGTTATTATTAGTGAATAAAGCCCGATAACGGAGTGTTTAAATGCTTACCCAGTTTACTTTCTCAGGCGGATTCTCTTTTGCTGATACAGCAAACCCGCTCTATAGTTGGATACTCTTGTACGGAGTATGGAGAGACTCAGGCGTATGGGTAGATAGTGCTTCTTGGGTAGACTAAGACTTAAAATCAGGAGAATGACACAATGCCTTCAACAGTAATAAACAACGGCGATTTAGGATTAGCAGTTCGTAATGCAATCAATACAAACTTTTTAAACCACGATACAGACTTAAGAAGAGCAGGGGCAATAGGTAAGCGAAACTCATTTATTATGACTCCTGCAACAAACGGAGCGTCTATTGTAGGATTAGGGGGAACGATTGGAGGGGGAGGTACACTTGCTCAAGTGAGTGCATCCGCTAGCCCTACTACCCCTGCTGAACTATTTAATAGAACTTCTTTAACAACATCTGCGTCAGCAGGGAACACAGCAAACTACAGAGGATCTACTCATGTAGGGTATAACTCTACAGTAGGGTATAAGTGTGAGTTAAACTTTACGTCAGGGTCTAGTGTATTAACAGGAAGAGAGAACTACATAGGGACTTCTTCAAATACATCAACTCCCGCTTCTTTAGCATCTTTGACTGATTTCTTAGGAATGATTAAAGAAGCGGGGGACACTAATTGGTTCTTCGCTAAACAAACAGGATCAGGGGCATTTAGCAAAGTAGATTTAGGGATAGCTGTTACCGCAGGACAAGTTTTTCAATTAGAGATCATTTCTCTACCCCAAAATGCAGGGACAAACGTCAGAATCGTTCAGACTAACTTAAATGGAAGTCAGACAGTTGTATATGATGCGTTGCACACTACAGGGCTTGCAGGAGCAACCGCGATAGTAACCCCTCATGTAGCAGTAAGGAACGGGGCGGTAGCTTCTACTGCTACGATCAGCTTTATAAGCGGGTACGCATTCGCTCTGTAGATATTACTAAATACAGCAACTAATAAACCTCGTGTTATTATGATTAAGTACCTACTTAATTTAGCGAGGATTGGTTTAGTGTCTATAATCAACAATGTCCCAAAAACTGTAGACATAAAGCATTACAGAGGGTCTACATTTGTCGCTAAACTCAGAATACTAGATAAAGACACGAGAGAAGTAAAGAGCTTAGCGGGCGTAACAGCATTAATGCAACTAAGATCTACTGCTTTAAGTCAGACTATTTTATATACATTTTCTACGGTCGTAGATTCTGAAACTAATACGATAACAATATCTATCCCTCAAAATGATTGGGCTACTATAGCGTGGACTAAAGGCGTATACGACATAAGACTTACTTATGTTGGGGGTATTGTCGAGACTGTAGTTAAGGGTACATTTAATTTAGTGGAGGGTGTATCCCGATGAGTAACGTATTAGAGCTTACTTTAACAGAAAATATAGTTGAAGTTGAGATTGGGGGAGGTATCTCTTTAAACACCCCTACAAACTTAGCATATACAGCCTCACCCACTAATGGAATAGTAACAAGTAGTACTGGTACAAACGCAACTATCCCTTCAGGAAGCACGACTAATGCAAGCTTAATGCTCCCTGCAGACAAGACTACTATAAATAAATTAACCCCTGTAGCCCCTTTAGCTTTAACGCAAGACGGCGTAGCGAACGCTACGTTACTAAACACTACTTTAGCGAATGCGTCTGTAGGTCAGCGTATTGTGTTCCCTGATGGTACTTTCCCAGTTAATGCCCCATTGTTTGAGACAAGAGGGACTCAGTGGATAACGACTTCTCGATATTCTACCCGTTTGAGATGGGCAGAGTCAGCCTTGCTAGACGGTCAAGCTTGTATTACTTCTAATGCTCAGAGCTTCAATTTAGGGGGTGTAGCGATCGAATGGTTAGGGGGAGAATTACACCCAACTAAACGAGTAGACGGCTTAAAGTGGAGTAGAGATTTAGACAACCCTGATGGGTCTCCTGCTTTAGATTCTGTAGGTAGAAATACACTATGGCAACCTGAAATTAGAGGCATGAGTAACTATGCGATTATAGTAGACCAAGCGATTAACATACACGTTTGGAACCCTAGATACATTAACTGCCGTAACGGATTTAAAGCCCAAAGTAACCAAAGACTCAGCACTTCAGGACTTGAAATCATTTCAACAACGATATGCCACTGGGGCGGGTATTGGGAAAACATTAGAGAGAACGGTTTAGAGTTTGATAACTGTTCTCAAATTATTTTAGACGGAAACACGACTTTTGAGAACTGCGGATATAACAGTTCTTTAACTGCCCCTACAGTCCCCGATATTGATGTTATAAGTTCTACTCAACTCCCTAAAGGGGCTATCGTAGCTAGATCTACAGACATACAAATGAGTAGAGTGTATTGGGAATCAAACAGACTTAACTTTGTCTTCTTTGACTGTTTAACGTCTAACCACTACCCAAGTGCGTACAACCACGCTAGCGTCCCTGCTGTATTCGCTACAGAAGCAGACTTCCCTACAACAGGAGATGACTCGATTACTTACTTAGCTCAAGACACTTGGGCTACGTCGTATTGGGGATTCAGTCTTGATGAGTTAGGGGAAAGAACAGGGTCTCCTCATTACATAAGATACGGTGCATCTAACGGAACTTACAGTCGTTCAGGGACTTTAGCAACGCTAACCTTCCCTTCAAACCATAACTTGATAGACGGTCAAACGTATGAGGTCAACTTCCCTACAGGGGGAGCAGTTAAAGGTAACTTCCCTATAACTGTAGTAAGTTCTACTGTAGCTACTTTGAACACTGTAGAATCAGGAACTATTGCAATAGGTTCAGTAGAAGTATTTAAACCTTCGAGATCTGTTTACCCTACATTATCAGATTTACAAACTACTGTTTCAGGGACGTTTAATAGAGTAGCTATGCTATGCACAGCAAACGTAGTAGCCCACGGTTTGACTAACAATACCAGATATAGAATAGACTTTGACGATGCTCTATTAGTCGATGACGAGTACATTGTAACAGTCATAGATGCTAACACATTTACGTTCAACACTGTAGCTAGCGGTAGTGCTTCAGGGGCTTTAACTGTTACTAAGATCGTCTTAACTACTGCATTAGATGATAGAAACTATTGCACGTTAGACACAGGGATTACTTGGACTTATGATCAAGGTACGCTTAGATTTAAGCAAAAATGGGTTCCTGAGTTTAATAAATACTACGGAGCTTCTATAAAAAAACGGGGCAGAATAAGTTTACGGCATAACTTCATTGAAGGTCTAGGGGAGCGGTACGACGCTAAAGCCCCTTTTCAAAACAAGAGTGAGCTGGGTCTGAATCGAAACGGTAGATTTACTATTTTCATCCCTAAGAACACAAGAAAATCTTACGGATCAACGACTACACTCGAACCTGATGTGCCTACAGGGTTTGTATCTTCTGAGGGGTTAGGGTTAAACACTCGATCTTCTTGGGGATGGGGGGGAAGTGTACAGATCGCATCTTTAAACGGTGCAATAGCTCAAGAAAACTTATCAGTAAGTCAAGGGGTAGTATCTACTGCAAGCCCTGCTCAAGCAGTCCCAAGACACATTCTAACTGTAGGGAATCAAAGCTCTGTAGCGTCTAACCTTCTAACGTCTGCTACAGCAGGACAGAACGTAACTACTGCAAACTTAGTAGCGAGTCTTAGACCTACAGTAGCTAGATACCATAGAGGGACAGCAACGAGTCAGCAATCAGCAGGGTTCTTGTATCAGAGCTTGTTTACGACAGTCTTTCAGCAAAGATTGGGCGGGACGTTTAACAGATCTTTATTAGCGTGTACTGCTACTGTCACAGGTCACGGATTAAGTAGCGGTGTGTACGAGCTTCACTTCCCTACAGGAGTATCTACAAACGGAAACTACACAATAACAGTCGTAGATGCAAACACGTTTACATTCAATTCAGACGTGAGCGGTACGCTCTCTAACGTCTCTATAAATGTTGTGAAGTCTGCTACGTTAGATGCTACTTGTAGATTATTTGTAGGGATGTGTAGTCAAGTAAACTCATTAGCAAGTAATTCTCTTGCTGATATTACAGATATGATCGGGTTATTCAAAGATACAAATGACGTAAACTGGCAAGCAGTAAGAAGAACAGGAAGCGGTACGTTGCAGAAAGTAGATACAGGTATTGCGATTCAAGCATTTCAACTTGTAGAGCTTAAGATTGCTTGTGCAGGGTACGACGCAAACAACGGCTCCCCTGTTGTAGTCGAAGCGTATGTGCATAATGCAGACGGTACAACAGATACTTTAGTTAAATCAACGTACACAACTAACTTACCCTCTGCTTCTACATTCTTAGCTGAACGCATCGCAGTTCAAAACGGATCAGGCGGGAGTGCATCTAGCATAGGTCATATTTCTACAAGTATTGGTAGATTTATGAAAAATGATGCTAGATTCTAGGCTAGATTATAGGGAGACACGAGTTCCTAATTCAGGATTCAGGATTCAGGATTAACTTCTTAGAGTTATTCATAATTTAACCCTAATTAAGATCTAATGTAAAAGAACCTTGAATATGTTTACAAGTATTTAATCTTATGTAAACATATTCAAGGTTCTTTTACATACAAGTAGAAAATACTCAAACTAACGAAGTAATATATGCACATATCTAAAATAATCTCGTTGTATACTAGACGTAGGAATGCTATTTATAGAGTATTTAGGGGTAGTTGCAATGTGGTTAGTAGAAAGATCGAGTACAAGGAGAGGATACCTTCTCTCCTTTTTCTTTATATCGTCGTATACATTATTTTTTGGGGGAAGTTCACGGAACTCAAAGCGTATCCTAGTTCCTACAATCCACGCAATTTTAGTAAAAATCTAATTGGTGCAATTATACCTACCCGCTATATCCAATCACCCTTACCGATAACCCTACCTTCCTCCTACAATATCCTTACCACCCTGAGTATCCTATCCAAACACCTAAACCCAACTAGAAATCCATACCCCACCCTACACTGTAAGCTCTATGAGCGTAGGAACCACTCTCAAAGTACGCAGTAATCATCTCATATACTCCTCTACACACAGAGCATCTGAACGCTGTCTAGTAGCTTGGATTATAATACACTGAAACAAGTAATTCACAAAGATAAAGGGTTGACAAGTCGATCATACTATGATAATGTAATCAGGTACTAAGAATAGATAAGGTTAGTTCAGTTGGTAGAACAGAGGCGGAAATGCCTTAGTGTCGTGGCTTCGATACCCACACCTTTCTAGGCAGTGTAAGATAATTACTCCCTTCGGGTAAGCTTAATTAAAAAACACTGTTGAAACTTAGACCTGTAGCGAGTAAAGTATACGAGAAAGCTACGGAATGCGGTCAGGGGGTGTAAAATCCCCCTCATACGCTAAACATACTAGATTAACCAAGCGTTAAATGCTTTTCGGATAGAAGTCCTTAGTAAATAAGGGCTTCAGTCTGTTTTATACGAGAATATATAAGCTAAAATATAGACCTTCATTCTAAGCACTCTCTAGTCTCTCGTATGAAGAGGTAATAATAGACTCACTCAATCATAAGCAAGCATATCATTTCAACGCATACAGAGCGTCTCACTGAGGGAAAATATAAGAAAAGCTCATAAGATCTTATAAAAAAATCCCCTCAGCTAAAAACTAAGGGGGTAATTATGCACCGAAATAAAACTTAAACTCAGAAACTAGAAAGACTTAAAAAAACCCTTCGTATATAGCGTGCATCGTATCAACGAGTTCACCTTCACTATCCCATTCTTCATGTAAGAATTGTTTAGAAGGACGATCATCTGTAGGGTCAATAAATATGCTGTTCCCTGTAGTAGCATACCCTGTGAAGTCAGGGGTCTGTAATGTGAAACAAGTATTTACACAAAATACACCTGCTGTAAATAAGGCTGATTGATGACTAATAGTTAATGCCATAATAAAATAACCTTTCTCAATAATAATTAAATACCTAAACAAGAACTTATGACCACATTCAAAACTAACCCAATACAAGCGATATGAAGAATAATCAAAAACCCTTTATACATTCGAGTAAGTATGCCTAGTGGCGATAAGTCTACGCTCTCCCCCTCTTTTAGTTTAGTAGAGGGGTGAAACGCATACGCTAAATCAAGAACTACAAATACACCAATAACTACAGCTACCCACTTAGCGGTATTGTACATTTTATACCTCTAAGATCTTAGCACTATTAACTTTAGCCTCAGCTTCAGCAACGCCTTCTAGCCTGATTTTCTTAAGTAGCTCTACAAACTCTGTCTGATAAGGTCTCATATATTCAGGGAGAATGAAATTGCTAGTATTTAAAAACCTTTGAGCGATTTCTAACTCTTTATAATAATCAGAAATACCTACATAGTTTTTATACTCATAGTTAGCAGTAGTGTCTTCCTTACGATCTTTACCTGCTAAGACAGACTCTCTAAGCTGTTCGTAGGTGAAGCTATTGATCTTAATTTGAGGCAAAGCGTCAACTAAGCTAGTAGAATCAGGAGTACGTCTGCAATCCATAGCTGTATCGTGGGGCATATCTATTTCAATATGACAGTTATCTTGATCTGTACGAATTAGCTTATTATGCAAGTAAAGAGTCAAAGGAGACACGTTACCGTCAGACATATAATTAGAGATAGTCCAGTACAAAGTATCTATGAAAGTATCAGGGGAATGATTCATAGCAAAGCTTTCATAATACCGTTTGAACGCTTCATCTAAAAACGCTAATTGACTACCTCGACCCCCTTGCCACTGCATATAAATAGATTTTTTAGCACCTTTAACACCGATGCTTAAACGATTTCCCATAACTTAATCTCCATTTAATTTAAGAAAACTACTTGTTTTCATGTATTCATTATAAAACATTATATTCATAAAGTCAAGCAGAAATAAATCGGAATACGTTATTTATACGACGATAGAAAACTATACCAATCAATTAACGACTGAAAACAATCCTGTCCACTTCGTTTTTATTGGTGAAGTATTCGTACACATTAAACATACTACGCCCATCCTTATCAGCCATTAGACTGGGCATCAACGCAAATACGGAGTCAATAAAAGGTGCGTGTCGGTGATTTGATGAGTTCCAAGTATCTTGTGCATATTCTGATATTCTTTTTATGGCAGTTTCTATACTCGTACCCGACATATCTATTAAGTCTTGGCACACTCTCTTCTCTTTGACATCTAATAGGAAACCTATTCGGTATCTTTTTTCTAAATACTCAAATCTACCTATGCTGAAATCCCCATCAAATACTAAAAGAGAAGGAAAGAAAAATAGTAACATTTTGCGTATTTCTATATCAGGATCATAATACAGATTTTTTATCCTTAAAGCATCTTCTTTTACCATTTTGAGGTTTAATCCGTAGTCTCCTAAATATATGTTTTCTAGTGATTTTTCTAAGTCTTCAAAATAAATATCACTCATAGTATCTATCCTTCTTTAAGCTTAGCAATCACTAACTCTTTTAGTTCTATATACGTTTTTAATACTTCAGGGAGTCTGCCGTATTCAATATCTTCCCCCACTTTATCTGAAATAGCAGAATCTAAGCGACCATCAAATCCCCAATTCTCCACATAGCAAGGGCATCTATGCTTGTTTATATCTGCAATAAAAGAACTACAGTCTTCTTCTATTAAGGTCTCTCTTGTATCTACAGGATGATGTACGCATTCCGTATTGAAAATATCCCTATAAATCTCATCACAATCAGGGTGGTCTTTTGTGTATCCTTTTATGTCAACTTCTAGTATTAACTGACCTTCGCTGTACTCTCTTTCGTAGTAACTTTCCGACCACTCTTCCGCTCTTAATTTAATAGAATCAGCATCTATTAAGAAACTTCCGTACTCAATTAGCATCTTTCGTCACTCCTTCCGTTGTAAGATTAGGTATAAAGGTTTACTCTTTAAGACAAACCTTACATTTTCCACAATCACCTTCGCAATTCATGTAAGTTCTAATGTTTAGTAATACCCCTTTTTCCTCATTTAATGTACTTATACATTTTTCTATCAATTTAGCGTAGTTAAGGCGAGTATCAGTATTTTTATCTAGTATCTCCATCACATGGCGATTGATATACAGTTCAAGTTCTAGGAATTTGTAAGGATATTTTTCTTTTATTTTTTTAAGACTTTCTTGGTAATAAGTATTAAATATATACTCTCCAACGTGCCTATTTGCGTTATCTCTAACAAGTTTACTCATTCTCCAAAAAAAGTATCCTCTATCATCATTTGTCGTATTTTTATCTTCGAAGGAAATTATAATGATGTTCATTTCATCCTGTATTGCATCAATACTTTTTATAATCATCTTTAGACACCTTCCACTGTAAAGCCGAGCAACACCTGCAAAGCGAGGGGGAAATCGGCTTTTATATGCGTAAATCGATTCTTCAAATAATCTTTACCAGTAAAATGAGAATCAAAATCAAAAGGGTATTCCTCATCTGTGCATACTGAAAAAGGAATCAAAGAATCACAAGGCTCAACACCTAAGAACTTAGCCCCTATTGCTTTCTCCATAGCCTCAAGCAACTTTGGAGTCACCTTGATAAGGGGATTCAGGGCTTGGGCGAGTTTCAGTATGGCACTAGGGGACAATGTAATTTCTTTAAAGTCTTCCCAGTCACCGATCGGCTCGTTCACAAAAGCTTTCTCTGCTGGAACTAAGTAACCTGACAATCCAACTGCATAAGCAGTAATGCCGTTAGCTACATCAAACGGCATTACTGTCATTCACCTGTGGGATTATTGCTTCTCTAAACATCTTTCGTTTCCTTTCTTACGCCTTGTAGCGTGAACTTCCCTATTACTTTTTCGCTTTCTTATTCTTTTTAATTGCTCATACCAAAAATCACCTGTATAATCAGCTGTAATAATCTCTTCCCCTGATGTGAACTCAATTAAGTGTTCCCCTCCACCCAAGTAGATTGCTCCTACTTTTGTAGGTTTAAGCTTACGCTCTATAGCACTATTTAGGTCAATTTGATTATTATTTTTAGGCATTAGTAACTATCTCCCCAAAAGCTAACAAGTACAATAAATAAACCAACGATTACTCCAAGCATAGCCCAAAGATGCGTATGCTCAAAGCTTGCATCATATCCAACCCCGAACATCGTTGTAATCACAACGCCAAAACTTACTAATCTAAGCACGTCTTTAGTAGGGACGGGCTGTTTAATGTCTTTCATAAACTACTCCTAAAGTTAAACTATACAATAAAAACACTTGCTTGTATATAATCATAATAGACTAAAATAATCAAAAAGTCAAGTGTTTTATGTTGGGGCTAGTGTATATATACTAGAATAACAAATACAAATAAGACCAAAAGGGGGAAACCTAGAATAATCGCAAAGAATTGAAAATTAGTCCTTTCTCTGTCCCGATCTTCTTCCTCGTCGTGCCTTTTTATAGCCTCTTCAAGATCTTCCCTACTAAGTTTGGGACTGTCTTTATTGCTCTCATAGAGAAGTCTAAGGTTATTTTCATGTACGTTCACTACGTTTACACCCTCTCTTAATCCTATAAAGTATACGACGATAGAGATTACCTTACGGCTTTTCCATATCGTAGTATCTAACAGGCTTAGCGTCTGGTCTATTATGCACAAAAGCTTCAACCCTAATAGACTTTACATCTTTCTGTTTCAGCAATTCTTCGCCTCGTTTACTTGCACTATCAACAGAGTTAAACCGTTCTTCTACTCCGTTGTATGTTATTTTGTAGTACATAATTAAACCGTTCCCTTGTCTTGATAGTTTCTAAACGATAACACTTTTGCCCCCATATAGGGAGAAGTAGACCCTTTTAAAGCCTCTAAAATATCTAAATATAATTTCCTAGCCATCTCTTCAGAGTGCAGTTCAATAGCCCGAGCAGTAGTAGGGGTTTGACCGAAATGTACACTCCTTTCTCCCCAATAAATATAAGGCATTAGGGAACAGTTAAGTATAAAATTATCGGCAACTTCAAAGTATACAATGCTCATTATTTACCTTCTTTCTTAGTCTTCATGTATTCAGCCTCATCAATAGTCTTCCAAAGACCTAAGCGTTTACCTATTCTTTGTGTTTGAGAAGCAAGCGGAAACGTGTCATCAAACCCTTTGCATACTAGATCGTGTGTCTTGTGACAGACGAAAGCACTTTGATTAGCGATACAATTCTCTATGATCTCTTGCTTCCTCTCATCTTCGACAATCTTACGACTTCTAAACAAGCAATGATCGCATCGTTTAGTGAATGTAAGTGGTTGAGGCTTTACCATCCCAATACTCCCTCGTTAGTTTTCTTTACTTCCCAATTAAAGTAATCATCTTGTGTTATCCGTAAAGTAATATGATTATCCCCGAAGAGTAAGTCTATTTCACCTCTACCCGTATTATATATTTGCTTGATAGGGTACATATGACTATATTCCCTATTAGTTTTCTTGTTACGAATAGTGTATAAGGCTTCTGTATCCCAAAATACAGGGAACATTTTAAAATCTTTAAACACAGTTAAACTCTCCCTAGTAAACAAGCTACGGCAAGTAATAACATTAAAGCTCCCAAAGCTAGAGTACCGCTATAGCCGTCCCCCGAGTCTTTAAATTGGGTTGACGTATTGTCTGTAGGAGTAGGTCTTTCGTACACAATCTCATCTAACCTACGCTTCATTTCTTTTTTAGAACTCATAATAACTTTTACCCTTCTTAATTGTCAAACCAAATAACATATCTAATTTCTTCGTCAGGGTTATGGTGTTCGCCTTCAAATGAAACTAAACCGCTAACCTCTTTAGGGTAATATACCCCTATGAAGTCCTTATACAACTTCCCGTTATCTTGTTGAAGATAGGGCAAATCAGGGAACTGAGCTTTAAGGAACTCTACCGCTTGAATAATCTCTGAAGGGGTTGCGTAGGTTGCACTATGTAAATCACTACCCCAATCTTCACTCAATGCCTTAGACAATTCGCTTGCATCTTCTGGGACACCTCTGCCTTCTGCTATACTCTTCCAATTCTCATAAGTTTCATAGTATTTTCTTACGCCACATAAAATAGCAAAGAAAGAATAATCTCTATTCCCATGTAGGAGTCTTGCACCTAGCCACTTACCCTTATACTTAAACTCTTGCACGATATGAATATCACATCCCATAATATAGTCTCCTTCTTAATTAACTACTCAGACCAAAACTCTGTACCGTTAGGGAGTCTTCCCCCACACATACGCCTAATCTCTTTCTTCGCTTCTTGTAAAGTCTTAACATCATAGACTTGAAAAGAGTAAAAATAATCGGGCAGTTTACAGAAATACTTTTCCATATTAACTACCCCAACTTTCTACGATCGTATAATTATCTTCTTTTAAGATTTTACGAATACCGTTCAATCGAACTTTACGCCCTGTCCTTTTATCGTAAAACCTAAGACGACTGCCTGTCTCTGCTACTTGAAAAACAGTATTAGGTGTTTCTCCTGTAAATCCGTAGCTAGTAGTCGTAAGCTTAATAAACATACCTACTTCTAGTTTAGGCATAAGGGTTTGTTTGATAGGTTTTTCAACATCAGGGAGCCAACTGAGTACAGACGCTTTCCAGTCTTTAATTACTAGGTCTAACTCAGAGTCACTAATAGCTGACCTACTATAAGTCTCATAGAAGGTTTTGAATATATCTCTAGGCATCCACGCAATAGCAGGAAACTCACAATCTTCTTCTAACCAAGTCTTACGAAGACCTTTAGGAAGATACTTCTGATAGTCTTTATAGACCTTTACTCCGCCGTGTCCTGCTGTGTAATGACGCTCTAATACCCTAGTCTTCTCTTTTGTTTCGTTGTCGTATTCAAAGACTATCTCTCCCCCTTGAGATTCACCCCAAGGCGTTGTTATGCCTTCGTCGTAACGTCTAAAGCCGTAATAACTAATCTTAGGTAATGTTTCTTGCATAAAATAATCTCCGTTTAATTGTTGAAAACTAACTTGTTTTCATACTTTAATAATAGACTAAAATAATCATAAAGTCAAGTAAGAATAAAAGCGGAATACAGTATTTATACGATCGTATAAGTTTTAAATAGGTTTACAGTTATAATAGCTAACACTAGAGTTACCTATTCTATAAGTCAAAACATCTTTAAACGTTAGCTTATCTCTCCCGAAAGTAACGATATAAGAATTAGAGAGAATAGAATACTCATCCACCCTCTCTTTTTCTTTTTCGTACTCACAAGTCATAGGCTCATCAGGCATATACTTTCTGCATATTTTTAACCACTTTTCAAAGTTTCGTTTATTTTTTTCAGGGATCTCATAAGGGGGATGAGTTCCTTCAAAAGGTTGAAAATTATTAGCTTTCTTAGGCATACTTACCTCTGTTTCTTTAGTTTAGAATAATCAGCCCTAATACGAGTAAACCTCGTATTTCCTGACTTATCTGTATTGTCCCAAATAAAGTGGGCATACTCTATTGAATCGGTAGTATTCTTACCTTTGTTCGTTACGTTGATAGACCCATCATCTTCTAGCTGTATCCCCCCAAAAGAAGGACGCTTAGCGTGTACGATTATCCGACTAGGGGGGTACTTAGTGAAGAAGTCGTCTCTCTCTGCACTCCCTAAGAAGTTGAGCCGTTGTAGCATGATAACTTTACCACTTTCAGAGTCTACTAAGGCTAAAGCTTTCCTGATTATGCTTTCAGCGTGTAAGAACGGGGGGTTTGTAATTATTAAGTCGTAGTCTATGTTATCAGGGTTATCCCAAGTTAAGAAGTCTTCCTTAATATCAGCTAAAGAGTCTTGCCGAATATCTAATGTATGCACTGTCTCCCAACCGTTACGACGTAGAGCCTCAACATAAGGCATAGAAAATACTGAGCTACCGTTCACGCTACCCCCCCCGAGCAAGGGTCTAAGGCAATTCGTCCGTCTAGTTCTTCAAAAAGTTCATGAATATGATCAAATAGCTCATCAATAATCCAATCAGGGGTCACATAGTAATCTGATTTATGACGGCTATATCCGCGTTGTGTACTACTCATCCTCAGAATCCTCCCAAATAATAATATCTTTATCCGTAATGTACTCTTTGCAAGGGTCTGTTTCTATACAAAACCCTATAACATCTGTAACGACTCTAACTTGTTTAGGGTTTCCGCCGTTGATGTATACAGGCATTTCTAAACCCCTATACTCTTCTAATAATTCTATAAGGTCTTCAACTAACATACTAATCCACCTTTAATATATTTAACGTACACACTTTATGTAGTTTACCGTGAATATCTACGAAAGAAGACCCGATACACTCACCTTCTGATCCTCCTGCAACACTATAAAAGGTCACTAATCTAGTGTCTTGGTATATATGTTTAGTAGATTCGTTCGTTAAAATATACACCGCTTCTTTAATAGCTTCATCTAAAGTTTCAAAATACTTTCTAGTTTGCTGATCTTTTCCGTACCTGATAATAGTTTCCATAGTTAATTTTCCTTATACTTTTATAATCAAATCAATGTAAAACGATTTAGGGGGGTGAACAGGTTGAGAAGCTTTAGGCGTTGTGAATACATACTCATCAACTACTAAATTATGCTCCTTAGCTATCTTCTCAGCATACCTACGAACGTCCACATAACTCCCCGAAAACTCATAAGGGAGTAGCTGTCTCTCATGCACACGCCAGTATAGTGTAGCTGTTTTAGGTTTATACATATTGTAAGGAGTAGAAGAATTAGACATCCCCTCTAAGCTCGTTGCAATTATGGGTTTAGTCATAGAAATTAACCTTTCTGTGTAATTTTTGAACTATACAAAAGCTCATAATATAATAATAAACCAAAATACATAATAAGTCAAGCAGAAATATATCAGGTCTAGTCTATTTATATGACGATAGAAAAACTACTCTGCCCCTAAATCTCTAATATCTTTATCTAATTGCCGAACAACAGAAATAAATAGATCCTTCTGTTCTTTATTAGGGATCTGACTCATATATTTAAGCCTAATACACTTAGTCTTTGTATCCCAAAAGAATCGACCTTTTTCTACCCCTTTAACAAAGAAGTAATTAGGGAACCTGTGCCATTGCCTAATATCCCCCGAAGTAAGACTATCGAGTAGAGGGGCAGGTAAAATAGATTTAGTGCGTTCTATCGCTTTCTCCCTATACTCATGCTTTATAATAGCTTCTTCTGTAACCTTAATAGCCTCTTCAGCAGACCTAATACTATTAGACTTCCTATCCCAACGATTAAGTGTAGCTTGTCCGTTACGTTTATCATTCATAGGCTGTCCGTTTCCTCGCTTAACGTCTTCAAAGTAAGCATCATACCTAGAATCGAGGACTTGCTTTTTCTTCTCTAAAGAATTTTTTAGAATATCTAGGCGTGTTTTCTTTTCTATAAGAGTTTCTAAACTATCAGAAAAAGGGGCGGAGTTTTGAGTATCTTCTTGATTATTCATTATCAACCTCTTTAGCAAACTCTTCAAAATGCTCCGTAGCACATTGACCCGTAGTTGAACATTTATACTGATCAGTAGTAGGTACACCTGTTAATAGATATTCACTAAGAATACCTACAAAAAGATCCCGTTGACTGTCTGTAATAGGTTCTTCCTGACTAACTATAGCTAAAGAAAAAATAGCTGAAACTGCTAATCCTTCTACAGTACAATTTTCATGTATAGGTAGACCTAAGATCGTTGCTTGTTTATTCATAATTAACCTTTCACTTTCCATACTTCATTTTCAAATAACATTTCTGTACCGTTTTCAGGTAATTTACCCTCAAACTTTCTATAAAACGGGACAGCATGGCACCCTAATAAGCTATACAGATATCCAGTAACATTTCCACCTGAATACTCTTTAGCATATTGGGTAAACGCAAAGCTCATACTGCCTGTACATCTAAAGTACCCTCTACCTAAAACATCATGCGTAAACGCTTTAGCTTTCGTAAGGCTTTTGAAGAAATAATACCTAGTATTCCTATACTCTCTAAAACCTGTGCTGATAGCAACGATATACTGATTAAAAGGCATTAGTCGATACCTCCTAAATCAGGATTCAGCTCATCCAGTACATCATCCTGAGTAAACTTTACTACCCCAAACTCAACACTCTCGATAACAACTTCAGGGGGGTTGTCGTGTTGTATATCTGAACCATGTACAAAGAGTGTAAAAGCTTCTTCCGTAGATTCTGCCTCTATATTCTTCTCTGTAAAATAACTAAGATTACGTCCTACATACTCTGTAGTCCCTGTAACGTTGAACAATATCATAGCAAACTCCGTATTTAATTTTAAGCTCATAACGTTTAAGCTTATATAAGTATTATGACACGTTAAACGCATAAAGTCAAGCATAAATAAAGCGGGGCTAGTACGGTTATACGACGATATAATAGCCTAAAGCAGAATCCGTGTAGTTTTTTGATAATCCTAATTGGTTGGATGGTAGGGGCTAGTACCATCCACACTTCCTTACCCAAATCACTATACCTATCCAAGTACCCTAACCAATAATCCCTCTGATTATTCTTTCCTTACCAAAAACTAAATACCTAAATCCTGTTTAGATCAATAACACTATAAGTACCCTAATCAAAAACAACTTTTCAGACGTGAGAGCCTCTCTCAGAGAAGAGGAAAGACTTATCTGCACACTTTATGAGTTCTAAATCTTTCCTCGTCTTACAAGCGATTCTGTGAGCGTTTATAAGAAGAGGGGTTTACGATCTGATAGCAAAGCAAGCAACAAACAACGCCTCAAACGAGAGAGACGCTTATTTGCTTATATTTAATATCCTGCGTGTGTTTCTAATAGCTCTGCAAAAAACAGGGAAAGAACCATAATTCCACTCCATAAAACTAGCCATTTTATGTATTTATATCCAGAGCCAGCTTTTGAAAAGAAAGCAACATACCATAAAGCTAACATCCAAATAGGTAAGCTAATAACAACACAGGCTCTCAGAGCAACTACTGTAGACATAATATCCATCTTCTAAACCTCTTGTTTTTTCTGTGCATCTTCAAACCCAATCAGGTACCAAGAAAGTAGGTTATTAGATACTCCTGCAATAGAGATATTCCTAGAGCTGTCTTGTAGGTAATAGTGTTTATCGTCTTTACACTTACCCACTTGAACAGTCTCTCCCATAACTCTACGGGCGTTTCTTTGTAATTCGTATAAGTGAAAATCTAGCATACGTTTATTCCTTATTTGTTATAAATTAAGTTAATACAATCCGATTGATAGATCCAATATAAGTTTTCTAGCTTATCATAAGACGCTAAAGGATAAGCAAGTGCGTCAGGGTGTACTCTGACCTCTTCCCTTATAATCACTAAATCCCAATTATGATTATCCATGTGATCCCTTGAGAGGATATATTCAACTTCAGGGTGATTATTTCCTGTTATTGTACCGCTACTTTCGCAGTAAGTATAAGCCTCTAAATCACTTAAGGAGAAGTTTTTATCGTCGAACGTACCCATAAAACAGACTAAAACATCTGTATCGTTTTCAGGTCTTTCATCAATAAATCGTTTTAACATAATTATTCTCCTTTTGATTTGCTGATAAGATTATCTAAATACTCGCAAGTACAGGGTAGTTTCCGCCCCTGCACAAAACAATTACTTCCAAGACTCTGTAAGTCTACTGTAGTTGATGTTGTAAATACTAATTCTTTGTAAGTTTCGTAGATGTCATAGACTCTAATCTTCTCATCCTCAACTAAAACAGATTGAGGCTGTTGCGTATCACAACCACTAACTGAAACAGACACTAACAACATAAAAGAAAGAGTGAGAACTCCTAAAATAGTACCTTTCGTGTTTTGTTTCATACACTACTCTCCTTAACTTTACTAATATCATTCATATTTAATCCATCTTCGATTAAAGCATCGACGTTTAAAACAGCCTTTACCCGCTTGCGTATTTCTTTATCAGTTGCATCAGTACCGAAGTAAGAGATCTCCCCTTCTGAACTTTCTACGATAGTAGAAACATTTAAGCACTTGTCGATAGGGAAGTCTGCCTCTTGATAGAAACAAACAAAAGCTTCCTCTATAGAATCAGCAATAATCGAGTCCCTGTACACAATACAATCCGTATTTGCGTTTCTGATTGTGATGTAATAATCCATAATAAATAACCGTTTTCGTGCTAAACTATACATAGAGGGATAGAAAAGTGAGTTTCGCTTATCTACCCCCACAAACTAAGAATGACTACTATTCTAAGTCCTCAGACAAAGATAAGGCTTCTAAAGAAAACACTTGACTTTTAGCAGATGCTTGCAATTTATTCGCCTGATCCGCTTGATCGATAGAATCTTTTACACCGATTAAGACGCTAACAACTAAGATGAAAATAATTAAACCTAGCATATTCTTCATAAAATACTTCCTCATTTTCTATACGACGATATAATTTTAAGTATTAAAACTTAATAGTGATCTGATATAAATCACCTTCAGTAACATAGTCTAAGAACAAAACATCGCCTTTCATAGGGGCAATAGAGCCTGTATGTCCTAATTTAATAACAGACATAGAATCTCTAATCATAGCTTCAGGTAGAATACAATCACCTTGTCCTGAAAATTCAGCACCGACAGTACCTGTCTTTTCTTGATACTCACTAAACTGACCTACTTGAGTAATCGTACCGTAAGGGATAGCAAACCCTCTATTAGCTTTAGTAATAAACCCTGTAGATACTGCCTCTTCCCATGTAAGTTCTTGCTTATTGATAGTCATAAAAATAACCTTTCTGTTTAATTTTTGAGTTTTACATAAACTCATATAAGTATTATGACAAAAAATATATATAAAGTCAAGTGTTTTTATATCGGGCTAGTATAAATGTACTAGAAGGTTTATAAATACTGTACAAAAACGGTGTCATTAGTAGAATAGTTCCTACGAGTTCTTTTCATAAACTCATGTATAGCTTCCTCAGCCTGATACACTGAATTAAAGGGCTTAGTAAGATCTTTACTCCCTTCAATAGCCGTGTAGTTAAAGCAAGTACGCCAGTTCCCTAGATCTTCAACTAAGAATATACTAACCCCTTCTTCTACTACTAAGATTCTACCTAAAGGGGTATTAAAGTACCCTACAGACTTCCTAAGCATAGCTTAAAACCTTTCTAATACTTGACATACTCTGAATTAACATTAAAGAACTTGTCTAAAGTGTCTTGTGCTTCAACGACGCTATCAAACGCGTTCCCTAAAGCAGTGCGTTCTTCTAAGCTAACAAACCCTGAAATATAGACTTTATTTCCTACTAGCTTAAGTTCAAATAAGCCGTAAGTAGTCTTTAAACACCCTATAGATACGATTCGAATAGGCATGAAGATATAAGATTTATCTCCGCCGTTACGGCACAATTCTGTTCCGTCTGTATAAGTGTTTTCGTCTTGTAATTTATAGCGACCTTCTAATTTAAAAATATCAGCAGTAACGCTATAACCCAGTAAGAACGTACAAGTAGCTCGTTCAGGAGCGGTCAAGTTATTGATCGTCTTTTCTTCCCAAACAACTGTTTTATAGTTTCGTTCTAAGTACTTTTTAGCATTTTCCCGACTACTAAAATAGAAGTATGAAGTCTTATAAGGGTTAGTGTTACCTACAGGCATAATAGATAAAATGAAATGATTGTTTAGCATAGTACATAACCTTTCTTACGTTCGTTGTGTTGCTTAGCAAACTCTCTTTTACCTATTAAAAGTTTACTGTTTTCGTTAGGTAGTTCACTTCTGTAAACATAAGTAGCATAAAAAACTAGATTATTATTAGACATACGCCCGATACCTAGATACTCATTAGGGAGTAAGGGGCATTCAGTTAGAAGATCAGTAACGTCTATATTATCAGCTCTAGGGGGAACGTCCCTAAACACAGAGATATTAGAGTTATTCCCTGCAATTTCTCTATACTGATCATACGCAATATCAAGAGGCACATAATAGCACATAGTCATAAGAATAAAATACTTCCTTCTAAGCTTCTAGCGTTTTTTTAATAGCGGTAAAGTAATCAAAGTAATAAGAATCATCTTCTCTTACTGGTTCGGGCGTAATGTCTAAAGCAAACAGCCACATATCAACAACTTCTTTCATTAAGCTAACAGAAATGCCTCTTTGATCCTCTGCTTTTTCTATTGCAAAGTCTAAATCACTTTTAAATTGGGCTAGTACATTTTCTTCGTTCCACTCTGTTACTGAGTGTTGGGACGCATCAGCCCCTTCAACTAACTCAAAGCCAAGCAACTCAAACGTATCGATGGGGGTAAAAGTAAGTAACCTACGTTCACGCCTATCGTCTATGACTGAAGGGTCTTCTTTTACAAAAAGGATAGTATCTATTAACGATTTCATATAGTAACCTCTAAAAAATTATACGGTGATAGAAAAAGGGGAGCAGTTTATCTTATAAGTGATACTCAGCACTCAGTGCTTTTTATCAAGGTAAGCACAACCTATACTTTTCTTTCTAGGTGAATAATTAAAGCGACACTAGGGCTAATCTCCGTGTGTCTAGTGTGTTAGGGCATGATGTAGAACCTCCAACTAAACAATAAATAAAGCTTGTTTCAAGTCTTTAATAAGATTATACTAAAATAAAAACATAAAGTCAAGCATAAATAAAGCGGGCTAATAGTTCTTACCAAATAGAAGAACTATTATACTTAAACACATCAGGGGATGATTCGCTTAGAAAAGTAATAGTAGATCTAGGGACACGTTGTGATACGTTGTTAGCGATATACTTCCCTATTTCACCTTTACTTGATTCTTTTTTATAATCTGACTTATACATTTCAAAGACTAAGACATGATCTTCTGTAATACCAAAATCAATAACGGCTACAATAACTTCTTTTTCAGAAGGGGATTTGTGAGTAGCTAAATAGATGTTCATAAAATACTTTCCTTATAATTCTTGTCTAATTTTTGAACCTGTTTTAAGATTTCTCTCTTTCTCAAGTTCATATAAGTATTATAGAGTGGTATATTCATAAAGTCAAGTAAAAATATATCGGGGCTAGTGTGTTTGTACTAGATAAGCATAAATACCCATAAAAATATAAATCCAATATAAATCCAAAAAAATCAAAATGTATAGAAAAATAAAGATCAGTGTAATAAATTAGGCAAAAGTAAAAAACAACAAAAATCAATAAAAAACAAAAATAAACAATAAAAAATCCCGCTTATATTTTAGATGACTAATCTCATTAAAATACCTAAATAAATAAATAAATAAATAAGTATATAAGTATATACATAATAAGTCAAGCTAAAATATAAGCGGGAGGTATGTTTGTTATAAAAAGAAGAATAATTATACTACCGTATAAAAAATAAGCGTATAAAAAATATAAATAGTAAGTAAAGAGAGCAAACAAAGCTAAAAATACCAAAACAAGCAAGCAATAAAAAAGGGGCTTAGTTTAGAGATCAAATAAACATCTCCAAATTAAGCACCTATTAACTATTATGTTCATAAAATCACATCCAAAATCATATCCATAAAATCATATCAAAAGTACAAAGCAGTATAAGATTCATAAAATCAAGTCAAAATGTAGGGGGGAAGAGTGTTTGGGTATCGGGATAAGATTAAAATACTTATTAAAATAATAAACCTAAGAATAAAAATAAACTA